TGGGCGCCCCAGACCTTGGTGGTGAAGTCCGACTTGCCCCCGGAGAGAAACACCCAGTAGCGGCCCTCCACGGGGCTCTGGGCGCGTTCCTCGGGGCTCAGATGGATGTCCGGGTATGGAAGAGTCAGCGGGACCTGGATGCCGGTTTGGGCTTTGAAGTCCCTGTGAAAATAGGCAAGGAAATGAACAGTCTCCTGGCGCTGGTCCCGCAGCCCCTGGCCGTAGGTGAGCCGGACGTTGCGCACGCCCGAGTGCGCCTTCATGTCCCGCATGGGGACGATGTAGGGGTTGTTCTCCCAGAAGGCCGCGGCGTTGGTGTCCACGGCGATCTCGAACTGGCCGGGGTAGGCCAGCGCCAGGTCCCGAACGAGCGCCGTCATGACGATCGTGTCGCCGGGCGCACGCTTGTGGCTGAGCACGAACCGTCGGGGCTGCGCCACGGTGCCCCCTAATCCGCCGCGTCGTCCGCCGCCTCGGCTTCAGGGGCGCTGCGATCGCGATTCCGTTTGGCAATCTTGATGGCGCGCTGGACGAGGATTTTCGTGGGCCAGGCCAGGAACGGCAGCTTCCGCTTTCCAGCTTCTTCCTTGAGCCACCCGACGATCTCGTCGACGTGCTGTTCGCACCACTCGACGCCGTGCGCGTTCATGAGCTTGGCGCGGGCGTTGCAGCTGCAGTTTTCCGTTGCCTTGATGCCCACCTTTGACAGCAGCTTCTTCAGCTGGGTGCCGGGACCGGACGGGTCCCAGACGTACGGCGCCGGGGCTTCCAGCATGACGTGGCTCGTGTTGGGCGCGGGCTCCGGGACTGGGGCGGCCTGCGCCTTGAGCGTGGGACACTCAAACTTGCTGAACAGCACCGACACGTCGACCTGCGCGTCGGCCGCGAGCGACACGGTCTTGCCGCAGTGCTGGCAGCGGTAGCATTTGTAGGTCTTCAACAGCTGCGGGCAGTCAGCCGGTTCAAACGCGCAGTTCATGGTGCCTCCTCTTCAAACCGCGACGGCTATACCGTAGCGCAGCGCGCCTGTAGCGTCAATCACGGTATTTCATTCCAGAAGAAATACAGGTCAAGCGAGTTCAGATAAAACAGCTGGGTGTGATAGGTGATCGCCACGTTGCTCATGTTTTTAACGGGGGACATCTGCATGATTCGAATCTTGCGCACCTCGGAGTTGGGTTGGAAGTAGATGTACCTGTACCTTTCGTTTGTAGAGCGGCTGGCTACCGCAAAAAACTGCGACTGCCAGCTGTTATTGCTGCCGTATGCGCGGTACTGATACGAAACATAAATGCGCGGCGGGTTGGACACATTCTCTCCGCCCGCAGGCAGATCATCGAAGCGATATGCCAAACCGAGCGCTGGCACGCCAAGCTCGCCGTTGTCGTCCGCGGGGCGCACCTCGACGCCGTAACCTTGCAATTCAGTTGCCGTGTTCAACATGCTTGCGTTCATCGACCAGCCAGTGTTTTCATTTCCGTCAAACAAAACACAGTAGGTTGGGCCCGCGACGGGGCAAAGCGAACGGCGCCAGTTCTGGTAGTTGTAAACTGGGCCTGTAAAGTTGGTGCTGGCCTCTTCCGTAACAAACGTGCCGTTGTGCTTCACCTGGCACGTGCCTGCAAGCACGAGACCGGAACCCAGCCACGTCTGCTTGGCCGCGGTCCAGTCGATCGTTGGCAGCGTCGCGCTGCTGGACGAACTGGAACCGCCTGAAATAAAGAACTGCAGGTCCATTTCGCGCAGTCCGATCTGGACCGCGCCGCCGCTGTACGATTCGCTGGCAATGAAACGGACGCTGAGAATTTCCACGTTGGCTGGAAACGCGTAGGTGTAGTAGGTCGCGCCGCTATCGGTCAACGTTGTGGAAGCGGTTTGCCACGGCCCGGTGGTTCCGTAAGCACGGTATTGGTACTCCAGTTTCACGTTGTAGAAACTGCTGAGGCCCACCGGGGACCAGCGAACGCCCCGAACCGGCGCGCCCGCGGATGCGTTGGGACGCAGCTCGATAAAGTATCCGTATCCTGCCTGCAGCGAAGCCATGAGCGTGAATGAGGTGCTGAGGTTTTCATCCCACAAACGGCACACCGTGGGAGCCCCGGCGCCTGAGCAAAAAGACGCGTTGCGGTTATAGGTGTTAACGGCAGACAGTTCCCCGGTGCTGAGTTTAACCACGCCCGTGATCACCGTGCCGTACTCCAGCCACTGCTGCTGCGCCGCCTCGTAGTTGATCGCGACGACACTGCTGCCCGAGCTGCTCGACGCGCCACTTGCGCTGCTGGAGCTGCTAGAGCTGCTAGGTGCAACAACGTTACTGCCAACAACGACCGTGACGCTTTGCCCTTCAGGACATTTGGTTGTGTACTCCGCGCCGCAAATGTTCAAGCGGGCGCAGAGCGGAAAATAGTACGACCCCGGCGAAGCCGTCGCAAACGTCAACCCCAGCGTGGCGAGCATCTCCTCGGCCGTCACTTCAAACGTGAATGAATTCTGCCCGGGCGTGAAATCGCCTGACTTGATCGGGGTGCCAGGCACCGCGCTGGAATACAGCTGCCACTCGCCCTGAGCCTGGGCGATGGCCGTGGCGTTTGTGGTCGCCACCAGGACGCGATATTTGCTGCCAGCGATCAACGAGTTGAGCGGCACGCCGCCAACGCTTGAACCGGCGAACGACACGGCCACCGGCTCGGCAAGCGCGCAGGAGGAGCTGCTGGAAGAACTGCTGGAGGATACGGCGCTGCTGGAAGATACGGTACTACTCAGTGAGGAGCTGCTGCTGTTAGACGCGCTGCTCAGTGAGGAGCCGCCGTTGTCGGACGCGCTGCTCAATGAAGAGGCGCTGTTGTCAGACGTGCTGCTCAACGAGGAGCCGCTGTTGTCAGACGCGCTGCTCAACGAAGAGGCGCTGCTGTCGGACGATTCGCTGCTCTTGGAGTAGCTGCTCTCAGAGGACGAGGACTGGACGCTGCTCGTGGACGATAAAGAAACACCGCTACTCGAAGAGGATGACGACTCGCCGGGGCAGGGCAACTCGCCGTTGCCGTTTCCTGGAGACGGTTCAAACTCGCAGGTGTTTTTGTTGAAATAGAACCAATCAGCGCGCTTCAGTTGCGGCACACCGTTGTTGCCGCAAGTATCACACCACGTCAAATTTGCGTAAGCGCCAAAGCAGCCGGTGCTGCCACCCTGTTTGATTGGAACCGCGCGCCCGCAGGCTGTTCCATACTCGGTCGGTCCGGGATTGGCGGCGCTGCAATCGCACGACGACGTAGAACTGCTGCTGCCATTGCAAGTGCCCCACTCCTGCGTTGTCGGGATCCAGGAGCAGTCGTCTTTGTCAAACGTCTCGTAAACAATGGCGCCGTATACCGTGCCGTCTGGGCAGGTCAGCGGCTCAGGCTGCGGCGGAAGTGGTATCGGGTCGCAGCAGTTCACGCACGGCGGCGGAGGTGGGTCGCCTCCACCGCCGCCTCCACCGCCACCGCCACCGCAGGCGGCGCCGCAGGCACCAAGGTCGGGATACGCGCCTCCTTCTGCCACGGCGTAACAACCGCCGTTAACACAATTGAAAGTCCACGGCACGCACTCGCCGCCAAGGCCGTTGACGTTTTGTGTTGGTTTAAGGGTAGTGCCAAACGGACAGCGACATTCGCAAAGAGCGGGATCGACGGTGCCGCCCACACATGTAACAGCGTTGGTGTTGCAATCGCAGCGGCACAAGGACTTGCTAATCGGGTTGCCGTCTCCGTCAACGCCTATTTCTGTCGCCTGTTTATACGGCGGCAGGCAGACAAGTGGTGGTTCGCAAACGCATTCGCCGTCTGCGTCGCGTACGTGACCAGGGCCATAAAGATCTTCTGGGCACGGACACGCACCATTTGCTACTTCTCCGCCGTCAGGGCATTGACACGAGCAGTCGAGTTGATTTACAGAACCGCCCAGACAAGGTGGGTTTGGGTCACAGACGCATTCCCCGTTCGCGTTGCGCTTATGATTTGGATTATCGCATGGGCAATTACCGCCCGCCGGGTCGGTTGAACCATCGGGGCAAACGCACACGCAAGTCGTGGCTGTTCGGTCAAGCGTGCCGCCGACGCACTTTTTTGGCGGATCGCCGCAAGGATCGCTGGAGCCGCTGGAGTCACTGGAACCGCTAGAGGTAGAGCTCTGGCACTCTGGGCTTTCCGGGTCGACACCGCTACCCGGGCAGTTGCACCGGCACTGCTGCTCGGTGTCGAAACACGGCTGGTCCGGGTATTCGTCGCAGTTGACTTGTCTGCAGCCCATAAATCAATCGTTGCAAATGTAGACGGTTCGGTCTGTCGGCAAGTTTACCACTGGCGCCTTGCGCAGTGGGAGCACACGAGGATTTTGTGTATGTGTGAGCTGTTGCTGTTGCTCAACTTGTGCCGTAAATGGCGCAACACCTGGGCACTCGGCAAGTGTTGCTGCGCAGTTAAAGCCGTCCGGGCAGCAAACATAATTTTCGCACGGACAATTACCCTCTGGGCACTCTAGGACGCCATCAATACACGGAATGGGACAACCGCACGGGTAAATGGTTGGTGAGTTTCCAGATCTCTCGCAATCTTCGTACGTTGCCTCGTAACACGGTTGACTTGTGTCAGGTTGGCAACCAACAAGATCAGTCGCTGGATTTTTGCAAATACCGTTGCAGCAATAACCATTTGTCGGCGAAACGCCGAAGGTAACCGCGCCGGGCCCGTAGCACGCGGGCGGATTGCTCGGATTGTCTGGCGGCCAGGGGCCCCACTCTGTTCCTGGCGGGCAGCATGTGTTTGCCTCTTCAATATAGGTGTAGCTTGCCGGGCAAAACTTACAATCAGCGTCAGTTGTACACCCGCTGGCGCTACTACTACTGCTACTCGAGGACTCGCAAACCCAGCCCAGTATGCACGCCCAGCCTTGCTGCGCACTACTCGACGACGAACAGCAGCCGCACGGGCCCAGATCGATCGTAGGCATGTTACTCGCACACCTCGATGGTCGTCGTGTCTGCAATCAAGTTTCCGCCGGAACACGACATGCCAGTCAGCACGGTCACCGGGACCTTGACGCAGTCGTCGCCCGGGTCGCCCTTGTCGCCCTTCGGCCCGCTCGGCCCAGGCGGCCCTGGCGGCCCGGGTGGGCCCACAATAGACGAACCAGGCGCGCCTGGGTCGCCCTGGTCGCCCTTGTCGCCCTTCGGGCCGCTGGGGCCGGTGTCTCCCTTGTCGCCCTTGGGACCGCTAGGTCCGGGCAGCCCGGGGTCGCCTGTGTCTCCCTTGTCGCCCTTTGGTCCACTTGGACCTGCTGGGCCGCTGGGGCCTTGCGGGCCACTGGGGCCGCCAGGGCCAGACGGTCCTGGTTCGCCGGGGTCGCCCTTGGGGCCGCTAGGGCCTTCTGGGCCGCTTGGACCTTGAGGGCCGCTAGGTCCACTTGGACCTGTAGCGCCTGGGATGCCATCCACGCCACTCGGACCTTGAGGGCCGCTAGGTCCACTTGGACCTGTAGCGCCTGGGATGCCATCCACGCCGCTCGGACCTTGAGGGCCGCTCGGACCACTGGGTCCGCTAGGTCCACTTGGACCTGTAGCACCACCGACACCGCTAGGGCCGCTGGGTCCGGAAGGGCCGCTCGGCCCGCTTGCGCCGCTAGGTCCAGAAGGACCGCTAGGCCCGCTCGGGCCACTGGGGCCGGTGGGGCCCGTGACGCCCGACGGCTTGGGTACCCCGATGGCGATCTCAATGTTGAATTCGCAAATGCCGCTCGCTGTTTCACCGCTAGTAACAGAAAAAGTGCCAGTTGGCTCTTCTTCCGTTTCATAAACGCTGATTGAACCGCTGATCTCGGGACACTTTGGTTTGGGCACCCCAATATCAATTTCAATGTTGAATTCGCACGCGCCGCTGGGACCTTCGTTCTTGGTAACGGTAACCGTGCCGGTAGGTTCTTCTGCTTCGTAAACGCTGATCGCGCCGCTGATGACGGGGCACGCGGGGTTGGGAACAACAACATCCACGCCCAGCGTGATGTCGCACGTCGGCGGCGTGTCGCAGTCGCCAGGCGTTGAGTTGACGTTTCCGTTGACGGAGATGGATGGCGCGCCAAAAGCAATGGTGCCCGATGCGGAAAATGTCGGGCAAACCGGCTTGGGAATCGGGATGTCCAGGTCAAGGTCGATCGTGAACTCGCACGTGGGTGGAGTGTCGCAGTCGCCGCTTGTTTCGGTTTTACTGATCGTAAACGCACCGCTTGCCTGCGGCACGCAGTCGTCGTAGCCGACGTTTACGCTGACGGCACCTTCCTTGAACGTGGGACAAACCGGCTTGGGAATCGGGATGTCCAGGTTGAGGTCGATCGTGAACGAGCAGGTCGGCGGCGTATCGCAGTCACCCGGCGTTTCCGTCTTGGTGATCGTGAAACCACCGCTTGCCTGCGACACGCAATCGCTGTAGCCGACGTTAACGTTAACCGCGCCTTCGTTAATCTCCGGACACACCGGTTTGGGGATCGGGATGTCCAGGTTTAGGTCGATTGTGAAATCGCAGGTTGGCGGGGTGTCGCAATCTCCAGGGGTTTCATTCTTGGTAATCGTGAACCCGCCGCTAGCGCCCGAGATGCAATCGCTGTAGCCAACGTTGACGCTGACCGTTCCTTCGTTGATTTCTGGACACACCGGCTTGGGGATTGGGATGTCCAAATCCAGGTCGATCGTGAACGAGCAGGTCGGTGGAGTGTCGCAATCTCCGGGGGTCTCATTCTTGGTAATTGTGAACCCGCCGCTGGCGCCGGACACGCAGTCGCTGTAGCCAACGTTGACGCTGACCGTGCCTTCGTTAATCTCGGGGCACACCGGCTTGGGGATTGGGATGTCCAAATCCAGGTCGATCGTGAACGAGCAGGTCGGCGGAGTGTTGCAGTCTCCTTCAATCTCGTTCTTGGTGATCGTGAACCCGCCGCTGGCGCCGGACACGCAGTCGCTGTAGCCAACGTTGACGCTGACCGTGCCTTCGTTAATCTCGGGGCACACCGGCTGGGGGATCGGAATGTCCAGGTTCAGATCGATCTGGAATTGGCACCTTGGTTCATCGCTGTCGCTGCACGGATCAGTTTCGGGAAGCGGCGTGATAATAATGGCGCCGGTAGCCTCAGAAACGCACCCAGCACCTGTTCCGGCGTAACCAACGTTGACCGTAACCTCGCCCTCTTTGATTTCAGGGCACGGCGCGGGCGGAATTGGAATGTCCAGGTCTAGGTCAATCGAAAAGCGGCACGGGTCGTTGTCTACCTTGGTGATCAGCAGAGCGCCGGAAGGCTCGCTGGGTCCGGAGCAGGTTTGCGGCGCGGCGGTGACCGTGACCTCGCCGGTGAACTCGGGGCACGGCGGCGGTGGCGGCTCGCGCGGAATGCTCGGCGGTTCGCAGTCGAAGATCGGCGGCGGCGGCTCATCGATGTTGCAATCGATGACGAACTGCACCGGAGGCTTGGGGACCGGGCCCAAACCGCACTTGTTCGGATCGAAAATGGGATCGACAGGTCCGGTCATCACGTCCCAGCCTCCGTCCCGCAACCACCCACGAGGTTGTTCTGCGCAAGCGCGATGGTAATGGTCTTATCCGTGGGGTTGGTGGTGATTGTTACGCCCGTCCCCGCAATCAGCGAAACGTTGGGGCCGCCGATGCCGTTGATGGCAGAAATTACCTGGTTGCACGCCGGGCCGCCGCCATAGAAACCAGTGGCTGCGTCAAACGGTTCGTCATCGTAAAGGGGCAGGTCTCCACCGTGCTCGCACAGCGGGCTAAATTCGGTGTCACCCGCGGTGCGATCCGCGGAGATGTTGATCTCGTTGGTTCGCTCGATCTGCCGAATGCGGCAGTGGTAGCCTTCCTTGACACGGATGTTTCCCTGCATGCACGTGGCATTCACGACGACTTCATTTTCGTCGACCGCGGTCGAGCTGTCGTCGCACTCTGGCGCGGGCAGCGCACGGACGCGCGTGAAGTTTCCCACGTTGACGCTGCGCAGGTAGCCCTTCAGCAGGCTCTGCACGCGACCCGGCTCGAGGACGCGCGCCTGGCTGGGGTACGTGACCGTTGAGTTGTCTGCGATCTGCTCCAGCAGCGTCGCCAGCGCGCCGACCACGAGAAAACCTTCCCAAATGGGCGCCGGGTCGCACGCGCTGGGAACACCGGCGATCACGCCCGATTCGCCGAACACAGACAGCCACTCCTCCGCGGCGGTGCTGCACACGAACGAGAGGTTTTGAGTCGCTGCGCCGGGCGCGTCGGACGCAAAGGTGAACGTCAGCACGCCGCCCGCCCTGGAGATCGAGGACAGCCAGACGCTGTGCTCGGCGGGGTTGTAGCCGCTGTCCAGGCCCATGATCAGCCCGGCGTCTACGATCGCGGCGTCCGGCAGCGCAGGCCCCGGATAGCTCGTCCGAAAAACGAAAGGGTAGGCGCGGTATTCGTTGTCGTTGTAGAAACCTGGACGGGGCATCTCACACCACCTTTCGGCCGATCGTGTCTATTTTAATGTTTCCGTCTTGCGGGTAGATTCGCAGGACGGAATCGCTTGCGCCGTGATCGGTCGCGGTGATGTTAAAGCCGCCGTATTCGTTGGGGCCGCACGTGACCCGGTTTACGGTGATCGATTGCAGGAACGTCTTGGGCGCAAAACGCTGCACAGGGTCGCAGAGATAGCGGTTGAACAGCGGTTCGCCGATGATGTCGACGCGAATGATTTCCTCGTCTTCTTTTCGCACAACGACGCCGCGGCCACCTACGATCCAGACGTCTCCCGTGAGGAGCGCCGCGTCGTCGGCCACCAGGCCGCGGACGCCCGGTTCGCGCGCGGGAATGACCACGGAAGAGACGAATTCCGCGGCCGCTGGTAGAAACGTGTGCGTCCCTGTGGGCCAGCCGGAAAATCGAGCCAGAGCCAGCGGCGTCGACAGGAGCATGCCCGCGGGGCGGCCATAGATATCAAACACGTTGAGCACGCCGTCGGCCGGGGCGGCCAACGGGTTAAACTCCGCGCTGGCGCGGCGCGGGTCGCCCACGTCACCGAGGTAGATTGTGATCAACTGTGGCGTCACGACGATGGCCGAGATGTAAGCCTGCCGGTCGCCATTGATCGTGTAGATGCTGGCGTCGATGAAGGTGTCCCGGCCAATCTCCAGGCCCGCCGTTGACGATGCAAGCGTCGCCCGGTCCGCGAAGGGGTAGCGCGAGTCAGCTTGCTCGTCGCGAAACTGCGGATAAAGAATACGCGCGTCGGACATCGCTCAGCCCTCGATCAAAAACTTGTTGAAGTAGGTGTACGAGCGGTCGCTGTACAGCCCTGCCAGTCCGAGCGGGTTTCCGTAGTTGGAAAGGGTGACCGTGAAGGAGACCGGCGACACGGCGCCGTTGGGCGCGCTGGCCGTGACGGCGAGCACAAGGTTGCTGCCTGACTGCGTTGGCGACACAGCAAGCTCATACCAGGTGCCCGGAAAAGTTTGAAAGTTAGCGCTGTACTCCTCGATGAACGCGGTGCCGTTGAACCGCAGCAGCCGCAACTTGTTTAGATTGTTGTCGATCATGGCCAGCAGATATGTCGTCGTGCTGCCGCGCACATAGTTCAGCAGCAGGCCGCCATTGCGACGCAGTCCGCTGCTGGTGAACGCAAGCTGCGTTCGAATGGTTTTGTTAAAGATCCAGTTTGAGGAGCAGTTTCGGAACAGCGCGATGTTCCGCCCCACGAAATCAGCGGCGGTGTAGACGTAGTGCTCGTCAAACAATTCTTCGGAGCTGCCGCAGATGGGCGGCGCAAGCAACGACTGAAAGACGAACAAACCGTCGCGCACGACGAAGTTTGACGCGGTGCCGCCGCTGAAATCGACGCACAGTGGCGTGGTGACGCACGTGTTGGTGAACGCGGTCTCTTCCAGGTCCTCGTCGATCACGACGTCCGGCGGAATCTGGTCGAGCGGGTTGTACCAGTAATCTTCATCGAGGCTTTCGCTGCTGTTGCATTCGTCGACGGGCCGCCGTCGTCGCGGATCGCGCAGCGCGTCGCACGTTTCCGCCAGGCCCGTGTTCGAGATAATGTCCACGCCCCCGCAGTTGTTGTAGGAAAGCGCGTCGAAACCCTCGACAATGAACGTGATGTTGCCGTCGCAGTCGGGGCTCATGCCGTTAATTGTCTCGATGGGTGGCCGCGGGCAGGTGCCGCTCTCGGGCCGCTCAGCGCACGGACCAAGAAAGAACTGCAGCGGGTTGTTTGTGCCCGGCAGCTCGCCGTCCAGGCGCAGGACGATCGCGTCGACCTGTTCGTCGTTGATCGTCAGCTTCTCGTGCCGCGCCGTCACAGGGGCCGCGGCGGTGATGTTGACGATGCCCTCCAGGCTGGCAGCCAAGCCGATCTTGCCCATGCTCGGAACAGGCAGCGGCCGGTAGGGTCGGGCGCACCGCTGCGAGATGACCGTCTGCAGCGGCGCGGTGTACCGCCCCACGAACTCCTCGGCTAGCCCGGGACCGAGCGCCACCCAGCCCGCGACGCCCGGCTGCAGCGGCGTGATCTCGTGATTCACGTTCTGCGGCGCTGTGCGAGGCAGCGTCACGGCGGCAATGGTCGTGCCGCTCGAGTCATCCAGCGCGCTGGCGACGCCGAAGACAAGCGACACCAGCGCGGGGGCCACAGTGATCCCTTGCACGTACAGGTAGGTGCCGAGCGTCGCCGGAAAGCGGATGTGGCAGTCGACCAGGATGCTGTCGAGAATCACCTGGCCGTTGTCGTCCAGACCGGTGCTGCGCTCATCCAGCGGGTAGCGCCGGGTAGCCTGCAGGTCGTACCAGTTTTGATTACGAACAGCCATGATTTAACAGCTCTGGATCGTGCCGCCGCTTGCGTCGCAGTTTAACGAAGCCGCAGTCGTTGCGCTGGCAACAGGTTTATCGACCTCGCACCCGGCGCGGATGGGAAGATCTTCGTTTGTACCAGTTAACGTTGCCGTAATGGTGTACGGGAACGTCTTTGGTAAGAAGCGCAGGCGAAACTTGACGTACGCTGAGTTGCCCACGTCGACTTTGGGCAGCTGGGCTTCAAAGGTCGGATACGTCCCCTGGAGCGTGAACTCCACGCCGGGGTAGCCTGGCGCGTAGAGGAACGTGTACCCGCACACAATCTCGGCGGAGCTAACCGCCGGAAAGCTGCTGAGCTGGACGGTCAGTTTGACGTCTTCGGCGCATGTCTGGCACTGGTTGCAGAACATGATCACGACGTCCATAAAGGGACAGTTCTGCGGCGTCATCAGGACGCGCAGCGGTCGCGAAAGGCGGCACTCGCGCTGCTCCGCCCAGCGGTCGATGTTGCTTTCGTGGAGCAGCTTGGTTTCGTGACTTCGCTCGCCGATGCGCACGTACTGATTGCCCACGCGCGTCATGTACTCCGCCACGGCGACGTAGTCTGAACAGTCGCAGCAGGGCGGACAGTCGGTATTGATCGCCAGCGTCGCGGCGCCGGAGGTGCGCACCGGGCGGACGCCGTCGCCCTCGATGGCCGTGGGCTGCCGCACGAAGAGACAGCTCGGCCCGGCGATCACTAGGTCACCGTACTGGTTCGGCGTGACGCCGTTGATCTGGTAGATGGGGGTGGTCGGATCCTCCGGGCAGTCCTCGTACTTGCCTGTCCCAGCGCCCGGCTCGACGCTGAAGGTGATCTCGGTGTTGCGTCGCAGGCCGCTCAGTTCAGGGGCCGCAGCGGCGATGACCATGTTGTTCCCGGCGGCCAGAACCGCCCCAGCCCGCCGAATGGCGCCCTGGCTCGCTGTGGGCGCAACACGGAGCGAGCGCACGCGGCGCGGCATCTTGTAGACGGCCCGCTCGTCGAGCACGGCGCTGGTCGGCGACAGGTGGCTGGGCCAGTTCTTCTTGACCAGTTCGTCAACTGAGAAGTCCGCCGCATCGGCCGCGGCGATCGCCGAGGGCGGCCAGGTCTTGTAAACGACCAGGCGGCAGACAACGTTGGAGCCGATCCACTGGTAAATCTCGTAGTCGTTGCCCCAGGAGCGCTGTGAAAACTCGAAGTAGTTCGGGTCGCCGCCGGGAGACACCAGCTGCGTCGAATTGAAGACGGTCACGTTATTGGCGTCGACGACCAGGATGTCCGCGGCATGCACAGGCGTCGGCGCCCAGACTGGTTTGACGGCCGCCTCGCAGCCCACGCCGTACAGCCACTTGATGCGAAGCGGGTGTTGCCGCAGCGGCGTGGCGGGCTGGTAAAACCCCGGATCGTCGTAGGCCAGGTAGAAGTCGGCGATTAGATATCTAATGTCATCCGACGGGGCGACCAGCGGATAGTCAAGGCCGCTCTGGGGCTGAACGACGCCGATGCCCGCTCGGCCTGATGGCGTAATGGTGAAGTCTTCGCAGCTCATGGCGTCCCTCAGTTACAGGTGCTGCAACCGGTGTCGCCAAGGCGGCTTCCCAGTACGACCAGGGACATCTGGGTGACCTCGGAACTCAACCGGGTCACGAAGTTTTGAAGTGTGTTCACGCCGTCGCTGAAGCGGTCAACTTCCGTGGCCAGCGCCTCCAGCTCGGAGCAGCCGCAGCAGGGCTGGGCACAGAGGTCGTTGAAGCGCAGGCCGCCGGGCGTGCCCACGATTTCAACGCAGTCGCCCGGGTCGAACGTGAAGTTGCCGTCGTCCGAGCAGACGTTGTTGATGCAGCGGATGCACTCTCCGGTACGCGGCGTCTGGCACTCGCAATTCTTGTTCAGGTTCTCGCCGTTGATTGCGCTGAAGGTGATCCGCGGGTCGGAGCCCCCGCTGCTCTCCACCGTGATGCGCATGTTGGCGCCCGCCACCAGCGTCACGTCACCGTAGATGTCCTCGCTGATTTCGAAGCCGTTGGCGACCCGCAGCCGGGGAATGCCGCGGATCATCGGGCGGATGGCGTCCGTCTCCAGCTCTCCGGCGGCGGGCGTGAACGCGTACAGCCCAGGCGGCAGGGCGTCGATCTCGTCGAGGCGCCCAATGACGATTTCGCCCAGTGAGTCCACGAACTGGTCGACGCCGGGCAGCGCAAAAGAGCGGTTCGGGGCGAAGGCGCTGCGGGCGATGTTCGCCGCGGCGACGTCAGGGTACTCGTCGCCGTCGTCGTAGCCGATGGTGACGTTGTACCCGGTGGGCGCGATGAGCACGCTCTTGACGAAGAACTTGCCGGGCTCCAGGCCCAGACCCGCATGCACCGGCAGGTAGAGTGCAACGATGAAGCTGTCGGGCAGCCGGATCGTGCCCTGTTCGTCTGTTTTGGTAGCGCGCTCGGTCAGCGGGTAGGAGCGCTGCGAGTTGTGGTTAAGCCACTGTAGATTCCAGTTCCCGATCGGCATGGCTTATTCCGTGCATGTGGACGATACAGTCACCACTCCGGTCATGCGCAGCATGCCGACTTCAGCGTTGTAGCTGTCCGCGGTGCCGCTGCGCGCCAGCGTGACAAGGATCGTGTCGCCCTCCTTGACGCAGAACGCCTCGCTCTCGACCTCAACCACTGTGTCCACGGCAAGCGATGTGCCGGGAACGTTGAACGCCAGTTCGTACTCGTCGTCGGCCGTTGGAAGCGGCACTGCGGCGGTCGTGGGCCGCGTGATCCGCCGGTAGGTCATCGACATGGCGGGCAGTAGGCCGGTCGTGCGACCGAACAGCTGCACCCGGACTTTCATCTCCAGCTGCGCGCCCAGGTTTGAACTGGGCACGTTGAGCCGGACGCGGAGCAGCGAGTTGTAGTTCTCGGGGAACCCCAGGTACGGGATGTCCTTGTAAAGCCGCTCGACCGTGTCGGCCAGGCGAATGATTTGCGGGGAGATCTCGCGCTCAACGAGCTGGTCCTCGTAGGCGATGGTGACCAGGCCCTGGTGGAGCAGCGACGTGTCGTTGGACGGCAGCTCCAGCGCGGTCTTTTCGGCGGCAGTGAGCACACGGCTGCGCGTGCCGCTGATCACCAGCGGGCCGCCGCCCAGGCGCACGCCCTCGGTGATCCAGCCCTTGCGAAACTTGAAGTCCTCGGTGATCTGCTTGTAGACCCGGCCGCCGTTAACCTCGGTGGGATCGTCCAGCAGCTCAAGGTTCAGTCCCAGCTCCAGGTCGCCGGTGAGCGCGTTGTCCGCGTTCGCCGGGAGGCCGTCGCAGTTGACCACCGTGATCGGGCTGCCCTCTGCGGGCTTGAGGCTGGTCACTACGCTGCGGTCATTGCCGTAGAGCATCCGCAGGTAGACGATGACGACCCGCATGCTCTCGGGCAGCGGGCATTCGGGCAGCGAGCTTTCCGAACCTGGATCTGCCGTGTCGAGATCCGCAGGCCACGGCACGTTGGCGTAGCAGTCGCTCATCCACCAGATGCCGTCCTTGTTGACGACGCACAGGCCCTCGGCGCCTAGCGGGATCTCCGTGGCGCCAACGCGGTTAATGCCCTTGTCCCAGAGCATGGCCACCGCCTGCAGCGGCTGCGGCGGCCAGACAAGCGAAAGCGCCTCGTGCTGGGAGAAGTTGTAGCCAAACTTAGCGCCGGTCGGCGCGCGGCCCTCGAAAACCGCGTGGTCGGCGGGAAGCCAGCCCGGCAGCTCCGCGTCGGCGTCGGTGATCGTGTGGAAGCCGTCCTCGGCGGCCGTCGTGCCGTCGTGCTCGCCCGCAGGCAGGGCCGTCAGCTCAAAGCGGTAGTGGATGTGATCCTCGAGGAAGTCCCGGACCTGCGGCATCACGACGACCCAGGGCGCTTCGGCGCAGTTTTCCTTGACGCCCTGCACAAAGCAGACGTTGACCGACACGGGCGGCTTCTGCTTGACGAGCTTGCCCGGCTCCGTGGCGGAGAGGTAGTAGCGGCCCGGCGTGACCGTGCCCGCAACGGCGTTGGTGATCTCGGGCAGCTGCACGATGCCGCGGAGCACGATATCCGCCAGCGTGGCGGACTTCTTGCGATAACAGATGCCCAGGACGTCGCTCGACGGGATCGTCACCGGGACTTGCGTGTTGGGCTCGATCTCAGCACCGGCCAGCGCCTTCTCGTACTGCTGGGTCTGGGCGTTCCAGAAGACCGGCTGGCCGGGCAGGACGTCGGAGGCCACCGTGGCGTCGGTGTCGAACAGCGCGCTATTCAGGGCGGCAGCATCGAGCCGTTCCTTGAGATAGTTCGTGCGGCTGACGAGCGCCTGGTCTGGCCGCGAGACGACGCCCGCGTTGACCGGCTCGCCCGGCGTGACATGCTTGATGTTGTTGAACCAGTTGCTGTTGGACATCCGTGTCCTCCCAGGCTTTCACACATCCGTGTGAATTAACGACTATTCAAAGGCGATGTCCCAGGTGATGCCGATCTGCGAGGACGCTTCCTTGGTGACCTGGTTGGGGGCCGAGAAGGTCGTGCGCGCAAAGACGATGTCCTGGGTGTGGTCGGAGAACTCGGGCGTGGCCACCAGCGCTGCGGCGTACACCTTGCTGTTGTAGGCGGCGCCAAACGGCACAGCGTTCTGTACCTCGGCGTTCGACGTCTGGGCGAAGAATGTGAGCTGGTTGCCGTTGGTCCCTTCGGTGAAGTAGCCGGGGTAGTCGCCCTCGGTCACCGTGGAGACGCCCAGAACCGGCTCGGTCCGCAGCGGCACTCGGATGAAGCCCTGGGTCGAGCTGCTGAGCAACTCGCCGTAGTAGTAATCCGGGTCGAGGTCCCGACCCAGTGAAGCCACGGTCGCCGGGTCCTCCGGGTCGCCCACGTTCTCGTACTCGATGTACATCGCCGAGATGTGGTAGCTGGGGCGTCCGGCGCCGGGGCGAAAGCCGAGCTGCCGGGCCGCGATGTGCCCCCAGGAGAGGACGATCTGGTTCTTCTGGCTGTGCAGGGGCGTGAGCAGGCCGCTGGCTTCGTCGACGCTCCAGAGCGTGACGTGCCCCCGGACACCCGAACCGTTTGCTCCAATCTTGTCCGTGGCCATGATACTCCCTTATTGGCACGTCCCAGATAGCGTCCGCGCGGTCGCTCCGGCGTCCCGCAACATGTTTTCGGTCACCGCGTCGGCGAGCGGTTCGGCTCCCGTAAACGTGCTCGCGCTGGTCGTTACATTGTCCGCGCCGCTGACCGCGTCCCGAATGCCGCCAATTTCGTAAAGCACGATCATGGCGGACTGGGGCGGCAGGAGCTGACGCAGGTGTCTGATATTGTATAAACCGAGCCTATTTTGTCCCAACGAGGGCGACTTGATACGCACCAAAAAGACGTTGTTTCGCAAGATATTCGCCGCAATAAACTGCAACGGGTTGATCGTTGCGGGCAAATGGCTGGCGTTGGGTTCACCGCTGGGCTGCGCCCGTCGATCCAGCACCTGCGCCAGCGTCCCCATCTTGGCCCGCAGCGCCGGATTGCAGTCGCCCAGGTCGCACTCGGCGGCGCAGATACCGCGCTCGTGGATCTCGTCGAAAAACTGCTTGACGTCGGCCGGGAACCCGCCCACCGGAAATGACACGTAGGTGTACCCGCTCGGGTGGTTCGTATCGACGATGAGCGGCAGTGCCTTGTTCTCGAACACCAGGTCGCCGTAGAAGCAGGCCGACAGGTAGCCCTCGTCCAGCGCCAGTGCGGCAACCTCCTCGGGAACTCGGCCGCCCAGGGACACGATCTGCAGCGCGTCGACAAGCGACTGGCCCGCTCGGACACGGTCGCCTACGGCCACGACCGGGGTGGCGGCCTCGGGGAAGCGGTAGACGTTCTTGTCCGTGGCGATGAACAGTCCGCGGGCGTCGAGCTGCACGACCTCCACGGTCTCCTCGGGCTCCACGACCACTGGAACGCCGGTGATCGCCGACAGCGCCAGGTCCAGGTCGAGCGCCGTGGCGCCGCCGTTCACCAGGCCGTCGATCACGGCGTTCATCAAGTCCTTGAAGCCCTGGCTGGTTTTTAGGCGCATGCCCAGGGCGTAGGCAAACTGCGTGAAGACGTACTCGTAGTCAAAGCGGCCCTGGAACGCCCAGACGGTGATTTCCTCGTCCACGGGCTGCGCGTTCTCGTAGATGATGCGTCTGTGAAAGTCCGGCCGCTCAAACGGGTCGGCGGCGAAGATGATGGCATCGCGCTGCTGGTCGAACAGGTAATCGACGCCCTCAGCCAGGCCCACCGTGGGAAACAGCAGCTTGTTGAAAATCTGCGCAGCGCCCGCCATCTTCTCCGGGCGCGGGAACGCGTAGGTGTTCCGGGCCGTGGGGCGGTCGAACGAGTTCCGGTAATCATTGAAGGTGACCAGCCCGTCGTCGAACCGGGCCACGCCCACCAGGCCCGTGTTCATCTCGCTCTTGCGCAGCGGGATCGGCACCCAGTTCTCGGTGTGGTAGAGCGGCACCTCGAAGCGGCTTAGCGCGGCCGCCGTCTCGAGCAAGTTGCGCTGAGACTGCGCCACCGACTGCGCCGTGGCCGCGGTGTAGGAGCGCACCTGGTCGACGGCGGTGTAGGTCCGCGCCCAGAAGCTGCCCAGGACGGACAGCAGCACGCGACCGCGGTCGAGATCCGATCCAGGATAGAGGAAGGAGGCCATCGCTTACCTGCTAGTTCGTGAAGCCCGCGGCGACAAAGGAGATCTCGATGTCCTCTTCGCCGATCAGGAACGCCGTGGTGCGCCCGGTGACCAGGCGCGTCGGGTCGTTGGGGATCTGAAGGAGCGTGTTGTCGCGAACGTACTGGATCGAACCGTCCGGACGGCGGATGCGGCCGAACATGTCAATCGCCCCCAGCGCCGCGCGGCCCGAGAGAAACTGGTGGACGACGCCGGAGATTGTCGAGGCGTGGAGCTGCCCGGTGAAGCCAATCTCCCGAATGGCGGCCACCAGTGCGGTCTTGACCGGCGCCGTGTCGATCGCCGGGTCGTTGGCGCCCTTGCGGATCTCGAAAGATATCTTTGTGAAACAGGGGACGGCGGCCTTCACGAGCACGTCGGCGGCGCGGCTGCGGACGTCCCGGTCGGACATGTAATCCTGCAGCTCGTCGATCAGCGGCAGGCCGGTCGTCGTGACCGAGTAGATTGCCCGGCTCGTCTGGGGGACCAGGGTGCCCGGCTGGGTGTCGGTGTCCTCGAAGCGGATCACGGCCGTCTGGTAGCGGGTGTAGGCCGCCTCGGGCACGCTGACGACGTCCGGGATGAAATCGAGGTCCGAGAGGTCGAAGTTTCGGATGTCCTGTGTGATCGCGTAGCCGGTCTCGTTGGGAGCAAGCGGCTTGGCGATGCGGACAACCTCGTAGAAGCCCGGCGCCGTGTTGCGGTCCAGCACGACCTGCCAGCTCGTCCCGGACTGACCCGGGCCGACGTAGACGGCCTCCAGCGTGTGCTCCTGCTCCTGGGCGTCGTGGTTTGTCTGGGCATAGATATCAATCTTGCCGCCGCCGGAGATGGGGAACAGGCTGTGCTGGTCCCGCTGCTGCTCGACGTCGCCGCAGCCCAGGATCGACAAATGGGGGATATTCGTGAAGGCCGCCTGGTTGCGGATCTGAGCGATGTAGTTCTGCCGCCCGCCAATCGCCTTGGAAGCCAGCCCCGCCGAGAGCTTGCTGAGGTACTCGGCGTTGGTGAGCGGCTCGGCGCCGCTGATGAAATCCACGGCGGCAAACGCCTGGGCCGTGTTGTTGATGATGTTGTCGGGAACGAGCTTGGTGCCCCGGCGGATGTTACCGGCAACACCGACCGCAACGGCGCGCAGCAGGATGTTCACGACGTACGAGCCGTCGCCCGCGGCGATCATGACCCGCTGGCTGTCGTCGGCGGGAATCGAGCCGGTGGGCAGCGCCGTGAACGTCTGCGTCGGCTGAAACTGGATGCCGTCGGCCGAGAAGACGATGCTTTCCAGGATGGTGGTCTGGGTGTCCGAATTGAACACCAGCGTCGCTTCGCCCACGGCCTGCTTGCCCGTGTCGCGGGTCAGGTTGTAGTTCGCGAGGACTTTGTCGACCAGGGTGTCGTTGGCCAGCTCGGGGTTGGTCGAGATGGAGAGCAGGCTGTTGCTGGCGAGCACCCGGTCGATGTTTTCCCGAACCGAGGCGTTCAGGGCCGCGTTGAAATAGACGACCAGGTCATGAAAGACGCCGCGGGTCAGCTCGACCTCGGGGTGGCGCTCCTGCATAAGTTGCGTAAACGTCGCGAACATCGCGTCGATCTTGCCGCTATCGAGTTCCGACAGGCTGCCAATTTCCAGAGCCATAACAGCACCTACACCAGTGTCTCAATGGGGAGAATCGCGGCGCGCGAGTCGCCTGCGACGCTGTTGATCTTAACAGTTAGGTTCATGTAGCCGGGCAGGAATTCCACGGCCTCCAGCGTGGCCGACTCGAAGCGCTCGTCGTCGGGCATTCCCTCGTACTCTTCGTTGCGAAGCGTGCGGGTGATGTACAAGTTAGCCGTGTTGAAAGCGATGATTGCGTCCAGTTGCGTGCGCAGGTAGCCCAGCCGGACCTCGGTCATGAAATCCGAACCACGCGCGGGCAGTCCCGGCATCGAGCCCAGCTCCGTGAGAAACTCCAGGGCCCAGCGCTGAGCGAGCTTCTGGATGCCCGTGGCGATCTGACCGCTGGTAGTCTGGTCGTACAGCTCCAGCCGCAGCTGCTGGTCGCCCAGCGGCTTGACGCCGCGGAAAGCCAGGTAGTCGTACTTGCGGTTTGCGTAGTCTGCGACGCTCATGGTTTACCTCACGCGTAATCGTCTTTGGGGTCGGGTGCTGTGTTGGCGCGCCCGGTGTCGATGTAGGCCTGTACCGTGCGCCGAAGGTACGAGAAGATCCCGTGCTCGGTGATGCCGTGCCCGTCCAGCCGCCCGTGGGCCACCGCCATGCAGCGCGCCATCGAGGCGTGCCGGAGCCGGAAGGCGCGCTCCTCGACGGCCATGAAATCGGCTTGCCACTTCATGGCGATCAGGTCGCCGACCGTGCCGCCTTTGTCGCCGTAGTCGTTGAGGATCTGCTCGGAGTAGATCCGGTTGATGTTGTTGCGGTCCCAGCAAGGATCGTGCAGGCTCGGGACGTCCAGCAGATCGCGGTCCTTCATCTTCTCCGGAGTGGCCCACTTTCGCGGCTCGCTCCAAGTCTTGATCTGCTCGGCGCAGCTCCGGGCGTAATCCTCCAGGTCCTTGATCCGGTCCTTGAACTTGTCGTCAACGACGCCTTTGGGTGTTCCGTGGGCCATCAGAAGCCTCCCTGGGTGTATCGCTTGTCGAGCATGGCCTGAATCTTGGCGGCGCGCTGACTCACGGCGCCGGGCGTGATATTAAGACGCCTGGCGATCTCTTGCGTGCTGGTTCGCCGCCGCCCGTTCCGGCCCAGGGTCATGTCCATGATGAGCTTGTCAGTCGCGCCCAGATCGTCGTACACGAAATCGAGCCAGGCGTCGGCGGCGCGGGTGCTGCCGGGGATCGTGCTGGCCACGCCGCCGTCGTTCAGCTCATCGCCGGTCTCGATGATGGTCGAGCCCTCGGCCACCGGCTGGGAGAACGAGCGGATCTTCCGGAGGCGCCGCGGGGAGAGCATCGTGTGGTCGGCCAGCTCGTCGTCGGTCGGGTCGCGGCCCAGCTGGTCACGCAGCTCGTTCTCGCTCTCGGTGAGCCGCTGGTAGTCCAGGCCGACCTGCTCGGGAATCGAGATGATGTTCTGCGCCTGGGCCGACGCGCGGCGCAGGCTCTGCAGCTGGCTCAGGAGGTGCGTGCGGACGTTCCCCTTCTGCGGGTCGAAGCTCTCCATGGCCCTGAGCGCCATGAGCCGCGCCCGGCTGCGCATCGTGGGGCTCGTGTTGCCCCCGGCGTAGCTGGTCAGCGCCGTGTCGATCACCGGCTGCACGCTCTGGAGCAGTCGCGTGTTGTTCTCCGGCGTGCGCTGCTTCTGCCACTGGGTGAACGTGGCGTCGAAGTCCTCACCGACGCCCTGCGGTTTGCGGGGGGCCGAGAAAGGCGGCGCAATGTCGTCCAGGATCGAGGGCATTCCGGGTGCTTTTTCGTTGGGCATGGCTTTAAGTCTTGATGGCAAGGGGCGCGCCCTTCCACGGGCTGAGGTACAGCGGCGGGCGTGTGCTTACGAGTGTCTCTTCCTGGTTTTCCGCGCTGGAGCGAATGTGCGCCAGCGTGAAACTGGTTCCCGCAGTGGCCTGCTCGGCGTTGATCACGTACGAGACCTGCGTCACCGTGGCGACGAGCGTATCGCGCATGCCGAGGTCGTAGTCCGCGGTCTCAATGCCAACGATGCTGCCCGGCGCGATGTCAAACCGCAGCTTGCCCGACATCTCGCCGTGCCGCTGATACAGGACCTCGGTCTTGTACCAGTGCTCGGCAAAGCGCGTTAACGCGTCGCTGGTCTTGATTTCCAGGTTGGCCTCGTCTGCGCCGACAAAACCGGACGGCATTTGCTGGTCGCCTTCTTTGGGCGAGCACGTGTCTTTCCCGTCGGCGCCGATGCCTGTGCTGCGGGTGGAGTAAGCCGGACCCGGAAAGATGTTGGTCATCCAACTGGGCGGCTCTTTAATGAGTTTCAATCCGCGGCGCTTGTTTTTTTGTTGATTGCGCGGCGGGTAAAAGCCGGGCACAAGTTTGTAGGATGGCTTGGGTACGCCCGGCAGCGTGGTGCCCTGCTGCAGGCCCGAATCCGATTGGGCGTTGTAGAAAATGTCCACGGACTCTAACACGCTCACCTGGCTGGCGTTGAAGTTCGAATAGTTGTACTCGTCGGCCGTGATGGTCTTGTAAGGCGTGCTCAGGCCTGCAAAAAACGGAACCGGCAGCGCAAACTCTGCTGCCGGAGAAATGGCAAAGTAGAACTGCGGCGCATATTCACCGACGAGCTTGTTCCAGAACGTGGTGTACGCAAACGAGTCGAGCGCGTCCTTAGTCAGCGCCGACCTCACGGCGTTTGCCACGTTCAACGACTTGAGCCCGCTCATGTCAAGCTGGAGCGGCGTGTAATACGGCGCGCCGCGGCCCGGCATCCGTTGCAGGGCGTCAAGCACAAACTTGTTGTCTTTTTCGTTCTGGTTGCGGTTGCCGTCTTGATAACGAGGTACGGGCCACTTGGCGATTTTGTTGAAAATCGGCTTGATCGCCGCGCCCCACAGGTCGCGCTGGATCGTGGTGAGGTTGATGAACCGACCCTCGGCGTCGATCTTGGGAACCGGATGGCCGCGGTCGCCGCCCGCCTGCCCTTCCTGGGTCGGGCCTAGCGCCACGTACAGCCCGTTTTGACCCATGTCGTACGGCGCGCCCGGAAACCAGTTGCCGTTGAGCATTGAGCCCTGGTTAAGGTCGTCCAGCCAGTGCATCAGGTGCAGGACGTAGTTCGCGTGGTTGTAGCTGCGCTGGTAGCCCTGTCCGGCGTACTTGCCAACGAAGATCACGTAGGTTCCGGGCTCGATCTTGTTGATCTGGCCGTCGTGCGCGGTGACCGTCAACGTGACCTTGACCTCGTCGCCGGGCCGCAGCTTCTGCCGGGCCGTGTGGATCGTGGCCAGGTTCCCGCTTTCCTTGGCTTCGCGGCCGGTTGCGACCACGAGCGAGGCCATCGGCACCGTGTTGAGCCCGAACGACGCCGAGATCGAGATGATGTCCTTGAACACCACCGTGCCGCTGTCGGTGGTGAACTCGGCCGTAATCCCAAAACTCGTTGTGACGTAGTGGGCCGCATTAGACATTGACGCCGCTCCGGATGTCGTGGGTGCGATAGATCAGTGCCAGCGTCAGGCCGCCCAGGCGGTACACGGGATCGGGGTGGTCGAACCACAGGTTCTTGAACGTGCGGTACGGCTCCGTGGAGTTGCCCAGGCCGAACAGCTCGAGAAACACCGGCTCGCCCAGCATCTCCAGAATCGGGATCAAAGTCGTCACGGCGGGTTCCGGCTGCGCCAGCGTGGTGAACCGCCACCGCGATCCGCTTTCCGGCCGGACCACTCTAACCGAGAGCGGGCTGCGCGGCACCCTGACGGCGACCGAGGCGCCGCTCAGCGGATCAAAGCTCGCAGTTTCTTCGCCCCGCATCTCGCCTCGGCGCGGCACGGTCGCGACGGTCACCGTGTCGGCGTCCGCCGTGACTTCGTATTCGCGCAGCGAGCGTCCGAGGCCGTTGTCGGCAGTCGGGCGGCCCGTGACGAGCAGCTTGCTGGTCTCCGGAACGGCGACCGGCTGAATAGATATCTTTGAACCCGTCGCGAAGAACGGCGCCGAGGTTTCCGGCCAGTAGGTTACCCGGGGATCCAGGGCGTAGACATACTCGGCCAGCTCGGTGGCGTGCAGCTGGTGCATCAGCTCCCGGGCGCGGAAGTTCAAAAAGAAACGGTCGGGCGCCGCCCCAAGCAGCGTCCGCCGAACGGCAAGGGTGTAGGACGTCTCCCGCACCGGCGCGTACGTCGCGGGGATGTACTCCTCGCCGGTGTCTTCGCGGCTGCTTGTGGCGCCAGCCACGTTTAACAAGAGCGTGCGTGCATGATTAATCACTTTACGGATTCCTATCTATGCCGCCGCCGCGGAATTCGTTGCCGAACGCCGCAGGTGAGCCGCCGCTTTGCTGGATGACATTGAGTCGAAGCGACCACTGGGCCATCATCAGGTCGGGCCGGACAGAGTCGATGCGGGCGCCGGTCAGAAAACCCCAGAACGTTCCGGCGTCGGAAAGCGCAACCTGATAGCCTTTTTTCTCTCTGGAAAGCCGGTACCGGTTGTATAGCTGCACGGCGCGGCGCACGGAGAGCTCCGGGCTTCCGCACGTCTCGCCCATGAAGCACAGGCCCGAGACAGTCAACTCGCCGATCCGGTCGCCAAACACGTGAACGTAAATGAAGTCATTCAGCGTGTGAAGAAACTGCTGGTTCGTGGCCATGTCGAGGGCAAACCCCGTCACTGGCAAGGTAATCGGCGCGTTCGCGATCTTGATCGAAAACACGCCTGACGTGCGCGCGTCTGTCACAACTTTGACGACCGCGCCGCCGCGGGGAGAAAATACGCTGGTGGACATGTACTTCTCCTGTGGCGTCAAGCGACGTAGGTTTCGGGCAACATGATCGGCGCGCCGTCTGGCGTGTTGACGGGTTTCTGCCCGACGACTTCCAGCACCGCGCGGTGCATGCCATCCAGCGAAAGCGTACCGTTCACCGTCAGCGCGCTGCCGTCGGCACCAACTGGCGAGAGCGGCGTGACCGAGCGGCCTTCCGTGGAAGCTGTTCTTGCTGCCTGCGCTGCGTCCGTCAGGGTCACCGCCTGCGCGACCAGGTCGACCTCGGTGGCCTGGAAGGTCGCCGAGTTCAGTTGCTGCGCGGTGTCCGTCGCGCCCGGTCGCGCGGCGGCAGCGCTGGGGTCTTCGCCCGCGGCGCGCGCTTTAATCGCGTTGTTCTCTTCGAGTACCTTGTCGGCGCGGGCCTGGGCCTCCCGCTGCTTGAGCGCGTCATCGGCTGCGTCCACGCGCCGATTGAAGCCCTCGTCGGCCATGACGATGCCCTGTTTCTGGGCCGCGTCTTTGGCTGCCTTCTGCGCGTCGGCGAGCTTCTTGGCTTTTTCAGGATCGCTGGCGATGTCGCTGACGTTGCCCTTGTAATCGGTCGCGTTGTAGAGCGAGTCCGCATATTGATCGATCTGCCGTGCGCGGTCCTTGTTGGCACGCTGCTCCTCGACCGTTTTGCCCTTGAACACCGTGCGGGCCGCGCCGTCGGCAAGGTTGAAAAGCTGCGACTGGGTGATCTCGTTCTTGTTCGGGTCGAGAACGCCTTCAACGCCCTCGATGCCCGCGGCGTTGGACAGCGCGGCAATTTGCTTGTCGGTGTCCGTCTCTCCAGCATCCACCAGGCGCTTGTAGAGAGTTTCGATCTCTTCCTTGGACTTGCTGCCCAGTCGCTTGGCGACCTCATCGCTGGTGACGACTGACGTGTCATCCTTGGTTCCGGTGATGAACTTGAGCTGCTTGATGGCGTCGGCATCACCTTCGGCAGCCCTGGCCTTGAGCCCGTCGATGTCTTCCTTCTGCACAAACAGCTTGTCGCGTTCGGCGTAGGCGACCTCCAAACCAGAGGCGATGTCGGCGGCAAACGCTTTCTCCATGCCCGCGACGGTGAGCACGTTGGCTACCCGCTCCAGGCTGAACGTCTCGCCCTGGGAGACCTTTTCCGCTTCTTCGAACACGCGCTGCAGCAGGCTCGACTCGTTCCCCATCGCCATGGCCTTGTAACGCTCGGCACGCGCGGCAGAGCGCTGCTGATTGCGCACGTAGTTTGCTTGGGCTGCCGGGCTCTGCATCTGCGCGTTGGCGGCCAGCGAGCGCCCGGTGATGGCCTGGGCGTCCACATCGGCGGCCGACAGAAAGCGACCCAGCCGGTCGCGCTGCTCCTCGGGCGTTGTACCGATGACCAGCGGCAGGGCCGCGGCGGCGCGCTTCTTCGACTCTTCTTTCGAGTAACCACGCGCTTCGAACTGCTGCTCGAGCATCCGACCGACGCGGTTGTCCTTCATCAGGTAGTTGAGCCGCTCGTCCGGATTCATGCTGCCGGTTTCGCCGAGCACCACATCCGCCAGCCCGGCCGCAAACATCTTGCTGAACTTGAACTGTTCTTCCTCGGCCTGGTCGGCGCCGATGCCGAATCCCGCCGCCATTCGGGCAAACGAGTCCCCGTCGACCACGTCCATGATCGACCCGCCCAGGTTCGAGTTGGCCATGTCGCGCTGGAGCTGGTAGCGCTGCGCCAGCACGGCGTAGCCGGGCTTCATGTAATACTGAGTGGACTGGTCGTAGGAGAACATCTCCAGCGTCGCCATGTTGCCCTTGTTCTCGGGCCGCGTGAACAGCTCGGCGAGGGCGGGAGCGCCGCCCGTTCCAGCGAGCTGCGCCAGGTTGACCTGCTTCCCCTGGAAGTTGTACGTCTCCTGGCCGCTGTTGTAGGCGTTCACCAGAGCCTCGACCTCGGTCCCCTTGTACTGCTCTGGGTTCTCTGCGACCGCCCGGGCCATCGACGCCAGCGTCTTGCCTACGCCGGACGCGTCACCCTGCTGGATGCGCATGCCAGCCTCACGGGATGCCGTGGCCTGGTCCATGCGGCCGAAGACCGGCTTGTCGAAGCTCCCGGCCTGCCGCATGGCTTGCGTCATCAGGGCCGCGTTGACCGTGTTCTGGAGCGAGACCGGCCGCGCGATGCCCAGCGTGTCGCCATAGGCGCTCATCTCGCCCGACATGCCCATGAGCTGCTCCATGCCGATCCCGGCATCCTTGGCAGCCAGCCGCATCTGGCGCAGCGTGTTCTCGACCTTGCTGGTGCTCATCTGCGCCATGGAGCCCTGCGTGAGCTGGTCCAGGGCGGCCAGCAGGGCGGGCATCGGCGCGTTCGGGTTGCCGTTGTCGCCGAAGATCTCGCGCACTGCGGAGACGGCTCCGGCAAACTCTTTGACACGGTTGGCGACCTTCACGCCGTCCACGTTGCGGGCCAGCGAATCGAACCCGGCGCTCTTCTCGATGTCCTCGGGCGACGCCGCTCGCGGATCTGCGTTGCGGAAGTCGTCGATCTTCTGCATCGTGTCATCGAGTCGACCACGATATTGCGGGAGCCGATCCTGAATGATCCGCTTCTGTTCTTCGTCGGTGACCTCGTCGAAGCGGCGGCCGTCAAACAGGTCCTGGCTCTGCATCAGCTCGTTGCGGGCCATCTCCTCGGCCAGGCGGTTCATCGTCGCGTCGTCGCGCCGCCCTTCTTGGCTGATGGCGCGCACCCGCTCGGCGGGCGTCAGCGCGCCGATGCTCTGGGGAAGCATGCCGCGCTGGAACAGGTTCTCGAACATCTGCCCGGTCTGCCCGGCCATGAAGCCGCGCATCTCGTCGACGTTTGCCCCCTCGCCATACATGTTGGCGTAGATCGACTTAGTGAATTCCTCGAGCGACTTGGCCGACATCCGCTCTCGGCCCATTGGGTCTTGTCGAAAATAGCCAACGCGGCCGACGGCGCTGGCCAGCGCACCCGGGTCGCCCCGGCGGCCGAACATGACGGCCTCGAGATTGTCCGGGCCGATCATCTGGCCCAGCATCATTTTCATAATCGGGTTGTTAACAACGCCAGCAATGTTGTCGGCCTGCTCCCGGTTCAACTGCGTCACCGGTTCGCCGGTCATCATCGACATAATTCCGGCGATTCGGTTGCTAACAGATTGCTGGCCCGACTCTGACGTGGTCAGGAGAGCCGACATGCTGGCGCGCTGGTACTGAGACGCCATGAACTGGTCCATGATCGACTGGTTCGGCGTTAAATGCGGCAGAAACTTGTCCCGGCCCACGAGGTGCTGCTGGACCATGGGCATGCCGAACATCATCAGCATCATCGACATGGGGTCCTGCAGGAGCGCCGCTGACTGCCCCGGGCCATAATGCGGCGTCCGGAACATCCCCCCAGAAAACGGATTGAGTGGGTCCATCGTTATTCTTCGCCGTTCTGCAGGCTTTCCTGGTAGCGCTTGTAACGCTCAATCATGTCGTGGTCTTCGGGCTTTATTGTATCTGTTTGCCCCTCAGTTTTCGGTTGCGCCCACCAGGGAAAAAGCGCCCGTTGCAGGGCTTCCAGCGTCTCGTTTGCCCGTTCTTTGACGTTTCGGTAGCTCTCTTCTGTCAGGCTGCCGTGCGACACGTGGCTGAGCCACTGCCGGTGCACGGCGTCCAGCAAGCGGTAGTTATCCTGCCGCTCAATTTCCGAGAGCAGCAAACGGTGCTTCAGTCTCCACTGTCCGTTTCGGGGATCGGCGCGGGAGTAATCGATCACTCCCCCTGCAGCAGCCCGCACCATCAGGGCCGCTACCCGATCCCTTCCCAAAAACTTGGTTCAAGCGCCATGGCCTCGAGCGCTTCGACGAGCCGCTGAAACTGCCGGAGGTGCTGCCCGGCAATGCGGCGCGTGACCTCCTGCGCCAGAACCTTGTCGTTGACGTGCGTCCGCAGGCTCACCAGCGCCGTCTCGAGCGGCCGCTCGGGCGGCGGCGTGTGCGGGTACTCCGCCAGCGTGGGAATCACGTGAAGCGGCTTGTCCTTGCCGTCAAGCACAGCCTCCAGGGAGCACGCCAGGCGGTATTCCATAAGCCGAAGGAACCACTCGTCCTCGGTGGCGACGTCCTTCGTCTGCTGGTCGAGCACCAGCTGCCGCATGATCAGGCGGTTCTCTTCCGCCAGGAGCGTGCGGAAGACGAGGACCATCTTGCCGCCAAAGATATCAAACCGGCGCTGGAACCTCTGGCTGCCCAGCGTCGCCACCAGGAAGTCCTGCTTGTCGGCCTCGGTAACCGTGACCTCGAACTTCTGCCGCATGTCCCAGCCGCAGCGGGGGCAGAACGGCAGAATGACCATCGGCGCCGACGTCACCGGGATGTCCGCCGGATCAACTGGCTGGGGTGCCGGTGCTGGCGCAGGGGTTGCCGCAGGAGTAGGCTCAGTTTCTGCAGCCCGGTCATCAACGATCTCCGGGCCATGTGCCGCGGCTTCCAGCGACTTGTAGAGCGCCGCCACGTCCGGGTTCATTTCTTGCGCGACCTGGTCGACCTCTTCCGCCCGGGCGCGGTTCGCGGCGACCTTCTTGGCCGTCGCCAGCATGCCCTTCACTTCTTCGACGATCTCGGGGCTCAACACCGCGGCGTCGACCAGTACGTCTGTCCTGGCGGATCGCGGCGCGGTCTCTTTGTAACGTAACAGCGCAGCGCCTAGCTCCGCCGGAATGGCGTCGCCGGTCTTCCAACCGAACTGCTCCAGCGTTCGCTTGGTGAAATCAGAAACGAACGGATTCTCCACCAGTTCCACAGTCGCCTCCTTATTTAATGACACCGACGATCGGGTACTCCCCGTTGATCTTCTTCTTTTCGGCGCTCTTGAAGCTCGGATCGGCGTACTCTCCGGCTAATGCGCCCTCGTCGCCGCGGCGCTTGTCGAGCAGGCCGTCGCCCTGGTTCTCCACGAGGTTGAAGTCCTGCGTGGCGTAGGCGTCCTCGTCCTGCAACCACTTCTTGCCGGGGAACGGATACGTCTCTCCGGCGACCTCGGACTTCACCGGTTTCTCCGTCCAGCGTTCTGGAATTCGGTCGGCAAGCCGGGCCATCTGCTGCCAGCGGTCCTCGTACAGCAGGAAGTCGGGGATCTTGTACTGCTCGTCGGTGCGGAACGAGAACTGCATGATGTCCATGACGCGGTTGTTGCCAGGCTGTTTATCGCCGTACCACAGGCCTTCGAGATAAGTTTCGTCGATGTTGTCGCCGATGTCGGGAATGATTTCTTCGGCATACTGGCGGCACTTCTCGAGCGCCTCCTCGCACTTGGATTTGCACTCGTTGATACAGGGCGCCACGAAGGGGTAGCCCTGCTCAGCGACCATGGCGCCCTGCGCGGCAATCACGTTCCCCTTGGCGATGATGGTGCCGTTGGCGAGCACTTCCTGATCGACAGCGAGCGGGCCCGCCAGGAGCGTAAAGTCCTTCGAGAAGTAATTCGCCTTCTGCGTGTCGTCGTCGGCGCTGGACCGGAAGAAGTGGCAGATCTGGCCGTTCTGACCGATGTAATGGAAGAGCTGGTCGCTCTTGGTCACCAGGTCCGCCTCGCCCTTCCCGGCGTCGATGGTGATGTTGCCTGGCCGGATTGAGCTGCCGCCGCCACCGGTACGCAGGTAGATCTGGTGGGCCAGGCTGACGACGTTGGAATCCGGCGCGCGGAGCACCACACCGCCAAACTGGATCTCGTCGCCCGCCTTCTCGAAGTCGTACTGCTGAAGCTTGGAGCGGCTCTCGATGAGCACGCCGCCGGGGCCGCCCGTGTTCCCGGCGAGCACGAGCACGTCCTTCTCGCTCTTGATGCGGACGCTCTTCTCGGTGGTCGAAATGTCGACGTTTCCGTTGGAGCGGACGATGGCGTCGCCGCCGGACCAGATCTGTGAGTGGCGCCCGCTCTTGATCCAGACGTCGCCCGGGGCCGAGAGCGTCAGCACGCCCGCGCTCATGCGGATCTCGGCGCCGTAGCCGTCACCAATGACCACGCTGCCGTCGTCCAGGAGGGAGAGGTGCGCGGTGGTCTCGTAGAAGTCCTGCTGCTTGTAGCGGTGGTCGATGTAGATTTTCTTGGGCTGCGGCGAGTCGAGGTACATCGAGCCCTTGAGCATTGTGAAGTCCGGGACGCGCTGGTTGGCCTCCGCGTAATCCAGCTCGTCGTGCTCCCAGGTCTTGTAGTCCTTGGTGTGCCAGAAGAACGGATGAATCCCCGCGTAGTTGAACAGGTACGCGTGGAGGTCGAGCACGCCGCTGGCCCGCTGCAGGCTGGGGAAATCATCCTCGGCCTTGATGTCGCCGGTGATCTTGTGGTCCGGGCCAGAGCCGAGCTTGCTGGCCGCCTTGTAGTTCCGCTCGGCGTCGTCGCCGTCTCCCGCCTCGGGGCGCTTCCAGCGCGCCGGAACGGGGATGAGCATCCGCTTGGCGATGATGATGCCCTTGGCGCTGGCCATGAAGCGGCGGCCGTCGGCGGCGATGTTGTCCTCGTGGAGGCCAATCGCGGGCGTGTTCTCGTTGGGAAAGTCGCGGAGCTTGTCCTCGCCGGGCGTGCACTGGGGCGGCGTGGCGTTCTCGGCCTCGATATTTGAGTCGTACACCGATCCCGCGGAACCAGCCTGGCCCGGTTCGTACGTCCAGCGGTCGACGCCTTCGGGCGGCGCCTGGACCACGGTTCGCATGCCCTGGCCCAGGTAGCCCTGAAACACCTGCGTCCGGTGGAACGGCTGCTGGTATTCGTGCTTGTTCTCAAAGTGGGCGTAGTACGGCTTGCCCGTCGGGCAGAGGTAGGTTTTGGGCGTGTACTCCGCGATGTTAGGCGTGCCGGGCTGGAGCAGGCCGATCGCCTCCCATGGATACGGCGAATAGCCCTGGTAGTCGTTGTATTCGCCCTGATCGACGTAGGCGTCGCGCTCGTGTCCGCCGGTCCAGGTCTGGAGGTTGTAGCCGCTTACCCGCAGCATGGCGTCGTGGTAGAAGCCGAAGACGCCCGTGAACTCGTTGACGGACATCTGCACCAGGAAGTCGTCCAGGGTGACGCGCATCCCGGTCGTGCTTACGGCGCCCCACTCGCTGGCCAGGGTGGCGTCAATCGGCCGCCACGCGCTGAGGTCGCTCACCTCGCCGCCCATCGGCATCTTGAGGTATTTCTTGTGGCAGTCGTCGACCCGCTTCCGCGACATCTGGGAGATGTAGTCGTGGTAGCCGCGGTACGCCACGTCGAGCACGCTCGGCGCGGCGCCGAGAATGTAAGCCAGGTCGACCTTGTCGTGGATCATTAACACCACGGGCGTGCCCGGGGTGTAGGTGTTAATTTCCGAGGCGCCGAAGCAGGCCTGCGTCGTGCCGGACACGGTGGCCGCCATCAGCGGCGCCCGGCCCTTCTCGACCTGGACGCGGTAACAGTTGGCGATCGCCGTGCCGTCGACGACCCAGCCCAGAACGAGCCGACCGGTGTCTTGGAATCCGAGCTTGTAACCGACCTGCTTGCAATTGGGGTCGGCGACGGCGGCAAGCTGGGCGCCCAGCGCCGCGGTGGCGCTGCGGCTGCCGGAGAGGGCCGCCTGGATGCGGCGGGCGGCGGCCGACGGATCTTGTACGGTCGCCTGGCTGGTCTGTGGAGTTTGTCCCACAGGCTTGGGGGCCGGTGTCGGGCTCATGTTGTCCACCTGTTCGGTGTGGTTGCGGGCCCGAAGGCCCCAGGCGCGGTTGAGACGCCTAATACCGTAAGCGGCGGCTGCGCAAAGCGCAACCGCCGCTCTTGGTCTGGTTGTTCAGCTTGCCGAATCTACTGCGTCAGACGTAGTAGAGGTCGACAAACATGAAGCCAAGCTGCTCGTTGATAACGATGTCGTTCGCCGTGACGTTGCCGCCGACCTGGGTCAACGTCGCGCTGACGAGCGTGTACTTCACGCCGCCGCCGGTCGTCGCTCCGTTCTTGCACGCCGCCTGCGTGGCGTCGATCGTCAGGTTCTCCGGCTTGCAGAGGTTGCCAAACGTCTTCACCATCGTCTTGAACGTCTGGCTGCCAGCCACAACGCGCGTGAAGGTCGCGTTGCCCTGACGCCGATTGCCGACGTAATACACCGCCGTCGAGCCGATCTCGTACAGGAAGTTGACCGTCCGCTGGCACTGCCACTGCGCGCTCTGCACCAGAGCGCCCTCCTTGGCCCCACCACCGGTCCAGTTCAGCTTCACGTCGTCGGCGCGGAAGGCCCCGTTGAAAAACTGGTCCTTGCCGCCGCCTGCCGCAAATGCACTCAAAGCCATGTGTTTGTTCTCCTAGAAATTCTCAGACAACAAGGTGGAGTTCGATGTTGTTGAGCGGGGCCGGGACCGTCAGATCGAGCACAATCTCGATCCGATCGCGAAGCAACGGGTGGATGCGCAGGATGCGGATCTCGCCGTCGATGAGCTGCGAACCCAGTTCGGCCGTAGCTCCGTTGGTCTTGAAGAAGTCGATCAGGGCCGTGACTTCGTCCCCAAGCACGCTGACCATGGTCGGCGTGGCGTTGGCGCGGCCGATGTACGGACGCAGACGACGCAGGAACAGGTACGACATCGAGTCCACGTTGCGGCGGATCATCTCTTCCCGACGGTTCAGGTCGAGGTTATCCGTCGTCAGCGCGTGCCGCGAGTGCGGCGTACCGTCACGGTCTTCCGTCACGATCCACACTCCTGCCTCGGCCATCCGATTCAGCTGGGTCTCGTTGAAGTACTTGTAGCTGCGGGTGAAGTCGTCGAAGCCCGCAACTTCCACGTTCGTGAGGCCCTGGTGCGGGACAACGCCCGACGCCAGACCGGCCAGCGCGGCGGCGAGGTAGTAACCCGCCACCAGCGTGCCCGCCTCGCCCACCTGATCCGGCCACACCGCGCACACGCGACGGTTCGAGAGCGAACCGGCCTGCTCGGCCAGGTCGTCCGCGACCTCGTTGCGGTTGAGGGTGTGGTAGATCTCGAAGCGCTGCGGCTCCGTCACGGCCGCGGCGGCGCCGGAGTAGAGAAGCAGCGAGTTCTCGGAGATCACCTGATCCACGACAAACTCCTGGTACTGCTCTTCGCCGAAGCCGTCCACGGTGTAGAGGTAGCGCACCACGTCACCCGGCTGCACGCCGTTGGTGATGAAGTAGCCCGAGCCCTCGGTCACCTGGAGCAGCGTGAACTGGTCGGCGCCCGTGGCGTTCGGATCGTCCGAGAGCGTCGCGAGCACCGGATCGGTGATCGTGTTGCCCGAGACGCCCGCGATCGCGGCGCCCTCGCCGACAAGCTTCTTGGTGGTCACGGCCTGCAGGCCGAAGAAACCACCCTTCCAGTTGTTGCTGATCTCGTTTGACTCGCCGTTGATGTGCGCCGCGTACAGGTTGTGCACCCGTCGGTCGAAGGTCATCGGGACGAGGTTGTAGATGTCGTCCCGGCCCTTGATCCGCTCGAGCACCTGAACCCAGCTGTCGAGGTCTTCCGGCTCGGCCACGGCGGTGTACTTCACCACAGTGCCGTTGCTGTTGGACAGCGCCTTGTAGACGCCGTACTTCAGCGGGTTGTCCGGGTGCGTCTGGCCCTTGATCTGGTCGAGGTCCGCCACGGTGCTGATCGAGTTGACCTCGTCGGCCAGCTCGCTGAGCCACTCGCGGTAGGTCACGTACAGATCGCCCGCGCGCACTTCCAGCGGCTGCTCGACGCCGCCGTCCGTCCACTCGGGATGGTAGGCAACGATGCCCTCATGGACGCAGATCTGCGTGGCTTCCTGCTCGTAATTCGTCATCGGCGCAAAGCCGACGCGATTGAGCGAAACCTCGATGTCGTCCTTGATGTAAAGCCGCAGGTCCATGTCCTCGGCCGAGCGCATCGCGACCGGAAGGTCATCCCGGAGGATGAGCTTGCGGACCGGACCGGCCTGGCTCGAGGTGACCGTGATGTACCACTTGTCGCCCTTGCGAAGCCCGGGGATCGAGCTGCCGTTGGTGGCGCCGTGGAACTCGATGTTCACGCCGCTCGAGCCGATGTCGACCGTGACGTTGTCGTCGGTCACCTCGGTCGGACCCGAGAAGTCGAGGCCCTTCACGGTGCGCACGGTGATCTCGGGGAGATCAGCCCACAGGCCGCCCTTGGTGCACTCCACAACGTAGACGTCGTTCTTGGCGCCGGTGTAGGTGCCGCCCGATGTCGCCTCGACCTTCGTGAAGGCCTGGCTCACGGTCACCACCCACTTCTGGCCGACCACGAGCGCGTCCGGCTCAACGTCGTCATCGTCCGCGGCCGAAGAGCAGCTCAGGCCGGGGTCGTAGTCAAACGCCACGGTGAGGCCGCGCGTGCCGATCTCGGTCGGGTCGCCCCACAGCTCGGCGGGAGTGACCTCGGCCACATCGTCGTTGCCGCTGGCCGACGTGACGCGCAGGCGCGCGGCGGTGCAGCCGGGGACCGAGCTCTTGATGACCTCGATCGTGTACTCCTCCTCGACGTCACCGTCGACGAGGCCGGTGTAGCCGCTCGCGCTCACGGTAGCCACGATGCAGTTGTCCGGGCCCGCGGTCTTCGAGATGCTGGCGGTCGTCGAGGCGACGGTGTCCTGGTTGTCGTCGTCAGAGCGCGCGGCATCGACATCCGAAGCGACCATCTCGCTGGCGAAGCCGGTGACGATCGTCTCGAGAGTGACTTCCTCGCAGTCGTTGTCCTGGCTTACGGTGCGGAGCTGCACCACGTCGCCCAGCTGGACGTCGCGGTCGCCGAACACATCGCTGCGAGCATAGGTCGCGCCGTTGCTCTTGAACTTGAGGTTGCTGGCGTAAATCCAGTTCGAGCGGCCCTCGACGGCCGTGACCGTCGTGGAAACCTGGCCGATCGTGTGGGTGTAATAAAGGAGCAGCGCGTTGTCGATGTGGAGCTTCGTATAGCCCTGATCGACGCGCGAACCGGCCAGGCGGCCCGGCCACGGGTAGCAAACGTCGTTCAGGTAGTCGTACGCGCCGAGCCGACACAGCGGCTTCTCGTCAACATCGCTGTAGCGATGGAGGACGGCATGCGGGCCGGAGACGTGAGCGCGCAGCGGCTCCGTGATCTCCGTCGGGACGATCGTGAATTCCTGGAAAACGAGAACTTGTGGTTTGACGTAGCTCGACATGCGTCAGGCCTCCATGCCTAAGTGTCGTGGACGGTGCGATGGGGTCAGTATAACGAACCCCTGCGTCAACAAAAAATACCGCTCACGACGGTGTGTGAATTTCCTTAATACGACAACAGGTCAGTCGCCTTAAAGACAATCCGCTTGAGGCGCGGCGCATACGGCTGGAGCGTCCAGGCTTCCTCGGCAACATATGCAATCGTTACAGGCACGGCGTAACCCTGTAGCGCTTCTTGAACTTCGCTGACCCCGCCAACTTCGCTGACACCGAACCGAAACAGGTTCATCTGCTGGCGAATCCAGGGGGCGAATTGGTGCAAAAACTTGACAACTTCCGTGGCCAAGAACTCGGTTTCTGCCCCGCTGGGACACAGGCAGAAGAGCGTGTGGCTACCCTCCCAGAGTCCAGCGTAACTGACCGAGCCTTCGTAAACGTCCGTGCCGCTTCGATTGCCGATCGCTTGCTTTTGCCAATTCCAGGCGTTGCGGCGGATCAAAATGGCCGGACGTTTATCCGCGGTGGCGGGTTGCCAACGCGTAATACTTTCTATCAAAATGCCCCCGGCGTTCAAACCGTTATCGCTCGGGCGCCACATTCCGATGTCCTGGAGTTGCCGTCGAATCCGCGGCTCCTCGATGTTGTCGGGGTCGGAGAAATGCGCCAGCAGCAGCTGCCGCAGAAGCCCCGTCATTACGTGCGGCCGCATGCCGTACGAGCAGAGCGCGCTCACCTTGTCCAGGCGCGGTTCCGGAGCGCTCCCCTCGGGGTACAGCGCCTCAACGTCCGGTGAATTTGGGGAGTTGTTGCAGTCGGTCACGCAAGCCGTCCTTTGCTGCGCTGTCGCCGGTCAGCTTAATCTCCGGCATCATGCGGAGTTTCGCGCCCCAAAGCTTGATTTTGGGCGGCGCGAGTTTCAGCTTTTTAGCGTTATTCATACGATACCTGGTTTCGCCGCGCGGCGCTAGAAGTTCCAGAAATCGTCGCCCAACGGCGCGCGTACCTTATCCTCGGTCTCAGTGGTAACAGCCTCGCTCGACTCGGTCGCCAGGTCGGCCTCGGGAATTGGGTCGCTCGTTTCGGCCGCCAGGGTCACCACGGGCACCCAGGTAAACGAGCTTTCGGCGTCGGAGGGGACCACGGTGATAAAGTCGGTGTCCGGCCCCCATTCGCCGGGCTTTTCGAAAATCAGCGCGTAGTCGCCCGGGTTAAGGCGCAGCGACTCCGTCCAGCGGCCGTTCACCCGGGTTGTGGTCCCGGCGACGGCCAGATTGCGGTTAGGCAGATCCGGGTAGGCGGCGTCAAAGATATCTTTGGGGAACACGTAGACGTTGGCGCCGACAATGCTGTAATGCGTCGCGTCCCGGTAGACGAGGTTGTCCACGCCGCCGTAGTTGTGGTCGACCACCACAGAGCCGCAGCCCAGGATCGGCAATGTCGGCCCTGGGCGCTCCGGAGGCTCGCCGCCGACTTCCAGGGCGTAGATCGCGTTGGTCAGGGGCACCAGGCCCATCTCGACTTCGTAGACGAGCGGCACGCCCCGGATGGCTGCGGCTACCTTGATGCTGTGGATGATCCAGCGCTCGTCGGAGGTTCCGTTGACCCAGATGTCGTTGGTGTTCAGCGTGGGGAAGCCGACCACCCGCGCCTTGGTCATGTGCTTGGAGCGGGTCGTGCCTAACGCGTTGGGATTCTGGTCTTCCTCGATCGTGTACGGCTCGACGTCCCAGCACTGCAGCGGCAGCGCCGGGTGGTAACCAACCTCGAAGCCCGTTCCCGAGCAGACCGGGCAGTTGCTGTCCAGCACTTCTCCGGTGAGCTGGTCGCGACAGCGGGCGCAGGGCCGCCCGAAGCGGAACGGCTTGATCAGGTAGCCCGAGACCGAGACGTACTTGTGGCGGAGCTGTTCCTTGCGGATGATCTCCCGGGCGATGTTCCAGTCGCGCTCGGCCAGCTCGCCGAAGCAGTTCACCGGGGCGCTGACATAGATATCTTTGGGCGTGGTCAGGGTCACCCGGTAATGGGTGACGATGTCTGTGCCAGCGGCGCGCCAGACGTCGTCGTAGGCCACGTAGCCGTCGGTGACCGGGCTGCCGACGTTGCGCCAGTCGGCCGCGTCGTTCAGCGGCGTATTGCCGTACTGGAGCTGAAAGACGTACGGGCCAGGGTCGTTAAAGTTGCGCTCCAGCTGCCACCAGACCCGGGTGACGCCGCGGACCATGTGATCCACGGCCACCTGGCGGAACGGAAATAGGCGTTTGAAGCTCGACATAGCGTTATTGTAACTGGCGAGCGCTGATAGCTAAGAAAAACGCCGCGACCGCCCCGAAGGGCAGTGCGCGGGCGCTTTTCTGGAGTTCATTCGTCCTCGGTCTCGGCCATCCGCTGGCGGGCAATACCGACCCAGTCGATCTGCTTCACGCAATCCTCGAACACCATCTTGAGGAAGTTCGGCGCGATTGGCAGGAACAGGCTGTTCATGCTCATGAACGCCATGCGGATCGCCTCGCCAATCGGCTGGACGTTTCCGTCGTAGCCGTTCTCCTCAGTGACCTCGCGAAGCGTTGGGCCGGGTTCCGAGTCCATTTGCCGGATCCAGTCCAGGATGACGGTGCTCATCTCATTCAACTCGGTGGTCTGGCTCATCAGTTCAGCTCCGGGTTAATGAGCAGGCGTTCCACGATATACTCCCAATCGACCTTCGCCATGAACTTGTTCAGCAGCGCCACGGTCGGCGGCGGCGCAAACATGACGAACGGGGCGTAGGCAATCTTGATGGCATTTGCCAGGGCCTCACCCATAGTCTCCGCGCTGTCCTCCTGGCTGCGCTTGCGGGCCTTCTCGACGAGCTGCCCGTGGGTCCGCTCGTCGATCTCGCGGATGGCCTTCAGCGCCAGCCGTGTTTCTTTGTTGACCACTGCCATGGGCATGGTCGGCTCCTTCACAGGTGACTGGGTGGCGCCCAGCGCGCAGGCAACCCGAATGTCGGGCGCCCAAAGATATCTATTCCCCCTTTTCACAGATAGGCGTGATACTACCGCGCCGTTTAGCTCGGGGGAATGCGCCCCGGCAGCAAAACCATGGGCACTAAATATGCCTGCGTTTTGGCGCGTTTTTAGTAGCGCATCCGAGCGCCGCTGGTGTAAGCCGAGTACTTGTAGGTGCTCGTCACTTCGCCGTAGCAGCTCTCAAGGTTGATCGTGGCCTTGGTGGCGCGGACCCATTCACGGTAGGCCTGCCAGCGCGCCTGCCCGGCCTGCTCGTACGCCTGGGACTTGTTCTGGTCGTTGATCTGCAGGCCCGCGGCGGCGTACTGGAAGTCGTTGCGGCGAAACTGCTCGGCGACCATCAGGAACAGGTTGGCGCAGATCCCTTCGAGCCAGTGGTAGCGGAAGGGAAAGTTCTGGGTCGTGTAGTTGTCATTCAGGGGCGGCGGTATCTCGTTCCAGTACATCACGGGGCGGGCGATGGCCAGGGCGATCTCGGCGTCGTCGAACATCAGGTTGTCGAGCAGGAAGCTCTCCCCTGGCGCGCTGTCGCGGAGGTGAAGGCGGATCTCGGCGATCGACGGCGGGCCGCCCTGCTCGCCCTGGGGGCCGAATGTGCTCCGGGCAATCACCACGGAGAAGGTGTTCGAGAAGATAACGCAGGGCTGCCCGGCCGCCTCGGCCTGGGTGCTGACCATGGCCATCTCGCCGTAGTAGACGCCCGGCAGGTCGGTCATGCCCTGGGCCAGCTCGGCCCGCACGCGGCCTTCGGAAGCGTCCACGACGGCCGCCTCGACTTCCAGGGGCCGCTTGGCATTACCCAGGGCGAGCTGCTCCTTCAGGCGCAGGACGATCTTGAAATCGGCGGCAGGCACGCTCTGGGAGCCGTCCGTGAGGCCGCAGGGCTCCAGGTTGACCGGGTGGCCATCCTGGTCGTGCAGCTGCCAGTCGATGGCGCCGCATTGACCCTGGGTCAGCGCCACGGCGCGCATCCGGCCATAAACTGGCACGCCGTTGACCTTGGAGATCGGGGCGCTAATGACGTTCTGGGTGGCGCAGGGGACCGGATTGAGCTGGCCGTTTGAGACCTGGGGCTCCGGATATGGCACCTGCGGGTACGGGCTCGGCGTGGCAATAACGACCATGGTTTACTCCGTGCAGCAGCGGACGACCCAGACCGTAAACGCGGCCGCTACCGCGGCTTCAGGCCACAGAACGCAGGCGACGGCGGTCAGGACGGTTAAGACTTTGCGCATCAGCGTGGCCCCCTAGCGAAGAAGGCTGGCCGCTCACGCAGCCAGCCTTCCTCTTGAACTCAGCGATCGGTTGAACGCAGGCTCAGCCGTCGTTGTCGACAAAGTCGCTCGTGCCGGTGCCGGTCGGATCCCACTGGGGATCGACCGTGCCGAGCACGGCGTTGTCGAGCGACAGCTCGCGGGTCACTTCGTCCGTGGCGTCGTAGAGGTAGACGGCTGGCGAGCTGACGATCTTCAGATCGCCCGCCTGCAGCGCCGTCTCAAGCGCCTTGAACTTGCGCTGGCTTCGCAGCGCGCCGAGCTTGCTCACGAGATCGCCAGGGACCGTGTAGGTCTCGTTGGCCTCGAGGCGCTTGCCGTGCGTGCCGAGAAAACCGAACACCTTGTCAGCGCCGGAGGTGTTCTCAACCGTCGTATAAAGACCAGCGGTCACAGGGGTATAGGGCATGGTTCACTCTCTTTCTGTTCACTCGGCGTTCTGCATCGCCGCGGCCGCAGCGGCCTGAAGCGTCAGAACGGCCTTGGCGATCTCGGGCTGCTCGGCAGCGACATCCGCGGCCTGCTTGAACGCAGCCGACTTCTCGGCCACGGGAGCAGTGCCAATACCAGCGGCAGCGAGCATCTCGTCCAGGCGGCCGTTGATGGCCTCCAGGTTCGTGGCGCTAGCCGCAGCGGCCTTTTCCTGTTCAGCCGTGTAGAGCACGTGGAGCTTCGTTGCAGCGGCCCACATGTCGGCGGCTTCCTTCTCGGACCGCGGCTGGATGCCGTGGGCAGCGAGCTTCTCGAAAAAATACGGCGCGGCAAGTTCCGACACGATCGTCTCGTACGCCTGCTGGGCCGCAACCTTAACCTGATCCATTTGTGCTCTCCTTGGGATGGGTCAGGAGGGTGGGCGTTTTGAGGCGCCCACCCTCCCGAATTTCACGGCATCACTTGAAATCGACGCGAGCCAGACCGTTCGTGTGACCGAACGAACCGCCCTGCGTGTTGTAGGCGAAGTACTCGAGCATGTAAGCCTCGCGACGAATGTACATCGTGGTCGGCTCGAGCTCGTAATTCTTGCCAATGAACTTGGGCGACGCGAACATGAACATCGAGTCGTCCGGCACGAGGTCGCGCTTGATCGTCACGATCCAGCGGCAGTTGAGGAAGTTGGTCTCCGCCCAACCGTTCTTGATGATGTCCTGGGAGAAATCACCACCCATCTCGTCGCGGCCGAACTTCAGCAGCTCCTTGATGGTGATGTTGTTCACCAGGCAGGTCTCGACCTCGAAGTGCGAGGGCGTCCGCGGCATGACCTTCAGCGCGTCGACGATCGTCTCACGCGTGATGCCGCCGTGGATCTCCTCGTACTGGACAGCGCCCGACGCAACGTTCTCCACGCCCGGGGTCGGGAGGACAGCGTTGAACGCGGCGATGAACTTGGAATCCTCTTCCGCCAGCATGTCCTTGATCATGTTGTCGGAAAGGACCTGACGGATGTCGATCACGTAGGTGCGCAGCTCGTCGACGTCCTTCACAGCGCGGGGCGACACGATCCGGTCAAACATGACGCGGTAGCGCGGGCCACGGATGTAGAAGTTGATCGGGAGCGTCGCGAACGGGAGCGACACAGCCGCCGGGGAATCGGGTTCCTTGTCGACCACCTTCACCGGCTTGTCGGTATCGACCTGGCGGTCGAGCTCGTCATTGGTGATGGTGAGCGGCGGCATAATCCGCCGGTAGAACCCGTCTTCACGCATCTTGGTGCGCGTGAAGTCGTTAACCGCGTCCACGGCCTGCTTCTGCATGCCGGGAGTGTCAAGCTGCTCGAAAAGGGTCTCGTTGAGCAGCTGGATTTCTTGCTGAGTGGGCATTTAAGGAACCTCCATGTTCCGGGTGTAACTAGGGATGGACTCAGGCGGCCTCGCCCGGGAGCCACACCGTCCAGAAGGACAGCGCGTAGGCCCCGTTGTGGTTCTTGGCCTTACCGGACGACACGACACCGACCACCGGCGTCACAAACTGCTCGACCGACTCGTTCGTGATCCGACCACCGGTCGTGGCGTTCGAATTCGACGCCGTCGCGGTAAGAAGATCACCAGGAGCGTAGCTGCGAGACGAGTCGAATTCGGTCGACGCAATCTCGTATCCACCCGTCGCCACGAGGCCGGACATCTTGCCGGTCGGGGCGATGGCAATGTGCATGAAGTTGGCCGCAGACTGGGTGGCGTTCGCGCCGCCAGCGCCCTGACCCTGACCCCAGCCAGGGTTGCTTACGTCGGCCTCTCCGCTGCCGTTAAGCAGGAAGATCGCAACACCGGTGTTGTGAGCACCAGGACGGAAGTCGCCAGCGGAATCGACATGCACCACGCGACCGCGCGGGACAGTAAAAGTTACGGCCGAAGAAAGCTTGGCGTCGTAGTCGAGGGCGGCCATCTGGAACCAGCCCTTCTTGACGTCAAGCCCCTTCTCGGTGATCAGATTGGGAGCAGTTGCCATGTTAAGACCTCCATGTCTTTTTCGTAGGAATCACAGATCCGTGTGAAATCAGGCAGTGGGCGGGTTCAGACCAAGACCCTGGAACAGCTTGATGTCCGAGGCCTTGAGCTTGCCATCACGAGCGCCCACATACCCGCTCGTCAGGCTGTTCGACGGGTCGTAACCGGCGGTCTTCGTCGAAGCGCCGACCGGCGTGCCCAGGCGTGACATCTCGGCGGCGTTGCGATGCGCCGCGAGCTTGATCACGAGTTCCATGGCGCGCACCGGGTTCTCGAGGGCCTTCGCAAGGGCCTCCTTCTGGTGCGGCTCGATCCGCTCGTTCTCGAGGCAGACCTTGACGGCTTCGGGGATCAGGTGGGCAAGCTTCTCAACCTGCTCCTCCCGCTCCTGGATAACCGCCGCGGCCTTGGTCATCGCCGCATCGGAGTAACCGATGTAGTCGACGATGTTCTGGACAAGCGGGTTGCTGCAGTTGGACATGATTTCAAACCTCCGTGTGATTTACCGGTTGACGAGTTCCAGGACGTGCTGCTTCATGATGTCGCGCAGCTGACGCGACCGCTTGGTGCGGGCTTCCTTGACCTGAAACTTGCCAGCGCGCTTGAAGTTGACCACGGCGGAGCCAATGGCGTTCAAGTCCTTTGCGGCAGCCATCTTGGGAGCCATCTCCGGCGGCATCTCAGGGCCAGCGCCAGCCGGGGCCGCGCCCGCACCACCCTGAACCGCCTGAAGCAGCGCCTCGGGCGGAATGCCGAGCTCTTCGAGCGCCATGGCCAGCTCCTGGACGGCCTCGTCTTCCGACGGAGCGCCAGCGCCACCCATGTCGCCGCCCATTTCCGGGGCCGGGGGCGCGCCGCCCATCATGCCCTCGAGACCGGCCGGGGCGCCAGCCGCGTCACCCGCCGGGCTTGCGCCCGACTCGTCGTCGCCGGGAGCCGAGTGATCCTCGCCCTCGGCGGCCTCTTCAGCCGGATCGGCGGCGGCGGTCTTCTGACTCACGAAACCGACAAACAGGTCCGCCATCTCATCGGCCTCGCGCAGCGTGTTGGCGCAGATTTCGCGGACGGAAGCCTCAGCGGCTTCCTTCGAGAGGCCAAGTTCCTTGGCCAGCTCGTAGCCCGCCTTGAACGCTGCCTCCTTGCCTTCGCGGAGAGCCTTGAGGTCAGAGCCCTCAATCTTGCCGTCGTTGTCGACATCCAGCTTGTGCTGGTCGCCCTTCAGCTCGCCTTTGGCCTCGCTCTTGGGCTCTTCCTTCTTGTCCTTGAGAAAAGCGGGCATCTCAGCCGCCTTCTCGGTGCTGGCGTTGACCAGCGCCGCAAGAATGTCATTGCCCAGAGCGGCAGCCGCGTCGCGAGCCTGCTTGAACGTCACCGAGCTGTACTTCTCGCCGTCGTTAGCCTTAGCCGGATGCGAGGTGCCCGGGTCGTCCTTCGTGCCCTTGAAGTCCTTTTCAGCGGCCGGGTCTTCGCCAGTCGCGGCGACGTTCGTGCCGATGTTCTGCTGGACCTCGTCTTGGCGGCCCTCGTAAGACATCTCGGGGGTGTTGTCCACCGCGAGAGCGCCCTGCTGCTTCTTGATGTCGGCCTCGTACTCCGAGGCGCGCGCGCCGGTCTCTGCCTTCTGCACGTTGTTGTCTACGTGCGCGGTGGGGTGCGAGGAAGCACCCATGTAAGTGCCGGGGTCAGCCGGGGTGGGGCCGCCCTCCGCCTTCTTCTCGGCGGCGGACTTCACAGAGTTATGTGAAATCTCTTCAGCCAGTGCGTTGAGCTGCGCAAAAAGCGATCGCTGCATCCGTGCCATGATCTTCTCCTTTAGGCCCCACACGCTTTAGCGCGCGGATTCCGTTCACGTGACATAATTTTGCAGAACACAATGGTTTGCTGTCAACCAGCAGTTTCCATATTTCTCGCTGAGGGACGCGTAGGCCGCAATCTTATACAAAGCGTACTGACGCGCAAGACCCGACGACGCTGTCGAGCTCGCCCCTTTTTCTCTAACGAACTCGACGTTGCGCACGTCACGAAGAGCGGCCTGGTAGGCGCGCTTCTCCACGGCTTGCGGTCGAACGCTGTGCGTCAGCGCCACCTTCTCCGCCCAGGTCCGCGTCTTGGCGGAAGCTGCAGAAGCCGGTGAAAACGCATTGTTCTCGAGCGCGTTAACGATATCAGGGTCACTTGCAAGTTTACTGAACATCCCGTCCATTTCGCTAGTGACCGCGCGGACAAGGTCCTCGCTGGCGGCCTTTACGGTCAGGGACAGAAACTCCCGAACCGGGAGTACAACGCCCGCGTCGGCCAGAGCCCGAAGAACCTCGGCAAACTTGACGTTAGCGCACGCCTCGAAGTTGATACGTGGCTGGACGGTCTCGGCTGACGAAAGCGCAATTTGCCGCCAACCGGCTGGATTGCTGACCAGGTTAATTTCCGCGGCGGCCAGCTTGTCCAGGGCGTCGAGCTGCTGGGCCAGATTCACGGCCGCTTTGGCTCGGTCGAAACCAGGAGGCGCGCTCACGCCCATCTGCTCGGCCAGCTCGGCGCCGGAGAGCACGCCCGCGCTAGCCGCCTTGAGCTGCCCCGAAATGTAGGCAATCCGGTCGGCCGGGCGAAACACGTGGGAAATGTCGAAGAACGTAGGGTTCGGGTTGTCGGCGTGCAGGATGTGGCCGTCGTCGAGCACCCGGCCCAGGTTATGCCGCAGGCCGCCTGCCTTGCACATGCCGCCGTTCTCGACGGAGTCACAATACTCAGCGCGGGTGCGCGCCTTGTTGCCGCAGCCGCTGCAGACATCGAAGGGAATCTTGCAGGCCATCGAGACGCCGATGTCGTCGCCCCGGGCCAGCTTCTCCATCTCCTTGTCGGCGATCAGGCCGCCGTTGCGCTCAGCCGCCTCCTTGGAGGTGTTCAGCGCGCAGACCAGCTCAATCCGCTTCATCGGTTCGTTGTAGGCGGCGATCTTGACGACGCCGTAGCTTTTGGCCGGGTCCTTGTTGAGATGATCGCGATAAAACTTCGCGAACTTCTCAAACGTGTGGTGGTGCTTCCGGCAGCACTCCCGGGTGAACCCGTCCGCGTTGCGGTTCGGGCCGTAGTCCTCGGTGGCGCCGATGGCGATCAGATGGACCGGGATCTCGTCGGAAGCAAACTTGACCTGGTTGAGCTTTTCGACGAACTCGTGTCCGGCGCGCTTCACAAAAGCATCTCGGTCGGCGCTCAGCAGGCCCCGGCTGGAAATTTTGATCAGCGAGGCAACTGGCTCGCTGAAATCCTGCGAGTTCGGCTGGATGACCTTGATCATGCTCATGGGTGTATCACTTTCCGCCAGCAGCGCGGTACGCGGCGTCTGCCTGGTCGTAGGCCTTGAAGAGCGGGTTATTGATGTAATCAGCATACCCGCCACCCGCGCGATAACCGCCATAGGCACCGGCGGCGCCAAGTCCAAGACCACCGAGCACGCCGCCAGCGCGCGGCAAGAAGCGCGGCATGACCGGCGTGCGGGTGCGCGCGTTGTTCAGCGCGTCGAGGATCTGCTGTTCGCCTAGGGCGGTGGCCGTGGGCGGAATGACGCCGCCTCGACGTGGCGGATTGGCTGCGAGCCGCTGCGCCTCGATCAAGTCCTGCGCCTGTGAAAGCTGCCGCGCCGCCTGGGCCCGGCCGAAAATCGGTAGACGCCCGCGATTGACGATTCGTTCCACGTTGCGCGCCAGCTGCTGCGCGGATTGCTGCGGCTGCATCGGGGTTGCGGCGGCGGGGCCCAAATTTCGCTGTACAGCCGCCTGCACTCCTGGATTCGGGGAGGTGGCCAGGTCGTCGGCGAACGACGCAACATTGCCCGCGTTTCCGGGCGCGCGGCGGAAGCGGTCCTGGAGCTGCTGAATGCCCTGCGCCACGGCCTGGTCGCCACGAGGCAGATTGGTGGCATTCGTCAGCGCGCCGATTTCGTTACCCCGTCCGCGCAAATGGCCCAGCGCCCGCGACGCCAGTTCACCCGCGCCCTCGCCCATCATACGGCCGAGACCGACGCCAGCTACGCCGCCACCCACGGCACCGCCGCCGGAGTAGAGGTACGGATTCGCCTGTTCGTTCTGAACCTTGGCGCCAGCCGCGTCGAGGTTCTTCTTGGCTTCTTCCAGCGTCGGCTGCGCAGCGCCTGGAGCCGCGGCGGGCGCTGCGCCGGGAGCCGCACCAGGCGCGGCCTGGTCGGGGGCCTTGCCGCCAAACTGGTTGAGCAGCGCCGCGCTGCCGAGACCGCCAAGGCCGCCGATCAGGCCGTACGTGAGCGCGTTGCGTCCCTTGCGTTTGGGCTGCAGCATGCCGAGCAAGCCGCCAGCGCCAGCGCCGATAAGCGAATTTCGCACGTACGGGTTCGACATGTAGCCCTTCAAGGTTTCCATGTCGATGACCGCCTGCTTCTGGTAATCAGCGGCGATCTTTTCCAGACTAGAGCGTTCGCCCTTCACGGCGCACATCGCAAGCGCTTCAGCGCACTGGTTCAGCTTATCGACGTCCATGCCGGTCCCTTTCAGATAAGGCCCATTTCGGTTTTCAGCGCGTCCAGGCGACTCTTTTCCGTTTCCGCCTTGGCCTTTTCCATGTTGACCAACTGCGCAACATCAAAGTCAGCCATCGCGCCCGCCTCGAGGCGCTTGCGCAGCAAAGCCTGCATCGTCGCCGGAGAGCTCACCGACTGCGGCGCCACTTCGGCGATTTCGTTGAAAGCCAGGGTGACGTCATGGGGATCGTGGCCGGAGATTACAGGGTCATTGAGGAGCAAGTCGTGAAGCACCCCCTGCGCCCGGATGTTCTGTAGTTCCGTCGCGTGTGCGGGGTCTGTCAGATCCTTGTAGGCCCCCTGCGACAAGTCTTTCGGGTCTCTTGGGTCCAAAAAATCCAGCGTCCCAACCATACGCTGTCCAATTGCTGCGGGCGCAGCCATGAGCGAAGGCTCAGGCGCAGTAGTGGGCGCGGCGCTCTTGAGCGTCAGCGGCTCGTCGGCCGGGTTGTACAGGATGCTTCCCGTGACCACGGCCGGTTCAGCTTTTTTTGACGCAGCCTGCTTCGCCACAGGCACCCGCGCCTGCGCCTCGTTGTAGGCCTCCAGCGCGTTGAGCACGGCGGCGGCCAGCTTGCAGGGCTGGCACTCGCCCATAAACACGTCCTGGGTGGCGGCTTGCTTCGTCAAATGTGGATAGACAGCGGCGAGCTTGTTGAGCACGCTCACGCCGTCCTCGCCATAGCGCAGCTCGGTCTCGCGCATCGCGTCTTGAAAACTCATATTGCCCGGATGACGGAAATACTCGTGGAGCTCCTCCATCGCCGCAGCTGCCTTGCTGTAGGCGACTGTGGCCTGGCGGCGCAGCTCTTCCTGGGCCAGCTCTGCGGCGCGCTTCTCAGAGGCAGCCCGGCGGGCGGCGGCCTCTTCGTCACGCGGCGGAGCAACCCACGTCTTCTCGGGCAAAGATATCTTTGCGGCCGCCGCCTTGGTCTGAGCGGTCTTACGCCGGGCCAGCATCCCAGCGGGGTCGACTGCGTACTCTGCAGACACCACATGAGCGCGTGAAATCTCGGCGGAGGTTTTCACGGCCTTGGGGTAGAGCGTGTCGAGCACGCTCTGCGCGTCGGCCAGGGGGAAGTCGGCCGCCTTCTCCAGCGTGTCGTTGCCCTGCTCGCGCTGCTTCGTGGTCCGGCCCGTGTTGTAGGCGTGGACCATGAGGTTGATGTGCCCCGACGGGACGTTCGATTCCGAGGCGCTCTTCACGATGGCGTCATTGGGCGCCATGCCGTCGTTCACATAAGCCGCCGCGCGCTCGATGGCGCCGATCAGCTTGGCCTCGGCGGCCTTGGACAGGGGCTGCATGGTTATTCTCCCGGAAACCGCAGGTCTTCAATGACTCGCTGGGTAGATAGTTTACCACCCGCAGCCACGATCATGAGTTCGTCGTTGCGCAGCTCAGCCGCGCCATTGTCATACGGTAACATTTTGTCGGTCGCCGAATCCAGTTTGGTGCCGATTTTGAAGGGCAAAGCGCCCAGCATGGCGCCAATGTTCTCGACGATCGTGGCGTGGGCCTTCCCGGCGTTCTCGCTGGTTTTCTCGATCTGCGAGTACTGCACAAAGCTGTCAATGATTGCCAGCTGGGTGTGGGTGTTAATGGGCACCGTCAGGGTCGCGATGGCCGCCTTGTGCTTCACGGTGTTCACGGCGAAGTCCTGGAAGAACTGGCCGACGTCGTCCGACCGCTCCGGCTTGGCGATTGGCGAAACCTTGGAAATCACCGCGTCCAGCACGTGGGGTCCGCCGTGGTAGCCAAAGAGCTTCCAGAGCAGGTCGTACTGCCGCTCGGACACGCCGCGGGTCACGGCGTCCGCCATGACCACGTTGACGATGTAAAGTTTCTCTTCAAGCCGGTCCCGGACGTCGAAGAACACCTTTTCATACGCCTCGATGATCGTCGAGCTGGTTCCCAGGCGCTCAGCGATCACGGCGGTGGCTTCTCCCGCCAGGATGCACGCCTCGATGGCCCAGCGCGTGGGCTGCTTGTCGTCCAGCCACAGCGAGTGCGCCCAGAACATGTCCCGGTCGTATTGGACCAACCGGTACAGGGCGTCGGGGCGGTTGCCCGCCTTTTCGTAGCGGCGCTTCATGCGTGACGCGCGGCGGATCCAGGCAAAGCCCTCCTCGCCGTCCATAGCGCGGGTGGCCTTGGGGCCGCCGCCGTCGATCTGAACAGCCCGCAGCCAGCGCCAGTTCGGCGCGCGGCGCGGGTTATCACGAAGTGCTTGGAGCATCAGCCCATCTTCGGGACTTCAATCGTCACCGAGAACACGAAGTTCTTGGCGCCCGTGCCCGCCGGGGTGATCTTCAGGTAAAGATATCTTTGCGGGTTCGTAGGGGTGCCGTCTCGATTGATGTACGCTACCTCGGCGCTGTGGTCGTCAACCTTGGCTGCGGCGGGCAGCGTGATGTCGAGAATGTGGAACGCCTCGGCGGGCAGCCCGCTGTTGGGTGCGGTGTCCTGCTTGCTGGTATACAGCGCCGCGGCCGCACCGGCGTTGGCGCCGCTGGTTTGCGTCAAACTGTAGCCGCGAATGATGCCGCGGTGGGGCACCCGAATCGGGACCACGGCCTGCGAGCCGCTCGTAGCTTCAAACGTCGTTTCGCCCGACCAAATCGTACTTGCCATGTTTCACCCTTATGCGCTGGCCACATTGGAGAGATCGGCGTCCGCGCCAGACTCTTCCGGATACGGCTCGATGGTCTTCTGCTTGAGGAAGAGAATAACGTCGCCGAGCATCTCGAAGGCGTTGCGGAGCGAGTCCTCCAGCTCTGGCATGTCGGCCTTGCCGTAGCGCTCGGCGAACCGGTCGCCGTGCCAGTAGAACATGAACAGAATGCGGCCGAGCTTGTCGAGCCCGTTGGTCAGATCGCCCATGTAACGATCGACCATCGAGTCGTCCCGAACGGCCCGGAGCATGCTGCCAATCATTGCCGTGTCGAACACTTCCTTCTGGCCAGACTGGGCCGCCTGCAGCACGCTGCGGACGTCCTTCTTGTCGAGCCGGGTGTTCGGGTTGTAGATCTGGCGGTCCGTAAGGCTGGCCGACATGTCTGCCACCGGCATGCCGATGTCGATGCCCATCTGGGTCGGCACGTCGGCGCCCATGATCGTCTCGCCGCCCATCACCGGGCCCGGGTCGCTTGGAGCCGTCGGGCCCTGGTTCACCATCATCGGCGGACCGTAAGGAGCGGCGTACTTCACCTGGCAGGCGAACTTCCGCTTGGCGGCCGCCTGCTTGAGAATCTCGCGGGCAGCGTCCTCGCGCAAGCCGTGATGCTCAACGAGCGTCACGATGGCCGCGATCGGGCTGCGGGCGGCTTCCTTATTGATCACGACCTCGGTGCCGTTGTGGTAGACCTCGAGGCTGGCCGTCTTGCTCATCAGTTCGAGCTGGGCGTCCGCCAGGTTGCCCGGCATCAGCGGCGGCATCTCGCTCGAGCCGCAGCCGCAGGCGCCCTGGTCCTCGGCCGTCTCGGCGTCATCCTCGCCGGGGGCGCACTTGAGGAGCTTGAAACCCTCGGGCACGAAGATGTCGCCCATGCTCGCGCGCAGGCTGGAACCCTTCTTGCCGTTGAGGTGAATCCGCACGCCGTCGCGCCACTTGTCGTAGTTGAGCGGGTCGCTGTAGCCGCACGGGCCGATCGAGCCCTTGGGCGGAAACTTCGCGTGGTCCTCCATGTGGACCTCGTAGCTCGTCGTGCCGAACTCGCTCTCGCCGTACTCGCGGATCACGCGGACCGGTACGGTGGCGTCACCGCGCTGGCTGACGAGCATGTAGCGGCCGCTCGACGGCAGGCTGTCGGCGTCGGGCAGGCCGTTGAACCACTCTTCCTCTTCCTGCTGGGTCGGGCAGGCGATGCAGAAGACCTGGTCGGCGCGGGTGTTGATCCACTCGGGCTTCCCCTCGGTGCGGACCACGGTCACGAAGTCCGAGCGCTTTGCGGCGCCCATCGGGAACATGGCGATGTAGACCCGCTCGATGTTGCCCGGCTTGACGAGGATGTCGTACAGGCCGCTCTTGGTCGGGTTCCAGAGCTTCTTCTCGACCTGGATGTGATAGGGGATCGAGACGTTGTCCCGGTCGCGCTGGTCGAGGATGAGCACACCGTCGCGCAGCAGCTTCTCTTGATCCTCCTCGGTCGTCTCCGGCGGCAGCTTCATCTGCACCGTCTTCGTGTAGGCGATGATCTTGAGCCCGGCGACAGCCGGGCTCTTTTCCGGCGCTTCCGACAGGACGCTGGCGATCTTCGGGGCGTTCTCACGCACCTTGGCAGCAGCAGCGGCCTCCTTGATCACGTCCAGGCCGTGGAACTCGTCGAACGCCTTGGCCAGCGCCGGGGCGTCCTGGAACGTCTTCACGAGCATGTCGATCGTCGTAAGGCGGGCTTCCTTAAGAAACCTCGGCAGGTCGAGCGTTCGGCCGATCTCCTGAAACGCCAGCGCCGTGTTCATCGTGGCGGTCTTGGCCAAGGCTGGCATGACTGCCGTCATCATCTCCTTGAGCGTCGGACGGGCCGAGCCGAACTTTGCCGGGCTGCGGGAGAGCTGGGTGAAGTCGGGCTGACGGATGCCCAGCTGGGTCATGTTCCGCTCGACGCCAGAGCCCAGGATGTTGGGCTTGCGGTTGACGAGGTAGTTGATCCAGTTTTCCTTGAGCGGTACGAACATGTCCTGGTTCTTGATGTACAGGAGTTCGTGGCCCTTGAGGTCGCCGTTCAGGAAGAACACGGGCGCGTAGAGCCAGTTCGAGCCGACCTTGAAGGCGAACACCCCGATGGCCTTGGTGTTCTCGCGGTCCCGGTCGAGGAGCTGGAAGCCGATCTCGTGGTCGAGAAGCTTCGGCGCCGAGTCGCGGAGATAGGCGTGCGCCAGGTTGCTAAAGGCCTGCTCGAACGAGGTCGAGTCGCCCTTGCCGCCAAAATCGGCCTGCTTGGTCTGGGTCCGGTTGTGAGAACGGACGACCTGGAGCCAGTGAGCCGTCGACGACGCAGTCTTCTTCCGGTTGTACACAGTAGCCACCTCCGTGCGGCGCAATCATAAGACACGTGTAAGCGATAATTTACCGTGTCGTAGCTCTTACATCCTACAGAATCACGTTTGTGGGCGCCATCCGCTCGTGGCTCCGGCCACACCGAACGTCTCGCCGCGGGCCAGGGACGGCACAAAACTGCTTCCGGCCGTGTCGCTCACTGCGCCGCGGTGCACGCTGTCCATCAGCCCCTTTTGCTGGTACGAGCCCAGCATGCGAGTCATCCAGTCCGGGTCGTTAGAAATGTTCGACATGCCGCGAACCATCTCGGGCTGGAACGGCGGCGGCTCGCGGTGCGCTTCGACGTTGTTAATACCGTACTTTTGGAGCGTGCCTGCGACGTTCTTGCCGATTTTTGTGCCGATGGAATAGTGAAGCACCGGGCGCTCGAGATAATGCCCCGTCAAACTTTTGGGGGCGCCCGTAACGCTTCCCTGCCGCGGCTGCCAGCTCCGTTCGAGCATCGAGTAGGGAACGACGTCGTCCGGGTTGTAATCCCCGTGCTCGTCGGTCATGCGGACGTGGTTTACCAAGCCCCGCGAGAGCAGCTCGATGTTGCGCCGATGGGGCGAGATTCCTGAATTTTGGAGCACCTGGCGCATGGCGTTGACAAAGTACCGCCGCCCCTCGCCGATGCCCTTGTGCCGGACAATTTCTGATGGGTTGGGCATGCCGCTCGTGATGGAGTCCCCGGCCTCAATCTCCTGCCCCTTCTTGACCGTGAGTTCCTGGTCGACCGGGACGTAGTGATCTTGGCCTCCGATCTGGACGTAATGGCCGCCCTGGGGCGCTTCGCGGATCTCCTGGACGCGGCCGTCGAGCTGCGCATGGGTGGCGCCGCCGGGGTATTTCTTGGGGACCTGGACCAGGGCGTTGATCGCCTTAAAACCTGAGATTGAGCCCGCGCCGCCGACGCCGCCGGAGTGCTTCGAGCTGATCTGCGCCTGGGTTACCGGTTCAGAGAGAGCCTGGGCCGCGGCGACGCCGACATAGTCGCCGATCGGCGGCAGGCGGCCCTTTTCGCGGTAACCGACGTCCTTGGCGTAAACGCCGCCGTCTTCTGGGCCGCCCACGAGCGGGCTACGGACCAGGATGTCCTGGATGCCCATCTCTTTGATATCTTTCAGGATCCTGGGAGTCAGGACCGTGTTTCGCTTGTAGGGCCCCACCGGCCGGGCGAGCAGGGCGCCCTCGTTGTCGGTGTCGTCGACGTCGGTGGGATAACCGCGGTCGTGCGCGGCGGCGAGGCGCTCCTCGTCGCGCTCGTCGTCGTCGGTGACAAGCAGGCGGTGCGTCATCTGGGCGAGCTGCTTGCCGAAAAAGCCAGCGTCTGCGGTGGCTGTTTTCAGATCCATCACGCCCTTGCGGGTGCCGAAGGCACCCGCAAAGTATTCCACGGGACGCAGGCCCTGGCCGTAGCCGCGCATCACAGGAATGGGGATCGGCTCGTTCTTGTGGTCGACGTACTGCATGTCGGCGCCGATGAGCGAGTTCAACGAGAACTTGTTGCCAACGGCAGACCCGGCAACCTGGTGCGCCAGGGGATTGTCCACGCCCCGCGCTTCTTCATAGACCTTGTCGATCAGCTCGCTCTGGGCGCCTGCGGCCAACTTGAGAATCGCCAGCGAGCGCGTCTTGTCGTCGAGTTTCCGGTCGGCCAGAATCCCGCGGAGCTGCCGCTGCACACGCTGCTGGATGTCCCGGGCGGCCAGCGTCGGTTTGATATCTTTGAGCCCGAACGACAGACCGTTCGTAGTGTACGCCGCGTCCCGGCCAGCGTCGTGCAAGCGCTTCATAACGTCCCGGTACTTATCCGGGTGCTTCTGCGCCAGTTCGGTGGCCAGCTTGCCCATGTCCTTCTTGGTCAGGACACGCTCATAGTTGCGCATGTCCTCGGGTAGCGCCTGATTGACAAGCAGCTGGCCTAGTGTGGTCTTGAGCATGGTCAGGGCTTCCAGATCACATTCTGCACGGGTTTGGGCTGCAGCTCGGTGATCGAGACGGTCTTGTCAATTCCAAGCTGGCGAAGGACCGAGTGGAAATCCGGGTCGTTGATGTCTGACATCATGATCGACTCAGCGAACTGGATCGCCACGAAGATCGGGTTTCCCTGATCGTCCTCGATGACCACGCTGTCCGCGGGCCGCGCGGTCGGCTGCAGCTTGTTCTGAAGCTTAACGCGCACTGTTCAGGCTCCGGAGAAGCGCGCCGACCGCCGCTGCCTTGAGCTGCGTCGTGGTGGGCTCTTCCGGGTTGGCCTGGACAAACTTCGCCACCGGCGCGTCCCACCAGTTCGCCTGCTTGGCAGCGCTGGGGTCCACGGGCGGCTGGCTAGGGTCCATCGGGCCGCCTGGGGGCAGCGGGCCTCCCGGCGGCATCGGGCCACCGGCAGCGTTGGGATCCTGGGGAGGCGGCGCCATCGGACCGCCAGGCAACGCCGTCTCGGCCGGAGGAGCGCCGGTCGTGCCGGGCGGCAGGACAAGCGACTCGGGCGGGACCTGGACGCCCATCGCGTTCATGATCGCGGTGAGCTGCTGCTGCATGTTGTAGAGCCGGTAGTCGAGCATCTGCATCATCTGCTCGGGCTTGAGCTTCTGCTGACCCGGAGCGCCGCCGGTGGGCGTCGCCGGGGGCATCGGGGCTGGAGCCGCGGCCGGAGGCGCAGCGGCAGTCGCGGCGCCCGTCGGGTCAGCGCCCGGCGGCGGGGCGGCGCCCATGGCAGCCGTCGCCGGATCAACCGGCTGCGCAGCGCCTTGCACGCCCATCATTGACGGATCGGGAGCTCCACCACCCATCGGAGGCGCGCCGCCTGCCGCCATCATTGCCGGGTCGGACGGCACGACGGCAGACTTTTCAAAAGCCTGCCGGGCGAGCGTAAGAAGTTCGGGATTAACCGTGAACATGTAAACCTCCGTGTTTAACTCTCGACGATATGCACCGGGGTATCGACGTCAATCTCACCGCGGCGATAGGCGTTTATAGCGTCCTGCTGTGACCTGTATACCCTGGGCTTCTGTTTCTTGTCGATCCGGCTCGTGGCCAGGTAGATGCCGGTTTGGTAGTCCTTGTTCGGCACGTAGTGCGCCTTGAAGCTGGCTGTTGAGAAGAGGTTTTTGCTGGGCAGCATCTTCTCCACGGCTTCCTTGGCGGCGTCTTCTGTGCTGGGGACGTGATACTGCATCGCGTCACCGTCAAAGTCGGCGCCAAAGCCCTTGGTAATGACCGGGTTAACCTCCATGACCTTGTTCTTGGTCAGCTTCGGATAGAACGCCATCATACCGTATCGGTGGAGCACCGGCGCACGGTTGATTACGATTGGCCGCGACGACATCTGCGTATTCAGCTCGGCAAAAGCAGCCTTGTCGCGCTTTTCAATGGCGTCGAGCGCTTGCATCCGCGGCATGCCGCGCCGCACCAGGCCGCGCACCACGAACGGCTTGTAGACCTCCCAGGCCTTGTCCTCGGGCAGGGCGACCTCGTCCATGTTCAGGTCGGGATTCGGCGTAATCACGGCCCGGCCGACCAGGTCGGTCGTCGTGCTGAGGAGCTTGCGCTGGACGGTGCCGTACTTGGGCGAGCTGCCGAAGATGTGCTGGAGGAAGCCCTTCACGCGGCGCTCCTGGTTCTTGGGCTGCAGCGGGTCGCCCAGGCCGGAGACGGCCTTCATGGCGTCGTACAGGCCCAGCCGCTCGTCGCCGAACTCGCTCAGGGCGCCGGAGGCTTCCTTCAGGGCGTTGTTGCTGTCGAGCAGCTCCTTGTAGAGGTAGTTCGCGTCGGCCACGAGCGGCAGCTTCTTGGCCCCCATCGTCGAAACCGGCCGGAACAGGGGCGGCAGCACGCCGACCTTGGTCATCATCCAGTCCTGGGGATGAATGCCCTGCGCCTCGGCGCTCTTGAGGTAGCCCAGCTTCCGCACTGCAGCGTCGCGGAGAGTCTTCCGGCCCGATTTGATATCTAACCGGGCCTGTTCGATCGCCTTGGGCAGGTTAATCCGGCCCAGCGCCTCCTGAATGGCCTGCGGGCCGGTCTTGTCGAAAAACTGCGTCTGCCCGGCGAGGATCGAGCGAAAATCCTTCTCGGTCAGTCCGAGCACCCGGCGGATCGGCTCCTCCATGACCGGGTTGGGCATCGGCTCGTGGAGCGTGATCTTGCTCCAGCGGTTGCCGCCGTGGCCGCCCGTGAGCGTCTCGTCGAACAGGCCGCCCTTGATCGGCTTGAGACGCCCCTTCCAGTCAACGGTCTCTGAGCTCGTGATCTCGCGGTCACCGGCCAGCTGGTCCACGTCCTTGTCGGTGAGCGCCGTGATGTGCGTCTTCGTGCCGGTGCGCACGGTGTTAATCCCGGCGCCCTTGAGCTGGTTGACGAACTTCTCGTAGACGTGCGGGACCTTGGGAAGCGGCGGAGTGTAGCCCGACATAAACTGCGACCAGTACTCGGGGTTGGCCTGGCCGCGGACCATCTTCGCGTCGCGGACGACCTTCCCGGCGCCGTGCGAGAGCAGCGCGCCGAGATCCAGCATGCCGACGCGCTTGGCGCCCTCGCTGCCGCCCTTGGCCGGAGTGCCCTCGGCGGTGTAGCTACCCATCGCGCGTCCCTGGCCCTTGGCCTCGGCCGTGTGGTGAAGCTTCATGAAGAACCGGTTACCGGTCAGCACGCCTTTGATCTTACGGCCGGTTTCCGGATCAGTGACGTCCTCAGTATCGGAGAGGCCGTGCTTCCCAAGCTCGTTCTGGGCAAAATCCACCAGGTCCTTGTCGTTCTCGAAATCCTTGAGCTTGAACGGCTGGCCGGTCTTCGCAGCCACCTTGCCCAGCGCCGCCTCGATGACCTGCGCGGGATTCACGCGGGAGATCAGGCCCAGCGGCGAGACGAGGATCTCGTAGGGGTTGCCCTCCTTGTCTTGGGGCATGCGGTGATCGGGAACGATGTCCGCCACGACGCCCTTGTCGCCGTAGCGGCCGGTGAGCTTGTCGCCGACCTGCATCTCGGCCTGGCTCTTCACGACGACCGACACGCCCTTATTGGTGTGCTCGACGTCAGTAACTACACCCGGCGAGTGGTGCTCCCAAGTGAGCGTTTCGTTGGTGAAGTTGCCCGCCCGCCCTCGGTGAACTTTGCCGTAGACGGTGTCCTTGGCTTTGGCCTGGAGGATCAGCGGGTCACCGTAGTTGACCACGGTGCCCTTCTTGATGGCACCCTTGTCGTCGAAGTTCTCGAGCTGCTTCTTGTCGTACTCGCCCGGGAAGAGCGAGACGAAAGCTTTCTTGCCGACGTGACTGTTATCGTCCCATTCGGCCTCGTGCTGGTACATGTGCTCACTGGTGAGCTTCTTCGCAGTGGACTCCGAGATCACCACGGCGTCTTCGTAGTTCTTACCCTGGTACGGCAGGTAGGCCACGCGCAAGTTCTTACCCATCGCCGCAGTGCCCTGCGGGTTCGTGAAGTTTGAGTGGGCCAGGAGTTGCCCGGGCTTGATTACGTCGCCCGGCTTCACGACCGGCGTCTGGTGCCAAAACGTCTTACGGTTGAATGGCATGTCGTTGTACAGGTCGATCTCGTGCTTCTTGCCCTCGCGGTCGCGCAGCACGATCATGCCCGGCTCTGCCGAAATCACTTGGCCCGCAAACTGCGCCTTCACGGCGCCGAGCCGCTCTCCCATCTCGTCTTCGTGAGAGACACCGTCTTTATCGGCCACGGCGGACTGGACCAGCGGCGCCTCGGCACCCGAGAGTGGCAGGGCCTGGGTGAACATGCGGCTGGCCATAATCACGCGGTGGCCCTTCATGTAGGACTTCATCGGGACCATGTTCGAGAGACCCGAGAACGTGTTGTCCATGTGGGGCAGCGAGAACTGGACTTCTTCGCGCGGGACGTACTTCATCTTGCCGCCCACCAGCGCGGCAACCATCGGCATGTCGCCCTTGTCCTCGCCGGGGAAGGCCAACGGCATGTCGGCCAGCTCGCCCGGCGTTTTCAGCTCGGACTGCCCGGTCTTCATGTTCACGACCGGCGTGTAGATCTTGCCGTCGGCGCCCTTCATGGCGCCGCGCGCGAAGCGCATGTCGACGCCCACCTTGCCTGATTCCGGCGTGCGCAGGAAGTCCACGAACCCAAGGTGGCTGGGCTGGACACTGCGCGATTCCTGGGGCACTGCGTCGAGCGAGCCGATGCCGCCCTCACCCATGCGGGTCACGCGGCCCTGGTGGTCGAAGATCTCGGCCGGATTGATTTCCTCGAGCGAGCTGCCCAGGCCCGAACCGATCAGCGCCGCCTGAATGGCCTTGTTGAACACGCCGGTCGGGACGTGATCCAGGTTCTTCCTGGCGGTCGCCTTCCAGAGCAGCTTGCGCAGGCTCTGCTTGTCCTTGGTGAACCGCTCGGAGATCAGATCCTCGGGTCCAACGACGCTCTGGTACGCCATGGCGTCGCGGTCGTCTGGATCAGCTTCTTTGCGGTTGAGGGCAATGAGCTTTTTCGTAACGTCGAGAATCGCCTCGGGGGTAAGGTTTTTGTATTCCTTGCCAAGAGTGCGCCGCGTAACGTCGGGGTCGAGTTCCATGCGGGCAAACTCGTCCGCAATTGCCTTCTGCTTGGCGGCGGCGTCCAGTCCAGGGACCTGCTTGTAGACAAGGCGCTGGTAGAGCTTGTCAAGGGTTCCCGCATCGCCCTTCTCCATGTTGACGGCGGTGATCTCGTTGCCCCAGGCGGCGCGGATGTCGGATTCTTTGGCGCCCATCGCCTTGAGCAGCGGCATGAGTGGAATCTTCGCTTGGCCGATGTTGATGTTCAGCACGCCGGTCTTTGGGTCTAGGAAGTACCGGTGCATCCGACCCTTGCCGGGCAGCACGTTGACGTGCGCCTCAAGCTCACCGTTGTCCTTCTCGCGGGTGTAGACGCCCGGCTTGAGGCGCATCTGGTGGGCGAGGGTGTACTCGACGCCCCGGTTCACGAACGTGCCGGAGTCGGTAAGGTACGGCACGTGGGCGATCGTCTGCGGGCGCTGCGCGATTGGCTGCCCGGTGGCGTTGTCAATCAGATTCCAGGTGCCTGTGAGCCGCCGGTGAAGCGAGTTGCCCGTGAGGACGGCTTTTTTCTGGTCGGCCTTTGTGTAGCGTTCCGGGCCGGTGTACTGCACGCCCGAAAGCTGGAGCGTGTAGAGATCGTTCTTGATTGGCTCGAGCGAAGACGCGCTTTGCAGTGCTCGATCGAAGATGCCGCTGCGCAAAGCGCTAATGTCACCAAATGCGCGCGTCGGGGGCGGCTGCGTCGGCCCAGAGAGGATCGAGTCTGGCATCGCGGTTACTCATTGCTGCTCTGTTCTGCCTGTTGCTTTGCCGCGGCAACATCTCCGGCGACCTGATTTGGATCCAGCCATACTGTGGGCAGCCCCTTCATCCGTGCGCGGGATGCCTGCGCCTTGGCCAGGTTATCGCCGCGGGCGCGGTCCGCCGTCCGGTTGTACATGTAGCGCGCCCCGATGCCCGCCGCGCCCAGCGACGCGAGCATGTTCGCAGTGGTCAAAAACCGCAGCGTTGGATCGAGAATCTCGCCGACGATCGCCGTCTTCTCATAACGCTCGTACGCCTTGTCGAGCGCGGCGGCAGCCTTACCCGAAAGCGCGGCGTAGTAGTTCTGCCGTGCCTCTTCGACGGCGTCCTCGGCGTCGGCTTTGCGCTTCTTGTCCATGATCGAGTTGACCAGCTTGCCGCCGCCATACAGGCCGCCCAGCCCCGCCGCGTAACCGAGCGTCGTCGCCAGTGATCCGCGCAGGATATTCGGATCTTTGTTCGCCCCGCCACCAACCAGGCCGATCAGGCCCGATACCGCATTCGTCAGTTGTTCCGGCGCCTTCCCGAGTGCCGCCGCAATGCCGTCATCGCTAGCCGCCTTTGCTACCGGCGCGACCGGCGCGCCAGCCGCCAAATTTTGATATTTCTGCGCCTTACGCTCCTTGCGCGTCGAACCGCGCAAGGCGTGAGCCAGGTGATAAAGGGCCATACCACCCATGCCTAGGCCCGCACCGCCCGTGAACATTTTCAGGATGTCCTGGCCGTGCTGCTGCGTCGCGCGCTCCGCCGCGGCGGAGGCGGTGGCGGCGTTGATTCGGTCGTAGTCTGGAAAATCGAACATGTGCGCTACTGCCTCGGTGGAATCATTCCATAAACTTGGAACCATTCCATCCAAACGCGGAAATGTTTCTTCTCTTCGTCCCAATTGTCGGCGCGCTTCACGAGCCGATACCAGCCGTTCACTATCTTATCATTTACGTCGTCAAATTCGGCTTTTTGCGCGGGCTCCCACAGCTCGAACATTTGCGACTTGAAATCGAAGCGCAGGTCGAGATTGTCGAGCTCCTCTTTCTTCAAATCCACCGCTTGGCCGCGGGCGGCGAATACTGGAAAGCCGTCCAATGTGCCGGGCCAATTGAGCAAGGCGTCCCCGTGCTGCGGGCCGCTTTGCTCCCCGTAGTATTTGCGCATGCTCACGCGGAGCGCTCCTTAGAAAGACGGCCGGTACTGCTTTGCTTTCCGCCGCGCACGGATCCTGTCGGCGTAAACCTTGTAGGTGTGCGCCAGCTCCTGGGCTTTGATTTCGTCGTCGCTGAGCCGGGGCTCCATCAGCTTGGCCGCACCCCAGCCCGCCGCGCCGCCACCGAGCAGCCCCAGGCCGATCGGCACGCCGTACAGCGCAGCCAGGGCGCCCCCGACGCCGTCGCCCGCCGCGACCTTTTCCACGCTCGCGAGGCGCGCGGCCAGCTTTTCGCCGGTCAGGCCTTCCTCAGCGCAGCGCGCAAGAAAGCCCAGCTTGAAGGCGTCCCTGTTCTCGTTGGACATCAGAACTCTCCTGGCAGAATCAGTTTCTTTGGGTTGGCGCCGAGCGAGAAGTCTGGTGTGACGATCTTGCCGGTGTCCTTGCCCTGCGGCAGCACACCCGGCATCGCGGTCGAGAAGTTCGCCGCGCCCGCCATCGACACCCGACCTCGCGCGTGCGGCCGGTGACGCGCGAACCAGGCCGCGACCTCCGGATCGTTCCGGTCGCCCTGCTCCTTCGCCTCCTTGCAGCACTCCACCATGTTCTCAATTGCCTGCTGTAACTCCAAACGGTCGGCCAGGATCCAGGTCTTTCCCGGGTTTTGCACGGCCTGCTGTCGCAGCCGCTTCGTCTCGTCGGAGAGGGCCGCCGCGCGCTGGAGGAACTCCTTGCGGGTGAGCACGATGAAAGAGCCGTCCTCCTCGTCGTGGAGGCAGATGTAACCGTTCTTGGCGTAGAACTTCAGGTCGCGCCAGGAGTAGCACTTACCGACCGTGTTCTCAACAGGCATGCGTTACCGTCTCCGGAAAAGACGCCGCGGCGACACCGGCACCGGGACAAGAGGAATGCCAGAAAGCGGCGCCGCAGGCGCCGCTTTTTCTACTGGGCAGGTCCCGTTAGCGCAAGGCGCTGGTGCCGTTACAACCGGCGGTTTTGGTGCCGGAGCAACGGACGTTGTCGGTTTAGGAAACGGTCCCGGCGGCAGCGTCGACTTGGCCTTGGGCAGCTCGGGCTTTTCGGGCTGCGCTACCGGTGGCGCGGGTTCCGTCAACGGTTGACAAGTGGGGCATTTCGTCCAGGAAAGCCCGTCGCCCGAGCGGACGCGTCCGGTTCCCTTGCAGGTCGCGCAATTTGGATCGACGGGCCTCGGCGCCGGGTCGTCGGGCTTGGGCTGGGGCGCGCTAGGAAGCAGAGCAGCATAAGCAGCCTCTGCAGCGACCATGCCGATATAGTCGGGAGCGGGCGCCGGGGCTTCATAAGGCACCGCCGGGGTGAACAGCAGGAAAAGCCACTCAAACATGTTAACGTCTCCCAGAGCCAGAGTTAAATGTTGCCCAACGCGCCCCAGTTGCGCAGCGGCTTGCGCTTCCAGCCGTTGAAGCTCGAGAAGGCGATCATGTCGCGGTTCTTGAGGTCCGACCAGCGCGCCCAGAAGGCGCCGATCGGGATCACAAAGTTTGTGTCCATGATCTTGCGGCTTCCGTCATTCCAATTTCCCCAGCTGTTTTGGACGCAGATCAAGGGCTCTTTGTAAACCTCGATAATCTCGGGGCGATCGTCCACCGCGATATAGGCCATCGCGTGCGCCCAGCCTTTTGCGGTGCGCTTTGAGACGCCGTACTGATCGCGCTGGTCCGAGAAGGATTCACCGCCGCATGAGCTCACGCCATAACCGTTGGCGAGCATGTCCCGCAGTTCTTCATAACTGTTCAGGACCGTCGTCGTGCGGATAAGGTGCTGGCGGCCAATCTCGAGCCAGGATTTCGGCGGCGTAGAGGAGCCGTAGATCCCAGCCGCGCGGGCTGAATACTGCTCGAAGTCAACCTTGATCTCGGGGTACGCCTTGCGGAGCCAGAGCCCCGACTCCTTCATGACAACCCGGGCGGCGTCGCTGCAAAACCAGCCGTCCCCGCCATGACGGCGCCAATTGTAAATCGCTTCAGTACTGAGCACGCCATTGAGTCGGGCCTTGTCGGAGATCTCCGGCGCGCCCTCGACGTTACCAGTCTCCTCGTCGGCCAGTCCGCTGGTAATGTCGGTGCACATCGTGACCAGCCCGGCGTTTCGGGTCGACCACGAAACACAGTCGCCCCGCCCCTGGGCTCCGCCCGGGAGGCAGTCCGGGTAGAGCGAGTAAACATCCAGGAACGGGAGACTGAGCTTTCCTTTGCCTGTTTCCTCGAGGCCGTAGGCCGAACAGGCCATTGCGCCCTCGGGAATGCCACCTGCCTCGGCGATGGCGGCCTTGAGCATTTCAGTGCGCTCAGGGTCGCACAGCGCGCCGACGAAACCCTCTTCGTAGGCCTTCTGTACGTCGAAAACCGAATCAAAGAAAACTTCGCCGTCCATGGCAACCTCACTAACTGGTTCAGGCGTCTTCCGACGGGGTCTCGGGCTCGACGGCCGGGGCTTCGGGCTCGACCGGGGTCTCGGGGGCGGCGGGCTCCTCGCCCTCGTCCTCTTCGACCTCGACCTCGACCTCTTCCTCCTCCTCGGCCACGAGCGTCACGCCGAACGCACCGGGCTGAGCCGGGGGCAGCGTGTCGCGGGCCACGAACTCGAACACCGCGGGCTCCGAGCGGTTGCCCGCATCGTCCACGTCGACCAGCGTGAGAACGACCTTGTCGTCCTGCTTCACGCGGATTTCACCCAGATCCGTGGAATCAGCCGAAAACACCTTGACCTCGCCGACCGCGACGCCGTCGACGGCCACCGCGAGCTGACGCTCCACCACGTCCTTGTCGGTCACGGGACCAACGGACACCTTATACACAAGCACGTCTGCCATAACATCTCTCCCAATTTGTTTGACTCTCAAAGACTTTGGCCTCGGCACGCTGCCGATGACCCACAAAATGACGACAACCGCCAGTACGTAAAAAACGAGTATAGTGACAAAAGTCGCGTCCATTGAGCCCCCTTAGCGGGCCGAGTCCGCGATAATGTTGCACGCCTCGATCAGCTTGGCGCGAACGGCATTGTCGACAGTAACGACGTCTTTCGGGTCGCGCTTGCCTTCGGGGTCCAGTTCGCGCAGCTTCCGGTCAAACACCGCCTCGATTGCCGCGTCGAGCCCGGGGTACTTGCCGCGCATCGCATCATCAATGGCGTTCTTGAGCGTGTTTGCCTGCCACAGCGCCACCTGCTCGGTCGTCTTGATGAGCCCCGTTTTGATGTCGCGCTGCAAAACGGTCACCATCGCCGAGTAGACGCCGCGCACACGACCCTTGTCCGCGGGCGCCGCGTTGGCGAGCAGCTCGACGATCTTGGCGTCCGTCGGCGCTGCAGGCTCTGGCGGCGCAGGGGGCACCACGGGCGTGACCGGCGTCACAGGCAGCACGGGACCATCCGGTACCTTGATCGTGATGCCGTTGGGGAACAGCAGGGCAAAGGCGAGCAGGAGCCCAGCAGGCCAAATGAGCTTCTTCATGGTGTTCACCCCGCGTGCGGATGCTTGTGGTCGAGCAGGATCTTCATCAGGAGCGAGCAGGCCTCGACGCCCTCGGGGCAGCCCACCTTATCGAAGTACTCACGCAGCGCCGCGATGTTGAGCAGTTCGTCGACGAGAAGGATGCCCGTGTTATCGTCCGGGGCGACCGGCAAAGTCGGGTCCACCACCGGGGGCAGCTTGGGCAGCCGGGTCTTGACCCAGCCATAGATATCTTTGCCGAAGGCCGCGAGGACCACACCGGCAAACAGGAGCAAAGCGATCAGCTGAAAGGTAGTCATGGCGCCTCCATACAAATCTGCCGTTCATGACAGAGTCTAGCAGAACTTCATGTTTTGGGTACGAGGATATACGGCTTGCCGTTGATTGTGATCGTGCCGCCCAGCTCGATCGAGGCGTCCTTGAGCTTAGAGTACGGCACCTTGCGGACACCGTACAGCGCCTGAATCTCTCGGATGTCGCCCTCCTGGGGCTCGGTGACGTTCGGGTCGTAGTAGGGCGCCATCAGGTTGCCGTTGGCCAGGTGGGGCAGGCCCAGGGCGTGACCCAGCTCGTGGCACATCACGGCGACGGCCATGTTGAAACTCCAGGCCTCGGCCTCGTCGTACATCTGGTCAAGCTGGATGTTCTCGTGCACGCCGCAGGGTAGTTCGCTCCAGGCGAGCGTGCCGCCGCGAGCGTCCAGGCCGCTTTTCTTGCCCTTGCCCGAGCGGGCCAGGATGTTGGCCTTCTTGGGGTCTTCCACGTATTCGGGCTCGATGTTGCAGATCCGAGCCCACTGGCCAAAGGCGATGTCGTAAGCCTGCTTGGCCTGCTCGGCGTTGATGCCCGGCAGCACGAGCTTGGGGTGGTATGTGATCGCCTTGTGCGGCCACTTGCACTCGGTGTCGCTGGCCGTGAAGTTGAAGTCGGGCAGACCGCAGCGACGGCGCTCGAGCACGTGCGCCGTGGTCTCGTCGACGCGGCCATCCGGATCCAGGCCGTGGAAGCGCTGGTACTCGCGGATGGCGCGCGTCAGCTCTGCGCCCTTGATCTGCCGAACCTGCGCCCAGGTCTTCTTGCCGAAGTACCCAAACGCGAAAAGCTTGCGCAGGATCTCTCCGGTCGGCAGAACGTGAGTTGATGGCATCCTTGCCATGATAGTCGCGTCCCTGCGAGAAATATTGTTATTCGCCGGACGGCCTGTGCATATCTCCTAGCCACAGCAACTCGTCCAGCGCTTCGTCGTCCGCGCTGTCGCTGAGGTCGTAAACAGCTTCCAGCAGCGGATTCTCTGATTGTAACAAGTCGGGTGGGCAGTGGTCACGCCACAGCAGGTTAAGCTGTCGGCGCAAGCGCATCGTTGCCAGCGGCCCAAGATTTCGCAGATCGCGCATGTCCAGGCGGATTTCGCTCGCTTTGCGCTGCTCGCGGCAGTGGATCACGATCTGGACAATGATCGAGATGACCGAGATCACCAGGAGCGGACTGAACTCGTAGCCGTGGGGAGCGCGAAACGCGATTTCATCCTGAAGTCGGTTTCGCAACTTCTTGAGGGCCGGGGAGTTCTCGATCCGCTCCTGGAGATCTGATTCGGTCATGTCATTCCTTCTCGGCGCGGATGCGCTCGACAGCAATGGCTTCCATGTAACGATACCGGGCGTCGATCATGGCTTCCCTCACGGCCACGCGGGCCGAGATGTACTTCCATACGATCGCCGCGTTGACGATGATCACCTGCGCAGCGCCTAGCAGCGCCGCGAGGCTCTTGTTGATCGTCTCCGCGTCACTGCCGCTGATCCAACCCAGCACCACGCCCACCGCGACGAGGTTGGTGATGGCCGAGACGACCATCGTCCAGAACTCTGGGGTGAACCAGTCATTCGAGCCGGACGGCGCCACCTCGTCGGCGGCCTCCCCCAGCTCGCGAAGCTCGGCGCGCATCACCGAAATCGGCTGCTTAATTGCCATAGCGATTTTTCTCCTGTTGCTACGAGGCGGGGCTATTTTGCCAAGATACGCCACTTAGCGCAACTCCTAGCGCCGCCCAAAAAGGGGAGGGACCACCGCGTGCATCATTCCGGCCCAAAGGCCCATGTCCTGGAGCTTGTCCTGCGCCGCCGGTGTGAGCCCAGCCAGGGCGCCCAGCGTCTTCCCGGCGATATTGGCAGTGGCCAGCCCGACCCCCGCCGAGACAAAGCCCTTGATCACGTCAACCGGTCGGATAATCGGAGAGTTCATTCCGGCGCTGATGCCGCTCATCATGCCCGTGGTCACCGCGGCGTAGTTCGGGGGTGTGTGCATCCCGCCAGGGTTGTAGAACCCCTTGTTGACGTCCGCCCAAGCCGCTTGGTTGAACTGGGGCACCTTGATCGTCGGGGCGTAGAGGCCGCTGTCCATGGACATAAGCGGACTCGGGCCGCGGTCGAAGCTGACCTTGTCCCGCATGTAAGGAGGCACCGTTCGGTTGTCGGTGAACAGGCCGTCGAGATAACTCGTGTTCATGGCGCGGCTGTTGGCATAGGCGTTCATGGCGCCAAAACCCAGCCCGCCCAGCGCACCCGCCGTGGCGAGCGACTTGCGCAGCTTGCCGCGCTCCAGGTAGCGCTCCGGAAACAAGTTTTCGGCCAGCGCCCCGCCACCGTAGCCCAGGCCACCCAAAATAAGCGCCGAGACGATGCCGTTGGTCATCGGGTTCGGGCCGCCCAGCATAGAGTTGGCCGTGTTCCAGACCTTGCCGTATCCCGGGATGAGCGACGAACTTCCCTGCTTGATAATGACGTCTTCCGGCGGCAGCTCGGCCTGCAGAATCCGGCGGGTGACGCCGTAATCAGCCATGCGTTCCCGGTAATCCGCAGCAGCCTTTTCGCTAAGCGGCCTGTGAGACCAGAGGGTAACGACGTTAGCCGCAGGCATCCAGGTCGCCACGGTGAGCGGCAGGATGTCGGCCGCCAAGGCCGCCTTCTCGTGGGCAACGCGGACCTTCGCCGCCGCGGGCAGCAACTCAGCCACCCGCTCGGGAACCCGCTGCCACTCAAAGATATCTTTGTCTGCCGTCATCGATGTCACTGCCGGATAAATGCCACCAGGCCGCCTGCGAGCAGCGCAGCCAGCGCAATCATGGTGTAGATGAATCGCGCGATCGGGTCTGTGGGGCGCTTGCGTTTTTTCATCGAAAAGCGGCCCTTACGAGGCGAACCAGGCCGCGCAGCGCGACATAGCCCCAGAGTACCACACCGGACAAGGCCAGAAAGACCATGACCGGCACGGTAAACACGGCCGTACCGAGCTTCTGCTTGTCGATTTGCCGCAGCAGGAGCCAGGCCTTAAGCCAGGCGGCGCGCGCCGGGTTGGCCACGTCGTCCGGGTTGACCGGCTCGGGGGCGGGCGCCGGTTCGGGATTGTCGGGCTTCTTGGGCTTCCACGGGAAAATTGGCATCTTTACCTCCGAATACCCAGGCCAAGGCTAGCCGCGGCCTGGTCGCCGTAGCGCTCGATCGCCTGGTCGAAAAGACTGGGCTGAGGCATCTCCCCGCGCGCCGCCTGCATCGCCAGCTGATAGCGGTATTGCGGGTCGCGGGCGGCGCGCCACATCTGGTAGTTGCGCTGCGACTGGAGCATGAAGTCACCGCGCTCCTTGGCCACGCCGAGCTGGTTGCCGACGTTCTCAAGCAGCGACTGGTTGGGGTCAAACTGCATCGGGCCCTGAATGGCGGCCGGATGGAAAGCCCGGAGCGCCTGGTCGATGTAGACGCTGCCGCCCTTCTCTATTTGCTCGACCTTTTTGTAGTAGGCCGGGTCTTCGGACAGGTGATCCTTGGCAATTTCTTTGGCGACTTCTGGGTTATCTGTGTGTTCGCGCTCATGCTTCTTGCCTTCTGCCAAGGCCTCCGGGGGAAATTCGCTGTCGGGCTTGTGGTCCGCCTCGCCGCCAGGCAAGACGTCCGGGACTTTCTCGGCCGCTGCCTTGAGCTCGCCCCGGCTTCCGTCGACCTTTGCGATCTCGTTGGCGCCCAGGACGTTCTTCCGACGCACAGCGACCGTGATGTGGAACGGGTGGTCACCGTTGGGCAGGGCCGATAGGCCGTAGCTTTTGCGCAACGCGGCCAGCTCAGGACTGGCAACTTGAATGGCCCAAACGCGGCTGATGCCGTCGATGTTCTTGGGCGTGATTTCTTTGACGGGGCCCAGGGCATAGTGGAAGTTGTGCCCGCGCTCGTTGATCTTGTCCTTGCCGATCCGCTCGACCTCTTCAGCAGTCATCACCGAAATATGGGCATTGAGCAGCTCGGGCTTAACGTCCGGAACGTTCATCGCCCCAGCCAGAGGCAACTCGGCGCCTGGAGCTGTCATGGCGTCGAAAACGCCGCGCACCAGGGCGTTGGGCACCGACAGGAGCAGCCATCCGCTCTTGGAGACGTACAGCCGCCCGGCCAGATAATGGTTGGTTCCGTTGGCGGCGCCAGTCTTTGAAAGACAGGCCGCTGTGTTACCAGCGACGTAGGTCGGATGCAGTTTGATCGCTGCCGGGTCCCACGCCAAAGGGTCAAGAATGGAAAAGCCGTCCATGGCCAGCGCCTCACTTTAGTTTTGAGGGCGGAATGACGGACAAGTTTGCCGGGTTGTCTGCCGGGTTGGGCGTGCCGGAGGCGGCAACAGGCGTAATGAACGCAAAAAACTGCGGGCTACCCCAGTGAAGCACGCTGCCGACGCTCACCAAGCATAGGATGGGCTCGCCGCTCTTGCGCAGCACAGGGTAGATCGCCCGGTAGTGGACGCCCTCAATGCCTCGGTCGCTTTTGTCACGAGCTCGCTCCAACCCCTTGAGGTGGTTGTCGCGGAGATACTCTGGAATGATCTGCGACAGGCCGTGGTCGGCCAGATCGCGCTCGGTGAACCCGGTGATCGTCCAGACAGCGTCGTTGGCAAAAAGCACTTTGCCCTGGGCGTCGCAGACAATCACGGCGTCGGCTGAATAGTTAATGACCTTGATCAGTTCACTCTCGCGGGCGTTCAGCGCCGCGGCGTAGCGCCAAAGCAGCAGGGCGCACAGCACCGAGGCAGCCAGGGCCCACCAAGCGGCTACGGTGCGAATTTTTCCAGAACGCGGTTCGCTCATCATGATCGTAAAAGGGCTCATGGGTGAGCTTGCGTTTCTGTGCTGGTCCCGGCGATCGCCCGCGCGTGATACACCGCCGCAGAAGCGGTCGACAAAAGCGCCAGCGCCCACAGCAGGGTTCCGATCCAGGCGGCCGCGGAGAGCGTGTGCCGAAGTTTGCGGTCAGTCATCCTCGTTACTCCTGTTGTGCTCGTGGGTGATTTTCACCTTGATGCCAGCGCCGGAAAGAATCGACCACACAACGTCGGTCACCGCCGAGCCGCTCATTCCGGCAAACACGCAGATTCCGATCAGCCCGTAGATATTCTCCGAGTTTCGGTAGTGCTGGTACCAGAGCAGCGAAATCGCCAGGCCCATGCAGCCAGCATTCAGCATAGCGCTAAACAGCCCCAGCCGCGTCATTTTACGGGAAAACCGTAAATACGTGGCGAGACCCGCAAAGGAAGAAACTCCAAAAGCGCTCAGAAACACCCAGATTGGATGACCCGGCTCAAATAACATCCCGCTGGCTCCCGGCGCTAGGCTGTAAATGTTGTGTCGGTACCGCAAGCTCCTGGGATCCCCTACCACCAGGTCCGTCTCCAGCAAGCTGGAGTAATGCGGTGACTTACAAAGGCATATGTTCGCCCCGTGTGGCATTCACCGCGCCTCCGACCGTGTTCACGTCATGTCCTGACCACGGATCCTGCTACCCCGGAGGCATCCATGCCGCCGAAATAGCGCCTAACCAGTCGGCCACCACGACTAACCTGCGGTATTTGCGCGCTTTCGCGTGCAAACACTAATTTATCAGTTCGCGACAGACGGGCGCAAAACGGGTTGTCAAAGAGCTGCACCCATAGAAATAGCGCTAAACGGCGCGGCTGCATAGCCCCAACAGGCGGTTTTAGCGGCAATAGCGCGCGCGCTGACGGCGCCAGAAATCATTCTGGTCAGTGACCTGAATGTCGCTATCCTCTCCCCCGCGCTGAAATACAATGGCGCGCTCGACAGGGATTCCGTACACGGCGCCCCCGCAATCGGTGAGCACGGGGCTGATGCGGTAGTCCACCGGCTGGTCGTCGGGAAGCGCCAGCAGCCGCGTGCAGCCGCGCGGCGAAACAAGATAACCGTGCGTCCCCCAGAGCGAGCCGCGCAGCGCGGCGACATATTGGACGCGCAGCGTCACCTGGGCGTGCGTGGCGTGCAACGACCAGACGTCCCAGTCCCCGGGCAGCTCCAGCGCCGCGGCGGAAAAGATATCTTTGAAATCGCTAGAAAAGATGACGTCGTCCTCGAAGATCATCGCCGCAGGCCAGCCGTTCTCGAGCACGTGCCGCCAAATCTGCTTGTGGCTGTCGAGGCATCCGGCCTGGCCCGGGCGCAGCGCAGGGTAGGGCGACGCTGTGTACTCCACGCCGGGCCAACGCGTTACGGATAGACCGAGCCGCGCAAACTCCTGCGCCGCCAGCGCCCACCGGTCCAAACGGCGCTCGAGGTTGATGCAAAAAGCCGGTATGTGACGGTAATCAAGCGGCATCAGTAAAGAAACTTGTCTCGGTGCTGGGGCGGAATGCGCAGGAGCTGCGGCACGTAAGCCGTGCCGCTGAAAATGTACGCCCAGAGCCGCTCCAGAAAGTGCGCCTCTTCCGGTCCGCTGTGGTGCGAAACGGTCTTGCGCAGCTGCTCGTAGAAAGACACCGGGTGGCGGCAGATGGCTTCTCGACTTGCGGCGAAGCAGCCGCAATAGGTGATCGCCATGGTCACCGGGATCTTTCCAACGTGCTCCCGGATGTAGGAAAGCATGCCAGGCTTGTAGAGCTTGAGCGCGCCGCTGCGCACCTGGGGAGCGTATTTTTGGAGCTTCATGAACTCGATGCCGTTCCAGTACTCCGGCCGCACCAGAATGAACTGGCTGGCGCTGAATCCGTGCTCCTTGGCGGGCGCGATGTACCGCTCGAGCTGGTCCGCCGGGTACGCGTGGCAGTCGTCAATCCGACCCTGCAGAAAAATCGTCACGTCGTGCAGCCGGTCGTAGTTGTCGATGATGTGCGTCAGGTAGGTATGCGCCTCGCGGCCGACGTTGGGCAGGGTGGACCAGTTCGCGTTCAGTTTGCCCGGATACGGCGCGCCCTTGTTGTAGACGAACACGTCCAGCTTGTCGGTCCACGGCTCCGCCCAAGAGAGATCTTCGTTGTACCGCGCCAGCACCAGGGCGTTGGGGTGCTTGAGCGGCGGCATTCGGCCGCGCGAATCACCGTTCAGGTAATACACAACGTTCGGGTTCTTCAGCTGAACGTTGTCCCAGTCCACCGGCGGCAAGTTGCACAGCTCGCGCACGATGTTCATCTGCTTCTGCTTGTCGTCAACGTTCGTCGCCCAAGTGGCGTGGTGCATCACTAGCCGCACCGGGTCGACAAAGTTCTCGGTCTTCTCCGCGATGGGGCCGCCGTGCATGAACTGCTGGGGCGGAAGCAACACGTAAGGGACGCGTTGTTTTTGCAGAAAGTGATTGAGAAATTCCTGGTCTCCCAGGTACTGCGTGGTGTAATTCTGGCTCAGCACGGTCTTGAGCCAGCGCATCACCGCTGGCGTTTTTTTCATCATGAAAAAGCCGCCGTTCGCTACGCGCGACTTGCGGCGGTTGGGCTCCTCCAGCCAGTGCTCAGCCTGGCCGTAGCAGCACAGCGACGAGCGTGCGAGGCGGTCCTTCAGGTTGTACAGCGCGTCGGCGTCGAAGAACTGGATGTCGCCGTCGATCGAGCAGGCCACCGCGTTGAGAGGCAGCTTCGACATGAAATCGTAGAAGAACAGCATTTTCCGCTTGAGGCACTCGAACCACCCCGCGCTGCGAAAACCCTCGTAGCTCTCGTCAAGCGTCACCTGATTCAAATGGAGCTGGATCTTCGGGTGCGCCAGCGTCGAGCAGGCGTGGTTCACCATTTTCTGGAAGTCGGCCGTGTAGGTGATGCAGACCGGCAGAACGTCGGGCTTGTAAATCATGGGCGGTTTTCCAGGTACTTGGCGGCGGCGGTCAGTGCGCTGCCGATCACTTGGTGCATGTCGTAGTAGCGGTACTCCGCCAGGCGGCCGCCGAACAGGTGTTTCCTTTCCAACTTGACCAGCGCGGCGTACTGCTCGTACTTGGCCGTGTTGGCGGCGTCGGAGATCGGGTAGTACGGCACGGATTGCGGCTCCCAGGCGACCGGGTACTCGCGCGTGATGTGCGTGAGCGGCGACCGAGCGCCTGAGAAATGCTTGTGCTCAACGACACGAGTATACGGAACGTCGGCCGCCGTGTAGTTCACGATCGCGTTGCCCTGGTAATCCTCGACGGCGTGCTGCTCATGCTCGAACCGGAGCGTGCGGTATTCGAGCGGCCCGAACCGGTGGTCGTAAAACTGGTCGAGCCGCCCGGTGAACACCACCGTCCGCGCTCGTGCGTCCCAGGCCTCCCGCGCGGCGAAGTAATCCTGCTCCAGCTCGATCGTCGCCCCGTCCAGCAAGCGTTGCAGCAGGGCCGTGTAGCCGTCTTCGGGGATGCCCTGAAACGTGTCGTTGAAGTAGTTGTCGTCGAAGGTGAGCCGGATGGGCAGGCGGCGAATAATGCTCGCGGGGAGCTGCCGCGGATCGCGCATCCACTGCTTTTGCGTGTACCCGCGAATAAACACGCCGTAGATCTCTTCGCCGACCTGGGAAAGCACCCATTCTTCGAGGTTGGCCGGGTTCTCGATCGGGACGCGCACCTCGTCCAGCTTGCGCCGGGCCTCCTCGGGGGTCTGAACACCCCAAAGTTGGTAGAGAGTGAACAGGTTGATCGGAAAAGAGTACAGGCGGCCGTTGTAATGAACCTTGGGCCGGTTCACAAAGTTGTTAAAGTTTGCAAACTGCCGCACGTAATCCCAGATGCGCGCGCTGCTGGTATGGAAAATGTGCGGCCCGTAGACGTGAACGTCGATGCCGTTGCGCCGCTCCGTGTAGCAGTTGCCGCCCGGATGCGCCCGCCGCTCAATGACCAGCACCTTGCGCCCTGCGTCGAGGCACTGGCGCGCAAAGACTGCGCTGAACAACCCGGCGCCAACCAGTAGCACGTCGTACATAAGGCGCCTAGACGGGGTTTAGAACGTTAAGCACGTTGTCAAGCTTCATGGCCGCCAGCCAGGCCCAGCTGTCGTGGTGGCCGAACGAGACCACAAGACGCGCATCTGCGGCGGCGAGGCCCGCGGCAAATTCGACGTGCCCGGGGGCAAAGAAATGGAACAGCTCGGAAACGGCCTTCAGCTCAAACGGTTCGCGGGAGTAAAGCACAAATCGATGGCTGTACGCGCGGTAGCTTCCAATATAGGACCGCGTGGGAACCTCCTGGACGGACTCATGCACAACGCCCAGAAGCCTGTTTTTGCCAATGTCGATCAGTTGCGAACTACCTCGGGCGTGCTGCATAATTTCCGGCGTCGGCTGCGGGTAGTAGTAGCCCAGCAGCCGCGTCTCAAAGTTGTAGCGGGCCACTCGGGTGTCGTGCGCCGAGTAAAGCCACGCCATCTCGCCTTCAATGTTCATCCAGTTCTTTTCGTGCTGCTTGAAAGGGCACGGCAGCACCGTCAGGTCCGTCCAGTTGAAGTCCTCGTCAAACTCGAGCAGACCCATCCGCGCAAACACGTTGGAGTCGACGCGGCACTCGGGCACGTCAAAAAACGTAGCCGTGGCGTACCACCGCCCCTTCAACCGGAACAGCCGCGCATCCTCGGGCCCGTAAGTTTGCTTGAATGACGTGTCGACTTGTCTTTTTGGTTCCGCCAGCGGCTTCATGGACACGACGTTGTAGTCGTCGTCCAGGCGCGCCAACACCAGGTCGGAATGGACCGGGTAAACCACCGTGACGCGCGGCCAGCTGGAGTACCGCACCAGCGACACGAAACCGCCGTCGGGGTGGCGGGCTATGCTCGGGTTGCAGTACACCCAGCGGTCCTTGCGGCCGTGCAGCCACATCGGATAGTAAGAGCAGCCCACTAGCCGATCGAGGCTCTTCGTCTCGAGCGCGCGATAGTAGCGCTCCAACCGACCACGGTCTTCCATGTCCCTCTCACAGGATCTTGGCGGCAACCAGGCAGCCACGGGCCACGGCGTGGAGCGGATCCTTGGCGTGCCGGACTTCCTTGATCGCGATCGGGAAGCCGTTCTCGACGAGCTTCTCATGAAACCGTGGCACAAAGCCCTTGGCTTGGCTGGTGCCACCGGCAATGACTACCGGGAGTGGATTCTTGAACTTGGGGAGCAGCTTGTGGCCCGCCATGGCCGCAGCGAGCTGCTTGGTCGTGTAGTCGATAAGCCGCTCGTAGTAGCTTGAGACGGCCGAAAGGATCGCGCTGGCGTTGGGCTGGCCGATCGTAAACTCGCCGTGCTCCTTCTCGGCCTGAACGACGCTGTCCGGCTCGCCGGTGGCCACCGCGGTCATCCGATCGATCCAGTCGCCGCTCTTGGTGGTCGAGAACATCACGGTTGGTTCGCCGTTGAGCATCACGCAGCAGTTCACCATTCCGGCGCCGCAGGAGAGCGCCAGCCCGGTGTAGTCGTCGTTCTCCAGCTCCGAGTAGCACAGGGCTTCAGCTTCGTTGATCGCCCGGGCCTCGTAGCCACACTCGCCCAGGATTCGCGTGACGACGTCCTCGTGGTAACCGACGTCGAAGTCTTCGTCTTCTTGGTCGACGGGCTGCGCCGGAATGCAAAACACGAGCTTCTCGCCGGGTTGCGCGGCCTTCCCGGCCACTTCCTTGAGGATGTAGGCCAGGACCCGCTGGGCGGCCTTCTCTTTCACGCTGACCACGCCCTTGTGCATGGGGCGCTTCGCTGAGTCGTTGCGCTCGATGGCCTTCTCGATGGCATCCTTACCCAGGATGATGAAGCTGCCGTCCTCGTCCTTCACGAAGACTCGCCCGGTCAGGCCCTTCTCGATCATCTTCGTGGCCACGGGGGTCGTCGGCTTGATCACGTAAAACGCGTCGCGGAAATCCTTGTACTCGACCTGCCCGACCTGCGTCGTGCTAGTCGTGGTGTTCTCCTTGGCGTCCTGCGCGAGCACGATGAACGAAGTACCGACGTCGAGACCCTTGGCCATGATTATCTCCCTTTGAGTTGCGCCAGTTTGCTGACTGACGCGTCGATGTTATCAGACTGCACGGTTTTCGTCCCAATCTGCTGGGCGGCCTGCTCGGACCGCTCGATGCCCGCCGTGCTGATTTCCGAGACGACCTTTCGCTCGTCAATAGATATCTTTGGAGCCTGCCGCGGCGCAAGCTCGCGCTCGGCCCGCGGGGCGTCGGCAAAGAACCCGGCCTTGGGCGGCGGGGCGTAGCGGTCCCGCAGCGCACGGTACAGGGAGTCGGCCCGGCCGGTCAGGTAGCCCAGCGCGAAGGCTAAGAGCAAATAGACAGTCTCATTGTTCACAGTTGGGCTCCCAGACGGCGTTTGGGTCCACGGCGCCCATGGAAACAACGGGCAGGGTCTCAAAGATCGACTGCTGCGACTTAATCGTCTCAAGCAGCTCAAGACTGGCGTCTCCCACAAACTCCGGCAGGTCGTCGATCCAGATGTCGATCCTGAAGCCCTGCTCTTCAGCGACGGGGCGTTTGGGTTGGCGGCCGGTAAATACTGCGCCCGAAAGAAGCTCAAAAGTCGCGCGGCCCAGCACGTCGGCGACCAGGACGCGGTTCTCGATCGTGTCGAAGCGCGCCGTGACCAGAACGACCTTGTGGCCCCGTTTGGCGCAGAGCCGCACAAACAGCCGCCAAAATTCGATGTCCGAGGTGAACGTGCAGTCAAAATCTAAAGCGATTGTGGTGTCGCGGCGGGGCGTCATGCGTGCAGGTCTCCCATGTATTTAACGGCGATATAAGTGCCCAGGAAGGCGCCGCACGCCAAAGGGATCAGATACCAGGGGTTGTCCATGTAGCTTCGAACGCCGTAAGCCCCCAGGCTGTACAGAACAGCGCTGATCGCGCTGGAAGTAAAAGCCTGCTTCCGACTGACGCACAAAACGTACAGAGCGTAGAGAATGTCAAAGAACACGTACACGACGAACACCGTCAGGGCGGTCGTCCAGCTAAAGTCACTCACGATTTGGGTTCGTACTCCAGGTTGGTCATGTATTTCTCGATGATGCTCGCCACGTCATCTACGGTGATCATCTCCATGCAGCGGCCAATCCACTGCCCTGTAGGCAGCATCACCGGCGCGACGCACAGGCTGTTGTTCTTGCTATCGCCGTCGTCCAGCGGCACCACGCGACTCTTCCAGCAGCCGCCCATGTCGCAGCAGGAGAGCATGCCGCAGGTGTGCAGGTAATGGTGGTTGGGCCCCTCTTCCCAGTGCGCGGGCTCGCGGCCCCCGGCGATCGTGATGTTGGCCCGGCTCTTCCGGTTGAACCGCGGATGAGGCGGCACAGCATAGGCTAGGTGCATCGGGAAGCTCACGCCGGAGATCACGCCGAAGGAGTGCCAGACCAGGCGGATCAGCTGCCGGGTGTCGGTCTTGCCAACGAAGTTGAGCAGGTTCGAACCCTTGAGTTCCGGGTGGGTGTGCTCCTTGGCGCCGACCTGGACGAACCAGACACCGGGAAACCGGTCGACCAGCGCCTGGTAGCGTTCGAAGTCCCAGGCCTTGGCCGTGAAGTCGCTCTTGTGCCCGGCGTTGATAATCCAGTACGGCACGTCGCGGCCCAGCAGCTCGTGGACGGCGCTCAGCCAGCCCTGCTCCGCGGGCGTGATCTCGATTACGCTATGAAACTGGCACGGCTGGATGCGCAGGTTGAGCATCTGCGCGATGTGCTCGGCGAAGGCCGTGGAGAACCGCACCGGGTGCGTGTTGCTCCGGTGGATTGTCGGATACTCGGCCTGGAGCATCACCACGCCGGGGTCGTTCTCGCTAAGCGGCGTGATGTACGGCGAGCCCTCGAAGATCTCGCGGGCCGGGCAGCGGACGTCCGTGATGAACTGCCCGGGGTAGCTGTCGTGAAGGCTCTTGATGGCGAAGAGCAGCATCACGATGTCGCCCGGGCTCTGCCAGTTGCGGAAGATTATCTTTCGCGCGCCGTCACTCATTTTTGTGTCCACCACACACAGCTCTGATGCTCTGCGGTCGGGAACCGCTGCGCCACTGCTTCCGCGACAGTCTTCCAGTCGTAGTCGTCACCGGCCAGGATTCCGCCCGGCGCAACCTTCGGCCACCAGACATCGATGTCGCGCAGCACCGCGGGCGTGCTATGGTCGCCATCAATAAAAACTATGTCAAGCGACCCGTCGGCAAACTGCGATACGGCCAGCTCGCCGGGCAAGGGAACAGCGTCGACATTCAGAAACGGAAACGTGGTTTTAACCTGCCGCACGTAGCTGTTGATTGACGGCAGCGGGTGCCCGTCCACCATGTTGTTGAGATTCCCCGCAAAGGACTCAACCGAAATCACGCGCAGCTGCCGGTCGCGCGTCGCCGCGGCCACAGTGACGGCGGAGCCGCCCAGGTACGAGCCGACCTCGACAAGCGTGCCGCCGTGTTTCACGCGCCGCGCCAGCGAGATGTACTGGTTCATCGAGCCTGAACCGTCGGCATGCAAGGACATCATCCGGTGAATGTTGCCTGCTTCGATCGCCCGCGACAGCCACGCCGGAGAAAGCTCGCCCCAGCAATCCGCCACTTCGGGCGCCAATGCAAACATGAGCGGCCAGTAGTTCAGTGCGTCCCGAAACAGGTGCTGCTGCTCGGCCGGGATGTACTGGAGCGGGTCACGTTTCCAGACCGAAAGCGCGCCAAAATGCAAGAAGCGCAAGAAATGCGCATAACCCCAGCGCTGGCTCTGGCCTTTCTCCAGCCGCTTTTCGGCGTGAGCTGCCGCCCAAAACTTGTCGCTGCCGCCGCAATGCAGCGCGCGCATGGGCAACTTTCGGGCGGTGTAGTTGATCAACTGCGCGCCATCCCAGGCCACCACGTCGCTCTCGTAACGCCAGTGCTGGCTCCAGGTCTCGTTGGGCAACAGCTCCACGTTCTGGCTGCGCGTGCGGGCGAAGATCACCGAGTTGAGCACGCCCTGGTCGCCGTGGCCGACATAGCGCTTCTCTGCCTGCGGGCCGTATGCCGCCTGGTTCGTCTTGAGCGCCCAGTCGGCCAGGATTTCGCGATTTTCCGGCGTGAGCGGGCAAAAGTAACACGAGGTCGACATGTACGGCCCGGTCTCGCCCGCTGCGATGCCGTACGGCGCGTATTCCTTGCCGTAACGAACGCCGTTGCCGTCCTTGCCGCCCCGAAACTTCCCGTCCGCCTGGCACTGCGCAATCACGTCGCGCACGTCGCTGGCAAACACCAAATCGGAATCGAACCCGACCAGAAAATCATATTCACAGGACAGGTCATGCGCCGCGTAGGCCTTGAGCTGCCACGCGCCGGGTACGCGTTGCGGCGCCTGGAAGAACTCGTGCGCATAGACCCGGATGCGCTCGTGCTTGAGCAGCTCGCGCTGCTGCTCGGTGAGGGCCTGGTTGTAATGGCCGCTCGACACGACGGCGATGTCCAACTGCCAGTCCGCGGGCCAATCTCGGGTGTAGTGCAGCAGCGAATTCACCGCCGCCAGCGTCCCGGAAAAGAACAACCGGTCGGATACAGTCAGCGCCAGGATGCGCATACCTTCACGTTCCTTGTGTCAGCGCCCACCAGGCGTTTTCCCAGAGGTGCAGTTGCGAGTAATAAATCCAATCCCGCGTGAAATCGATTTCCGCTGCCGGTACGATGAACAAGGTATCGTGACGGAAGGTCACAAAAATCATCGCGTCAATCATGTCTGTTGTGTAGCGCTTGTCCAGATTTGTCGTGTCCTCGGGAGACAATTTCTTGCCTTTGCGACGACGCAGACTATATCGCAGCTGCCGCAACTCGGGCCGCCCCTTCACGCCAACCAGCTCTGTTTTTACCTGGACGCGCCGCAGCGTACCTCCTGCGTCAGTCAGCAGGTCGTAACCCACGTCAACGTTGGGAAACGCTGAAATAATCCCGTGTTTCAGTAACTGCGCTGCCGCGTGGTGCGCGCCCGCCTGGCCGACCATTTGCGGCGTGCGCGGAAGGTTCTGCCCGTGCATAGTTTCCGTGCCCCAAAGAACGCGCCCAGTCCCTTGGGCGCTTGCGCGAGGGTCGCCCCTCGTCGTTGTGCGGTTATTTGTGCGAGGCGGGCTGGGCGCTGGCAGCAGGACCGCTCGTGTCCCGCTTGTGCTCGTGTTGCGTAGGGGCGAAGGACGCGCTCGGACGGCGCTAGGAACCCAGCTACCAGCGTTAAGCGCGCAAAGATATCTTTGCGCAGCATCCCGGCACCCCGGCTGCCCGATGGAGTGCAAAGACGGCCCGGTTCGGAAGACCGCTTTCGCAAGTACTCTTTTCGACTCGGCGCGGCCGCATGAAGCGAATGCAGCCGATGTCGAACCGCCTCCCTGCGACTTTCCCGCGTGTGCCCTCCGTGTGGGGTATGAACCATTTCGAAAAGTCTATGCGGCTCCGAAATATCGCGCAACTACCGCGCTGGCTACGCAACAAAGGTAACGTCGCGGCTCAGTTTGGCATACGCGCCATACATTCCGAGGGGGGCGGCAACGGCACAGCGTAATGGTCTTGCTTGTCGTCATACGCGTTGAAAGAACGCGGTCGATTGGCGCACAACCAGGCTTCGTACTTGAAGCGCCCCTGGACGTTTTCGGGGTGCTGGTCGTGAATGGGGTGGTACAAACTAGCCAGGTAACCCGCCGTTGCCCACCAAAAATTGCCAGAGTAGTGGGGCGGATGAGGGTACCACAAGGTGCCGTACGTGTCGTATTGCTCGAGCACGGCCACAGCCGTGCGCCATCGTGCGATGCAGAAGTGCTCCATAAACCGACGCCAGCGATTGCGGCAGCGGGTCATGTTGGACGCGCCCTTGCCGTGGAAATAGAGAAAAGGGGTCTTTGGATCTGAGGTCTGGGCGGCTAACCACAGGGCTTCCAAGGTCACGCCCTCATACAGCCCGTCGGCCTCGGGGCCGTGGACGCGCACATGCTTGAGCCAAGGATAATCCGCGGCAAACCCAGGACCGCTCGGGTAGTTGGCGTCTTTGGCGCACGTGTACGGGTCGTCTACAACGAGTGGCGGGCCGACCACCGAGAGATGCACATCGGCGGCCTCGGCCAGGCCCGATTCCTCAAGCGCCAGAGCCTGTTCAGCCAGCAGCAACTGCCCGATGTTCGAGCCATTGGGATGCCAGAGGTGCCAGTAGACTTGCGGGCGCAGCATGTTACTTGCGACAGTCCAGATAACCGGTCGGAAGCTCTACGCGCGTCCCGTCGGCGCGGTAAAGCTCTAGTGTACTCATGGGCCGCAAATCGGCCTTGGGCACGAAATACGATTCGCGGGCGTCATGCGGATTGTCGCGGTACTTGGTTTTGATAGCCTCGTGACCGTACAGCCATCCTTCGGGAAAAGCTTTGACAACCGTGCCCGCAAATTGAATCGTGAAGAACACGTAGCGGCGGTCGCGGGGCTCGTCATCCCGAATAATCAACCGTGCCACCGGGTTGTTGCTAGCCCGAATTTCAATGTCTGCGCCGTAGTCGGCTGCGACGTGAAACGTGTTGATGGGAAGCTCGTGGCTGTCGTCGCCACACATCCGGGCGAACGCAATCTCCGCGGAGCACCCGACCACTTCCTCGATCAGGCGCGTGTCGAGCGTGCGCGAAATCGACTTGGCGTGGTTAAGGTCCTGGCGCTGCGAGTCGGCCATCCGCTCGACCGCGGCGGCGCTGGCGTAATGAAAATCCGAAACCGGCAAGTGGATTTCGAGCTGCTCGGCAATCGTGGTTGTGTGCATGCTGCCCCTCGTGGAAAAACACCAAAAGCGGCAGTCTATCCCCCGCACGAGGAGCGTCAAGCGAAACTACAGCCGCTCCAGGATGGTCGTCACGATCGGGTGCCGCACCACGTCGGAGTTGGCAAACTGCACGGCCGCAATGTTGCGCGCCTTCTCCAGCTTACCGACCACCTCGCGAAGCGGCGGCGGGCTGAACGGCAGGTCGCTCTGCTGCGGGTCTCCCGTGATGATCATCTTGCTCTTCTCGCCAAAGCGCGTCAGGAAGAGCTTGAGCTGGGTGTACGTGGCGTTCTGCGCCTCGTCGAACACGCAGATCGCGTTGTTGAACGTCCGGCCGCGCATGTAGCACAAGGGCGCCAGCACCACGGCCTTGTTGATGACCTCACGCTTGGCCGATTGCTTGCCGACCAGCGTGTCCATGGCGTCGTACAGCGGCTGCATGTACGGGTTGACTTTCTCGCCAAACGTGCCGGGAAGAAAACCCAACTTCTCGCCCGCCTCGACGATCGGCCGCGTCAGAATGATCGTTTCAGCCTGCTTGGTCAGGACGGCGTTGATCGCGTACGCCATCGCCAGAAACGTCTTGCCAGAACCGGCGGAACCCAGAAGAAACGTGACGAGATTGCTTTCAAGCGCGGCCCAGGCCGACTTCTGGGCCGGAGTGCGCCAGGTGATCTCGAGCGGTTGGCGAACCTGCTGCTCGCGGACTTCCTGGCGCTCTTGTCGGCGGCGGGCTTTTTCAGCGGTTTTCTTTTCCGCGGCCCGCTCTGGTTTCTTCCGCATAACGCCCGGGTTCCTTTCCGTGGCTGTCGGGAAAGATATCTATTACGACTTGCTCGGCTGGGCTTCCTCGGGGCGGAGGTCTTCGCTCTTGCTGGGCTCGGGGCGCTTTACCTCGACCTGCTTCGAACTCTCGCTGGAAGGCTTGGCGCCGTCGACCACCGGTTCTTCCTTCTTCTCAGTGAGCTTGTAGACCGAACTGGCGGCCCACTTCACGGCGTCACGGACCGACTGGGTCTTGACCATTGCGTTGATCGGCGCGGGCGTGGTTTTTTCGCGGGCCTGCTCCTGCTGCATCGCCGCCTGGCCGGGCGAGTGGTACTGAAAGCCCGGCGGCGCGGTGCGCTTGGCCACCGGGGCCGGGGCGGGCTTGGGCGGCATCTGAAGCATCTTGGGCCGGGCGGTTTGCGCCGGAAATGTCGAGTTGGCCGCTTTCTTTTCTTCCTTCTTTTTCTTCTTGCTGCCGACCGGGCGGCACGAATCCTCGCTGTAGGGCGCCTTGCCCGGCACCGGCTCGTAGCCGGACCAGCAGCGCGCGGCCTTCATGGTGAGCTCCACGGCGGCCTGCTTCTCAACCCACTGTGTGTAGATGTCGCGAATGTTCATGCGTTATTCTCCGTAGACTTTCCTAGTTTAGCAGTTCAACTTCCAAACGCGGCCTGGCCGGTTGCCACCGCCTGCGCCAGGGGGGATTCAGGGTTGTCTAGCGCGCGGCGCAGACGCATGGCGTTGTTGTAGGCCAACTGCGCCTGCTCGGTCGTCTTGATGTTCTGGGGGTCGATTTCACGGAGTAGGGGGACGGCAATAAAGCTTGGCAGGCTGGTGAGCTTTTTGAGCTGCTCGACCTGCTGCAGCTTGGCCTTGGCTGCCTCGGGGTTCATGGCTGCGCCTGCCGCCGAGCGAATCTTGTCCATCCAGCCGCCACCTGCGCCAACCTGCTTGTTGACGTCGGCGACGACGTCCTGGCTCAGCAGCGCCGAGAGATCCTGCTTTTCGGGAACCTGTGCGCCAAACATCCCGGCCAGGCTCTTGATGCCGCCGCCCACCATCTTTTGCGCGTTGTCGCCCAGCATGCCCGAACCAGCCGCACCAACACCGGCTACGCTCAGGCCAAGCAAGCTCAAAAGAATCCCGCCAAGCCCGCTGCCCTCGTCGCCCGAGTTCATCATCATGCCGACCAGTGCGAGCGGCAGGCCGATACCGATGGCTGCTTTTGCCTCGGTGGGCAGGTTGTTGAAAGACTCAATGAGCCCGCCCGTAAAGGCACCAAAGCTTTGCGGGTTGTTCTGCGCTGCAGGGGGCGGCGGCGAGACCGCGGCGGCCTGGGCTACATAATTTTCGCGCGTTTTTTCTTCAAACGCCTGCGCCTGCGGATCAGGCGGCGCCTCATCGCCGCTGGCGCGCCGTTGCGCATCCTCGACAAACTTCTTGGCTTCTTCGGCTTTGTCGGGGTTAGCGCGAAGCAGGTGCGTTACCGTTTTGCCGAATTGGTCATTGACCGCTGCCGGATCGGCGTCTGGGGCGGCGATGAGTTTTTCAAACTCCTCGCGACTCGTATCGAACTGCGCCTGCTGGTCCGCCTGGTACGACTTGACGTACGTGTCCTTGTACGCCACTTCTCGGGCCTGGTCCGCCTGGGCGCGGCTGCCGGTTGCGGCCAGCGTTGTGTCGAATGCCGACTGGCCCGCCTGCGCGGCCTGCGTCTCCAGCGGCCCGGCTTGCCCCTCTGGCGTAAAGGCCTGCTCCTGGGCGTACCGGAAGAAATCGCTGTCCTGGAGCGTCGGTACGGCCTTGTACTCGCCTTCGGTTTCACCCGGCCGCACCACCGCAGGCGAGCCAACCTGGCCGGTGCCAAAGCCAGCATTGACGCGAGCGGCGTCGGCGTGAAAAGCCTGCGGCAGCCGGTCGGGGTTCAGCTGGCCCAGTCCGGAAGTGTCGCCCGTCTGGAGCGCCTGACCCTGCTCGATCGCGACTTGCTCGCTGGGCTGCACTTGCTGCGTCACAAAGTCGTTGCGAGCGCCTTCGCCAGCCCGGGTACCCTCGACAGCGCCTGCGGCAACTGCCGAGCCGAACTGCGTGCCGTACGTGCCCGCCGTGGACGCCAGGCCGCCGGTAGCTGGCGCAGCCTCGGCTACAGCGGGCGCCATCGTCGGCGAGACAGCCGGTAGTGCCGCCGAAGCGTTGGGGTACATCATCCGCTCGTAACCGCGGGCGAGCGCGGGCACACCGGCGCCAATCATGCCGCCACCAAACGCGCCAAGCTGCAGGTTGCTGCCCAGTCCCTGTCCGGCGGCGATCTGCTCTTCGCGCGTCTGAGCGTTGGCGATGTCGTCGGCGGCGTTGTACGCCCCGATGCCCATGCCAACTCCAGCGCCGATCCGAGAAGCCGTGTTGGGAAACAGCTGCCCCATCGCCGGGTTGAGCATCTGCCCGGTCGTTTGGAGCAATTGCCCGCCACGCGGCGCGACCTTGCCCAGCGCGCCCAGCGTCGTGCCAAGGCCAGCCGTGGCGACCGCTGTGGGCACCTGCTGCATGGCAAAGTCGCCCACGCCGTAAGAAACGTTGCCGATGCGGCTCGCCAGCGAGTTTGGCCCTGCGGCTTCGGTGAGCTCGCGCTGCAGCTGGTTGATCGGCTCTTCGTTATGGACGACGACCTGCTGCTGACCGCCCGGGCCAGTCACCGTCTCAACACGCGGCGCGTTGGGCGCAATGCCCTCTTCAATCATTCGCGTGGTCTCGCGCCCCGTCGCGTCCATCTTGTCCATGTCGTTGATGGAGCGCGTTGAGTAGGTGTCCCAGTAATCCTGGCGCTCGCGTTCGGCTTCGAAAGCGCGCTGACGCTTGTCGTAGTCGGCGCTTCGGGCAAGTTCTTCCGGCGTGAGCGCTCGGTTACCCAAAGTCAAAACAGATTGAAGCTGCTTGTAGTCGGCTTGCTCCTGCGGGTTGAGCGGCTGGGGCGCACTCCAGGGAGAAGTTACGAACTTGCCGATTTGCCCGACCCCGGCGTTGATCCCAGCGCCCAGCGAAGCTCCGCGCAGCGCCATGTTCTTGCCGGTGAGATACGTTCGATTGGCAACGTCGGCTGCGCTAGTAACAGCCGGATACATGACGCGCTCGCCGACAAACCGGCCGGTCGGTGACTGATTCTTGCCGCCCCACCAGTCGCCGTATTGCATCTGTTCGCGCTGGCGAAGCCGCGTTTGCTCCTCATCAACCGCGCTTTGCCGAAGCTTGCGCTCCAGGTCGATTGGCAACTTGCTGGGCGGCGGTGGCGCAGAAGCAGCTGCCGGAGCAGGCGGCTTTAACTGCGGAGTGCTCAGGCCGCTCACGGTTGGCGTGAACGTCGGCTGCGCAGCCATCGGCTTTGGCGCCGAAAGCCGAGGGTCGGGCACGCTCAGCAGTGGCGTGCGTGGAGCCGGGCCAGCCCCAGCGCTTAAAAGCGGCAACTTGGGCACGGCCGGAGCGGGCGGCTTGGCGGAGCCGCCCATCGACAGCGGATCTTTTAGGTCGAACGCGAGCTTGGCGCCAAACGCCAGGGCCGAACTAACTGCCGCCTTCTTCGTCCGCGTCTTCATCGTCGGCGGCCTCCGTGCCGTCTTTGCCCGCGCGCACCACGTCCTTGTCGTTGTGATGCGTGCTGAACTCCGTGATCACTGACTCTTCTACGCCCTCGAAGCGGTGCCACATCCCGGGCGGAATGTGGAAGGCCATGTCGGGCGTCAGGGTGATCTGCGCCGCATGCGCCAGGTCCTCGTCCCAGCCGTACGTAAGCAGGATTTTACCAGACTCGAGGTACATCACCTCGTCCTTCACCCGGTGATAGTGAAACGAGCAGGATTTGCCCTTTTTGACGTGGAGCTTCTTGCCGCAATACCGGCCGTTATAGATCCAATCCTCGTGGCCCCAGGACTTTTCCACGTAGACGCGCTGCTCGACGTTGAGAATGAACCGGGCGGCGGGAGCGGGCATGCAAGCCTCCAAAAACAGTTACGAGACGGGAAAAACAGTTACCAGAGCCAGAAGAGCTGCAAAACCTGTTGCGGCAGTTCCGGCGTCGCGGTGACGAACCACAATTTTGGGCTGGTTGCTTGCCGGTCAAAATCGAGTTTGTCCTCATCGGCGGTCGTCGGCGCGCTTTGACAAACTCTGCGTTTCTTGCTTATTACAGTGATGACAAGTTCGCGTGATCGCGTGCTTGTCGTATCGGCACCAATGCTGCGGCGCCATATCGTCTTTCTCGCACCCGCAAGACCAATCTGGCGGAAGATCAGTCAACTCGACGACTTTGCGCATAGCGGCAACAGACGGCCAACCATTGCCGGTCACGCAGAAATTTTTGTTGCACCAGTCTTTCAGCCGCGGATCGCTGACAAAGCCGATGCTTTTCCCGACGTGCGAGACGACTGTGATCTCGATTTCAGCCACGTCGGGGTTACGGCGCGCCCACTCTTTCAAATTTTCAGCCCACATGTTGCACAGATACGGGCCGCTCCATGAAACTTCGGGGGCGCCTATGCGGGAAGAAATTGAGCAGTAGTTGCCGAACTCCAGTGGGTAATCTTCTGGCCCACGCACACCAATACCAACGCACGACGTCATGCCGATACGAGGCGGAAACATCTCGACGCTTACCACAACGTCGGCGGTCTGGTTATCGGTGGGCATGCGATCCTCCTTGAAAACAGTTACGGGACGGAAAAAACAGTTACCAGAACCAGAACAGCTGCAAAACTTGTTGGGGGAGTTCCGGCGTAATGGCCGGAGCAGCCGTGAAGATCCGATAGATATCAAACGCGATGCCCCAGACTATGTAACCCAGCCAGAGCGGCGCGCCGATTACAAGCACTGCGAATGCCGCAATGATCGGCAACAAGGCGAAGAACAGGCTGATAGCCCAGAAATTCACCAGCCACTCGTAGAGTTTGTCGAACAGGTCGTGATGGTCGATGTAGGGTGGAATCATCGTTGCCCCGTGTTGGTGGTCTGGTTCGCCTGGGCGCGGCGCACGTCTTCCTGGAACGCCCGGAAGCCTTCTTCGCAGAGGCTGTTCTCGGTGCCGTCGGGGCTCAGCAGCGGCTTGCTGCACTGCGGGCAAAGCCGGACGTGCGCCTCGAAGAGCGACTCAGGCTGGGTGTTCACAGCCGAGACGGGCGGCGTGGCGCAGCCCGCAAACAACACCGCCAGCAGGATCGCGACGAGGAGCGTCATACTGCCTCCTCTTTCACAAACACGCCGTTGGGCATGAGCGTGCCCTTGCGGTCCTTGATGGTGTCATAGGCGCTCTCCAGGCAGCTGCGCAGGTTCACGCCGTAGAGCTTGCTGTAGATGATCAGCGTGACGAGCACGTCGCCCAGGCCGTCGGCGACATCTTCGGGGGCGTCCTTGAGCGTGGCGTCGGCAAGCTCGCCCAGCTCGCTCATGGTCTTCAGGAGCTGCGCTTCAGGAGTGCTGTTCGGGATGATCTGCCGCTCGCACGCCCACGTCTCGACCTTCGTGATCAGCTCGTCCCACGTCATCGGCCGCTTCTCCAAGAGGGTAGCTGCAAGGGCCTCCCTCGCAGCAGGTTTCCAAGATCATATGACAGTTCGGGCAAACGCGCTTGCCGCGAATCTCAATGGTCTCGGAGGCGCAAGCGTAGCAAAGTCCTGGAGGCATGCCAGTCTCAAAGATATCTTTCACGCAGCGCGGCTCAAATTACAGCCCGTACTGCGCGGCAACCGGTGCAAAGACGTAGCGCATTTCTTGCGCCAGCGGGCTCACGCTGGTGGGTTGTAGCGCCGCGGCAGCCAAGTTACCCTTCAAACGTGACCGCGTGTTTTGCGGCACATTCTGCCACATCTGTGCGACTGTCGGTCGCGGCGCAAACAGGTACGGCGACACGGCGCTGATAGGGTTTCCTGTGGCCGCCAAAAACGCCGCCTCAGATGCGTGGCGCTTTGCTGCGCTGGGCGCCGGGCGCAAAACAGCGGGGCCAATGTTATGCCAGGCCACGCTGCGAACGTCTTGAGCTATTTCGCGACCCAGTGGCGTGCCGTCGCCGCCCAGCCACTTGGGCGCGACCGACTTCCACGCCATCGGAATCATTCGACTGCGCGCCCGTTCACTGACAGTGTCGAGCTGTTTGGGATCGCGCAAGCCCGAGGTTTGCGCTAGCTGGCGCGCGGAATTGCCTGCAGCGTTTGCGGCGCTTTCATACGCGCCCGCGGCGGACACCCCGGTCATCGTCAAACCCGCGCCGCCCACAAACCCCTTGGCGAATGGTCGGTACGCCTCCGGCAATTTGTTCGCCATGTGCGTAGCGAGCGGCGTCGTGGCCTTGTTGTACGTGCGATAAACGGCGCCAACTGGCCGTGCGGCAGCGCGGGCGGCCGTACCAGCCCGAGAAAGCGCGCTCACGAAAGGCCTGAAGTTTATTGGCACGATCAGATCCTAGACACTGCGGGAATGAACTGCTGTTCGTACACACAGTATACCTCGGCATAAGCCACGCCCCAGGCAGCGTCGTGGGCCAGCTTGTTGAACGCCTCGTCGTCCTTGGCCGCGTCCAGCATGTGGTTCCAGGCCTTGGCGTGGGCCCACTCGTGGAGCAGCACGTCCATGGTCCGGGCCTCGTCGAGCTTCTTGTCGATCTCGATGAAGAACTTCTTGCCGTCCTTCCAGCAGCGCCCCTCGAGCCGCTTGGGAAGCTGCACCCGCTTCACGGAGATCGGGTAGGCCGGGGGACAGTGCTTCTTGAGGATGCGTACCAGCGCCTGGTACTTAGCGAATCGAGCCGCCATGCTCGGGCTCCCTTACGAGGGGTGCCCGGCGTCCCTGCCAGGCGGAGCCCTAGTATACCTGGCGCGCCGGAGCGCTATCTCCAAACGCTAGCCGCCCTAATTTTCGGGGTCGCGACCTTCCAAATACCGCCTACCCGAATGTAGGGGGTGGCTTCCTTCCACACGCCCGCCACCTTGATCCAAACTTTCGTTGCCGTAGAGCCGGTATAGACCGCGGGGAGCGACCCAATCTCTTGCTGCGCGCCGTCGAATAGCCGCCGGGATGCCATGCGTTAGACCTCCGCCAGCAAGAGCGCGCCGTTGATCGCCTGCGCGCTTTGTCCGAAACCGATCATCGTCAGACAGGCGTTGGGATGAGCGAGCGCGAGCTGCCCGGTAAAGCCGCCCGTCGAGACTGCATCAATCGGGACGACCCCAGACGCATCGTTGAGCCCAAACATCGCCAATGGTTTGAACAGCACCACGCCGAAACTGCCAGCCGTCCCGGTCGAGGCGGCGAGAGTTACGCCCTCAACAGACCGAACCCCAGTGTCTTCTTGCTGAAGTGGAATCGGAATGAGGGAACCTATTTCTCGAAAGCCGGTGCCGCCGAACGCCGTGACAGTGCTGACACGGTTTCCGACTCCGCTGCTGTTTGTGTACCGCACTGTAACAGTCGTCCCAGTGCTGCCGATGAGCCCGTAAATCATAAGCCCGAGCATCACGCCTTCGCCGCTTGTGTAGCGCGTGAGCGCGGCAGTCGATGCAGGCGTCCCGACGAGATTTGTGGTTTGTTCGGTTATGACCACGCCGCTCATTCCGTTGTGGTGATTCAATAGGTCGATCACGCAGGCAGCCATGCCGCCAGCGCCGGACGTATTGAAACGACCTCCAAGAATGCACAACTCGTTTCCGCTGGCGACAGCCGGGATCGGGCCGATCGCCACGTCATTGGTACGGCTGCACGCTACGCTCGTCGTGACCGGCGACGGGGCTGGCACAAACGATCTCCACATCGCGTTCGCCCGCAGGGCGCGGCCGGTGGTGCCAGACATCTGCCAGTCGGAGCCACGGTTCAACCGCAGCAAGTCCACATATGCGTCGTAGTCCGCTATCGACATTTCACTTCTCCACCGTGCCGAGGCAGCCCCAGACCTCGGGCGCGGTCGCGGCGGCTGGAATGAACATTAGCGCCAAGCACGCATCGGGATGAATAGTCGGAATACCTGGCAGGCCGGTCGTGTAATCACGCCAGCCCATTGTTCCGCCGCTGCCAACCGGAATCCACGCTAGCGGCTGAGCAATGGTGATGCCAAAGTTGCCTGCAGTGCCGGTGGTGGCAGTCAACTGAACGCTCGCCACTGCACGAACGCCTTTGTCGCCATCCGCAAGGGGGATTCGTTGTGCCCGCAGTTCCTCGCGGAAGCCGTTGGCGCCGATATTGATTGTTGAAGTCTGGCCGGTGTTGCCGTTCTCGTCCGTGTATGTCATCGTCAACGTCGTGCTGACCGTACCGATGCCCCCGTAGATCTCGTAAAACACCATGTTCCCGGCGCCGCCCGTGTTTCGGGTGAGGGCAGGCGAAGGCGTGGTGCCCTGCACGGTTTGCGATGTCGTGGCCGTGCCGCTCAAGCCGCCATTGTGCAAGATCCGGTCATAGAGGAGATACACGCCAGCCACGCTCGGCGTGATGCTGGCGCTAATCAGATGCTTGTCACGCGATCCGCCCGGCGCTGCAAACTGTATTGAGCCGATCGTCGTGCGATCGGGGATTTCAGTACCAGTTGGAATGAAGCCGCGACCTGGCTGGCCGTCATAGCGCCACAGCGAACAACCACGGCCCGCGAGCGGAGCCGTTGCAGCAACGCCAGCAATGCGAGGCACCTTATAAAAAAAGATGTTTTCCGGCGTGCCGTTGTTGCCGCCGGTCTGCCGGTTGATGAGGTCGGAGAGATCGGTGAGTGCTGCCATCAGTTTCCGCTCCAGTTGATTCCGCGAGAGACAGCGTCGGCCTTCGCCGCCACGATCAGGGCCGCGAGGTTGTCGAGGTTGATGCCCGACGCATACTGCCACGCCCCGACTTGCGGCAGAATCTCAAACGACCCGCCGGACACCACGAGACGCCAGTCCCCGGTGGACGCGATGTAGGTGATCCGTTCAACGTTGACGACGACTTCCATGATCTCCCCTATGTGTACTGAAGGTAAATGTCGCCGTCAACACCGCCTGACGGCGCCGCAGTACCGCTCGTGATCGTCTTCTGCACGCCGCTACCGCCGACTGTGAGCGTACCCGAGACCACGGCGTTTCCAACGACGTCTAGCTTCGCTGACGGCGACGAAGTACCGAGACCCAGGTCACCGTTGGCGAGCATCCGCATGCGCTCGTTGTTGCCCGCGTAGAACGCAAAAGCACCCGCAGACGTACCGGACGACCTGAGCTGCACCAGGTTGTTGGTGTTGTCGGCGTGAATCGAGAAATGCGCGCCGTCGTTGTTGAGGGAATCCTGCCGCCGAAAGCGGGCAATTTCGATTACGCCGTCGCCCGTGCTGACGACTTCAAGCATGTGCGCGGGCGCATCGGTGCCGATGCCGACTTGGCCGTACTCGTTAATGACCATTCGGTCGGTTAATGACCCTGAGTTGCCCGTCGCAAAAATCAGTGTGCCAAGGGCCGCGCTGCTGCCCGTCTTGCAGCGAATGCTGGCAAGGTCGCCGATTGCGCCCGCGCCGGAATCGTAACTGTTGTAGAAAGAAAACGTGGCCAGATCGGTAAAGTCGTAATCGACGCTTTTTTGCACGACGTAATTGCCGTCAGTTGTAATCGCAAATCGCGGCGTGTTGTCGGTGAAAAACTCAATCGGCGCTGCGTTGTAGTTACCGATTTGAAGTTTGACGATGTCTGCGCCTTGCGTCACAATCATTGCGCAACCGGCGTCGGACGCGTTACCGCCGTAGTAGCCATAAGCGTAATTGGGGCCGTGCACGAAAAATTGGAGCACGTTGTTTTCCCACGCACCGGAGGACACGGTCCCGTCCGGTGCGCCTGAATTACTCAAAGAAATCGAGCCGCGCGATGCTGGCCCGTTTACGTGAAAACGCGCAATATTTACGTACGGGGTTTCACCGCTGTTGTCTTCGGTGTGGCCCCCAGAAATAACCTGAAAAATCTCAGTCTGTGCTGCGCCATATAACTCACTGGTAGCGGGGCTAACCGCATCGTTATTGGGGTCGTGGTCGTAGCCCGTAACAATCTGCAATTTGGTTTGCGGGTTGGCTGTGCCTACGCCAATATTGCCAGAGTTGTTGTCGACGCACAGGATGCCCTGGTTTGGCGTCCAGCCGGTTCCGGACGCGGCGCCAATGTAAACCTTGGCGTCGCCGTCCGGGTTGAAGTACATGTCGGCCCAGGAGGCGCCGGTCTGGCTGTCGGCGCTGGTCCAGCTGTGCGCCCCAATGGCGGCCATGGTGTTAAAGCAACCGACCAGAAACGTCAGATTCTGGGCGCCCAGCAGCGTGCGCCCCTTCCAGTTTGCGTCCGACAAGGTTGTGGTCTGCGAGCTGAGCAGCTTGGCGACGGAGTCCTGCCCGCCGTTGGCTTCCGTGGCCTTGACGTGCAGTTTTGAGGTGGGACTTGCGACGTTGACGCCGACGGTGTCTGGCGTGATCGTTTGCCCGCTAATGCTCGTCACCGGGAGATTCACCACGGTTCCGGCAGAGTTCTTGGCAAACAGCCTGCCGTCGGCGGTATTGATAGCCAGTTCGCCCGCGTCGAGCGCGCCAGCCGCGGGCGTGGCGCTAGCAGTGCTGCTTCGCTTGATTTGGATCTTGTTGGGCATGGTGCGTCAGAGATGCGCTGGGGGTGAATACCTGCCCACGATCGTAGCGCCCCGCCAAAAAGCAGACAACTGGCCGGGGCCCAAAGATATCTTTGAGCCCCGGCCCGCTGGGATTAGAAGGTGCCGCCGTCGAGCGTGCAGTCGGCGATCGCCGAGCAGACGGTGTTCGTGTACACCACCGTACCGCCCGCGCCGAAGGCCACCGAGCTGCTATCCGTGCCGGAGAACGTCAGGGTGTTGTTCACCGTGAGCGTCTTGTTATTGGCAATCGTCAGGGTCGCCGCCGTGGCCGGAGCCGTGATCGTGACCTTGTTGATGCTCGTGGCCGTGGCAGCACCCAGCGTGGGAGTCACCAGGGTCGGGCTGGTGGCGAACACCAGGCTGCCCGAGCCCGTCTCGTCCGTAACAGCACTCGCCAGGTTTGCCGAGCTGGGAGTCGCGAGGAACGTCGCCACGCCAGTGCCCAGGCCCGAAACGCCCGTGCTGACGGGCAGCCCGGTGCAGTTTGTCAGGGTGCCAGAGGTCGGCGTACCCAGCGCGGGCGTGACAAGCGTGGGGCTCGTGGCCAAAACGACGCTGCCCGAACCAGTGACGCCGTTGCTCAGGTTGCTGGCGGCGATCTGCGCGCCGTTGATATGCACGGCGCCGACGTCGATCGTACCCAGCGTGCCGGAGAAAACTTCAGAGCTGTTCGTGGCGTCCGGAATGAACGTGAACTTGCCGGTGCTGTCGTCGAAGCCAAAGAAGCCGAGCCTGGCGGTCGTGCCGTTGTGCCAGCGGAACTCAACACCCCGGTCCTTGTTATCGTCCGTGCCGGGAGCCGTGTCGCCGCCCAACGTGATGATCGGGTCGTCCACCGTCATGGTGGTGGAGTTCACGGTCGTCGTGGTGCCGTTGATCGTCAGGTTGCCGGTGACGGTCAGGTTGTTGTTGATCGTCGTCGTGCCGGAACCAGCGCCCATGCTGAGCGTCGTCGCGGCGCCGAAGGCGTTCACCGTGGTGGCGTTGGTGTTGAACACAGCAAACGTGGTGCTGCCGGTCGTGACGCTCGTGGTGAACGCCGGGCTGGTGCCGAAGACCAGCGAGCCGGAACCCGTTTCGTCGCTGATCACGCCTGCCAGTTCGCTGGAGGTGGTGGCGGCGAACGCGCTGAGCTTGTTGCTCGTGTACGCCACCGTTCCACCGGCGCCAAAAGCCACGGAGCTTGAGTCCGTACCGGTGAAGGTCAGCGTATTGCTCGCCGTCAGCGTCTTGCCGTCGGCGATGGTCAGCGTGGCGCTGGTCGCCGGGGCCGTGATGGCAACCTTGTTGATGCTGGTCGCGCTGGCCACGCCCAGGGTCGGCGTGACAAGCGTCGGGCTGGTCGCAAACACCAGGCTGCCCGAGCCGGTCTCGTCTGTCACGGCCGAGATCAGGTTGGCAGAGCTGGGAGTCGCCAGGAACGTGGCAATGCCAGTGCCCAAGCCAGAAATGCCCGTGCTGACCGGCAACCCGGTGCAGTTCGTGAGCGTGCCCGAGGTCGGGGTGCCCAGAACCGGCGTCACGAGAGTCGGGGTGTTGGCGAAAACCAGGGCGCCCGAGCCAGTCTCGTCGGTGACGGCACTGGCAAGGTTGGCAGAGCTGGGCGTAGCCAGGAACGTGGCCACGTTCGAACCCAGGCCAGAGATACCCGTGCTGACGGGCAGCCCCGTGCAGTTGGTCAGCGTGCCGGACGCGGGCGTACCCAGCGTCGGCGCGGTGAAGGTCGCGGTCGCCGAAGAGTACCACTGCGTGGTGCTCGAGGCGTTGAACTCCATCGAGCCATTCACCGGGATCTGGATCGCGGCGTTGGCGCCCAGCGCGTCGATCGCAGCGCCGGTGGCCGGATACACGTTGACCGGGTTGGCGCCGCGGTTCGCGATCACCAATCGGCGGCCGGTGGTGGCCGTGGGCAACGTGACGCCCGACGGGTTGTTCGCCGCCGTGGTGACCACGTTCACGTCGTTCGTCAGCGCGCCCTGCCCCTGCGAATTGGTACCGGCAGTAGCCGCGGCGGCCGTCGAAAAGGTGATCGTGGGCGTGGTGATCGTGGGACTGGTACCGAAGACCAGCGCGCCCGAACCCGTCTCGTCGGTCACAGCCGAAGCGAGATTGGCAGAGCTGGGCGTGGCCAGGAACGTGGCGACGTTGGAACCCAGGCCCGAAACGCCGGTGCTGATCGGCAAGCCGGTGCAGTTGGTGAGCGTGCCCGAAGTCGGCGTACCGAGAACCGGGGTGACAAGCGTGGGAGTGTTGGCGAACACCAACGCGCCAGACCCCGTCTCATCGCTGATCACGCCAGCAAGCTGCGCCGAGGTGGTCGCCGAGAACACCGCCAGGGTGTTGCTCGTGTACGTTACGGTGCCGCCAGCGCCAAACGCCACAGAGCTGCTGTCCGTGCCGGTGAACGTCAGCGTGTTGCTGGCGGTAAGCGTCTTGCCGTCGGCGATGGTCAGCGTTGCGCTCGTAGTCGGAGCCGTAATCGCAACCTTGTTGATGCTAGTCGCCGAAGCCACGCCTAGTGTCGGGGTCACGAGCGTCGGGCTGGTCGCAAACACCAGGCTGCCCGAGCCGGTTTCGTCGGAGATCACGCCAGCAAGCTGCGACGAGGTGGTCGCCGCAAACACGCTCAGGTTGTTGCCGGTGTAGGCCACCGTGCCACCAGCGCCAAAAGCCACAGAGCTGCTGTCCGTGCCAGTAAAGGTCAGCGTGTTGCTGGCGGTAAGCGTCTTACCGTCGGCGATCGTCAGGGTCGCGCTGTTGGCCGGAGCCGTGATCGCAACCTTGTTGACGCTTGTGCCAGTGATCGCGCCGAACACCGCTGGAGCCGCCGTGCCGGAGAAGACCTCCGAGCTATTGGTCGCCTGCAGCAGAGCCGTGAACGCGCCAGCGCTGTCGTCAAAGCCAAAGAAACCCACGCGCGCCTGGCTGTCAAAGTAGCGAAACTCGACGCCCCGGTCTTTGTTGTCATCAGAAGTAGGAACCGTATCACCGCCCAGCGTGATGATTGGGTCGTCCACCGTGATCGTGGTGGAGTTCACCGTGGTCGTGGTTCCGTTAACCGTCAAGTTGCCTGCGACGGTCAAGTTGTTGTTGATCGTCGTTGTGCCGCTACCCGCACCCATGCTGATCGTCGTGGCGGCACCAAACGCGTTAATTGTCGTCGCTGTCGAATTAAACACAGCAAACGTGGTGCTGCCCGTCGTGACGCTCGTGGTAAACGCCGGGCTCGTAGAAAACACAACAGTGTTGCTGCCGGTTTCGTCGGTCAGCGCAGAAGCAAGATTGGCGCTGGACGGCGTCGCAAGAAACGTGGCGATTCCAGTACCAAGCCCGCTGACATCTGTCGAAATAGCAACCTGGGCCGAGCCAGCCGTCACGCGCCCATACGCGTCAGTGGTAACTTTGGCGTACGTACCAGCCGTGCCCACGGTGGCAAGATCAATGTTGTCAGGATTGACAACGATGCGCCCGGTCGACGCCGTACCGATGTCAATAGTCGTACCAGTCTTCGTCAAACCAGCGCCAGCTGTCACTGCCGCGACGCTCGTTTGATCGGCAAACGTAACGGCCGTCGTGCCAAGGGTGATGGTGCCAGAGTTAGTATTGACAAATGTCTTGCTGCCGTTTGTCGTGCCGCCCAAGACAAACGTGCTTGCGCCCAGCAATTCGGCGCCGGTGTCAACGTCTGTGGCGCGGGACCACGAACCGGAGGCCACAACGTAAATACCGTTTGCAGCCGCTGAACTCTGATCTTTTACAAGAACACGGTCACCGGCAGAAACGGCAATACCGTCAATTGTTTGCGTGCCCGAAAGCGTGATGTTTGCCGTCGTTGCGGCCGCGACCGGCGCCTTCAACGACGAAGACAAACCGACGGCGCTTGCGACGGCAGCGCTGATGTCCGCAAGCGTCGCAAAGCGACCCGTTTGATTCGGCAGGAGAAGATCAAAACTCAGCGGGCCACCCGGAATATCATCTTCGGACCGAATAAGCCACGTTGACCCGTCAATGCCGCCCGCTGCAGTTCCACACTGAAAACGCACGGAAGAGCCGCCGCCCGCGACGCTGTGATACAAAGAGAGCGCGGAATCATAAGCGGTATCGATCGATACGCCGCCTGCCGCTTGTTCACTTCCCGAAAACGTTTGAGTACCAATAAATGTAATGTTGCCCGAAATGGCGCTACTTGAGTTGAGCACCAGCGCCTTGCTTGCGCTGACCGTACCGGCCGTCACGCCGTCGAGGACGTTCAGCTCGGCGGCGCTGGTGTTCACCGTCGCGTTGTCAATCTTGAACGTGCCTTCCAGATTCACCGTGCCGTTGAAGGTATTGGTCTTCGAGGCGTCCCAGCTGTTGTCCTGCGCCAGATAGGCCACGCCCGTCGGAGTCGCACCGGACACGGCGCTGTCGACGTAGGTCTTCGTGGCGAACGTGCCGTCGCCCGCAATGGCGATGATGCTCGTGGCTCCGCCCGAACCGTTGTCGCCCTTGCCGTAATAGAGCGTGTTGTTGACCTCGTTGAAGGCCAGCTCGGCGTTGGCTAAGGTCGAAGGGGCGCCGGTATTGCCGGATGTGCGACGCTTGATGCGAATGGTATTGGGCATGGGAGCACTCCGTTGCTGCGGGGATCTTTATTGCGGTGTTTTGTCAGTACTCGCCGCCATCCGTGAGGCGTTCGAGTTTAGCGGGGCGCCACTGGTACGTATCGGGGTCGTAAACTAGGACCGCCCGGTCAGGTGGTATTGTATCATCTACGTTCGCCAGTTGTTCAAGAGTGACGGCTGAGGGAGCTATCGGCGCCTGACTAATGCGCACCCAGTTGTCGAGCACCGTGGGATTCTGGCCTTGGAGGACGTAGACCTCCTGGTTGTCTTCGCGCACGGCCAGGTCGCCCATCTGCGCGGGCAGGGCCAGCATGGCCTCTTCCGAGCTGACTGAAAAGGTCTCAGTCACAGCCAGGGCGGGCAGCTGCGCGGGTTGAAGCCGGGCATTGCTGTCTAGGGTGGCCACGCCGCCAGCTGCGCCCTTTTCGGGCTGCGTCACGGCGTTGACTTCGTTGATCAGGTCCTGAACCGTGGTGCGCTTGGTTTTGCGCCGATTCAACTCCGTGTCGACGATCGGAATGATGTCCGTCGGCGCCAGGTTGCCCTTGGGTTCAAGCTCGGAGATCTTCTTGCGGACCATGGTGGCGTCCGAGGAATTGCTAGGTTTTACGCCTCAATGATATCAAACCGAGCACCGACTGAGCTGCGCTGGCGCAAAAGAGCGCCGCCCCAAGCAACTGGTTTTACCTGGGGCGGGCGGCCAGCTATCGAAACAGCTGGCGGGGCGGTCAAAATCAAATGCCGGGGACGGGATTCGCGCCCGTAATCTCCACGTTATGAGCGTGGCGAGATACTGATTTCTCTACCCCGGGTCAAAGATATCTATTCAACAAGCTGCTCCGGCGTCTCAAACGGCACGTCTAGTTCAGGCGCAGGGTCAACCGGAATGGGCGGCGGGTTTTCAAGCACCGTGACCGTGCCGTCCTCGTTGTAGGTGAACTGACCCACAACGGCCACGCCCTCGGCAATGCTTTCGGGCTTGACCTGGGCCAGCAGCGCGCCGATCTTGCCGTGTAGCTGAAACACCTCCACGGCCTGCGGGCCCAGCGCCGCGGCGATCTCGGCGGGCGTGGCGCGCGGGTTTTTCCAGAATTGCTTAGCGCCCTGGTTGAACACCTGCGCCAGTTGGTGGAACGTATCGCGCGTAGTCTGCCGAAGATGCGCGGCAACTCTGGTTGCGGGTGGCGGTGGAAGAGGCGCGGCAGGTTTGTCGAGGACGCTCACGGGGCACTCCATTCGGTAAGAAGAAAGACGCCGGATATCTTACAGATCTGTGGCTCAGGCGTAAGTCGGGAAGCTGCTTAGATCGACCGCCGTGAGCTGGTGGCCGCCGCCGAGCGTGGTCATCATAGCGTTGACGGCCGTGTGGACTGCCGCCGACCCAAACGAGCCGAAGCCAAACCCGGCGCCATAATAGAGGCCGACCAGTGCCAGCTCGGCTCCAATGAGCAAAAACACCGGATGGCCGGAACAACCAATCCGCACGTACGGCTGGAGGTGCGCGTAGTCCACGAGCGCTGTCTGGCCCGAGACATTAATCCCAGAATTAAAAGAAGACCAGCTTGTCGCGCACTCGATGAGGCTCTTGTAGCCAATGTGCTTGTCCTGATTAGTAGAAATCAGCGGCAGGCGTGGTTGAAAGTTGCTCAAGTAGTTATTGACGCGCGGATAAACCATGCTGGGAATGTATTGATTGATTGGCGCCGAAAGCACTTTGCAAAACGGCGTTTCGCTTGGCTGATCGAGAAGGCCGACGCAAAAATCGAGCGACGCGTTGGTCGCCACGGCGGTGATCGTTCTGTTTTCCACCGTGCCAGCGCCGACGCCAGTCGTCCTGACAAAACGAATCGTCGCGTTGGCCGCAAGCGGGTAGTGATTGCAGAACAGCACGTGCCGCGGAGAAATTAGCACGCCCGCGCGGTTTTGCCCGCCAATGCTGTTCCACGGACTGATGAACGACATGTCAATGTCGCTCAACCAGCAGTTTTGATTCACAACGTACTGCGACGCCCCGTGATTCATCGTCGAGAAGATGGGCATATCCCGACCAGCCACGTTCGCGCGGCTGAGAAACGTCGCCACGAGGCTTTCTGCCAACGACCCGGAGTTCCAGTTTGCCCACACGTCGTCTGGAGACGCCGAGCCGGACGAAACAACCTGCGCAATCGCGGTCTGAAAGCCGCCTTTCGTTTCCGCGCGTAGCCTTGCAACGCCATCAGCGACGTACGCGAAAAGATACGATCCGTCCTGCGTTTCTGCGCCGCCCGACACCACGGCCGGTGTGTCAGAAACAAAGCGCACGGCGTCAAAATAACCATTTCGCCGCGTCGCCAGCGCCTCGACATTGTCAACGTAAACAGTTGACGAACTTCGCAAAACGACGCGATCCCCGATGACCGTCTGGACCTGATTGGTCGGGAGAGCCGTGATCACCGGAGCGGCGCGCGCCGAGAGCGACAATGGTTCCGCAGAGACAGTCTTTTTTGCGAACTGGCGAGCAAAAGACGCGGTAGTGGCTAGGCCGCAGTTGCGTGGGAAGTTTCTTGCAACGGTCACAATGCAATCTCCGCGCCGCGAACAATGGCAAGCCACCGCATGTTCGTCGCCGCCAAACCGGTGACTTCGATTTTGAGAAAATCGCCCGTATCGTCCGCTGACAGGCTCACTTCAAGACCCGCGTCAGTTTCGTAGTCGGTTCCCACCACGCTGGCGGATTCGATCAGCGTTGTCGTGTTGGAGACGTTTCTGATGGTGAACTTTCGCAGATAGTGGCACGCCACAGTGGCGTCGGCCGTTTTTGTCCCGACGATTTCGACAACGCCTGACAGCAAAACGTTGTTAGGAATCGTCAATTTCGGCGTGCCGGTGCCGCCCAGGGTCAGTTCGGTCGCGGTGGTGTCGGTCGTGTAGCCGCGCATGACCAGCGCCACTTCCTGCCCACGCCCCGTAAAGTTTGTGATCGTCCCTCCGGCCCGCGCGAGCATGTAGTGCCGGTCTGCCGTGCCGCCCAGCGCGACCGCGTTTTCGCCGCTGGCGGTGCCGCTGAACGAGACAGACCGAAAGCCAGACGCCGTGCCGTGAAAAGCCACCGAAGACGTGGCACTCGCCGTACCATGAAAGGCTAGCGAATTTGTACCGCTCGCCGTGCTGGCATAGCCGCCCAACACCGTAGAATCAGCGCCGCTTGCCGTGCAATTTATGCCGTTGAGCACGGTTGCCCTTTGGTTCGTAGCAGCGTTAAAAGTTCCGTTAACAATAGTCGAATGCCCGCCGCTGGCGACTTGGGTTGCAGCGGATCGTATCGTTTGAAAATCCACTGCGCCGCTGCCGCGCGTATTGCCAGCAACGTAGGTTGTACCGGCAATTTGTCCATAAATTTCCATCTGGCTAGCAGCAAATATTCTCCCCGGCGTGAGAGTGCTTACCGTGCTACTCGGCCGGATGGCGTTGAGCGGAAACGCCCCGACGTCGATTCCACCTTGTGTGACGCCGTCGCCGACGTAAAGACGCTTTGCGTCCGTTGTCCACACCGGTTCGCCCTCGAGCGGCGTGATTGCCGCCACCTCGGCCGCCGTACCGCGGCGAACCTGCAGGTTCGCCTCGCTGGTCATATCCACCCACTCCCCGTCCTTGCGGCCGTAGATCACTCCGTCGTCTGGCGCGTCCGGCACATTTGAGTACGGCAGCGCAGTCCAGGATTGCGTACCGTTGCCGATCTTAATGTTGCCCGTGTCAGTCTCGAGACCGATTACGCCATAGCCCAGAATCGGGTTTGCGGTCGTAAAACCCGCCGCGGTGTTGCGCACGTGGTCAAAAGAAACGTGCGTGTTGAACGTAGTCATGAATCCACCTGGTAAACGACATCAAGAAGCAACGGCGACACAGAACCGCCTGAAATTGTAAGCGCGGCAAGCACTGAGGCGCCAGTAGGCCCAGTAGCGCCTGGCACACCCGAGGGACCAGTAGGCCCAGTCACACCGGGAACACCCGAAGGACCAGTAGGCCCAGTAGCGCCTGGCACACCCGAGGGACCAGTAGGCCCAGTCACACCAGGCACACCTGAAGGCCCAGTGGGTCCTGTGACGCCCGGCACGCCAGATGGACCGGTAGATCCAGTCACACCGGGCACACCCGAGGGCCCAGTAGGTCCAGTAGGCCCAGTAGCGCCTGGCACACCCGAAGGCCCAGTGAGTCCAGTGGGTCCTGTGACGCCTGGCACGCCAGATGGACCAGTAGGTCCAGTCACACCCGACGGTCCGGTAGGCCCAGTCACACCAGGCACGCCAGATGGACCGGTAGGTCCAGTCACACCGGGCACACCTGAAGGCCCAGTAGGTCCGGTAGCGCCGGTCACACCAACACCGGTTGGGCCGGTAGGCCCTTGCGTCCCCAGCTCGCGCAGCGATCTGTTAGTTTCAATGACGTAGATCGTAACCGCGGTGCCCGTGTTGACAGCACAAATTTGCCCAACGTAAGCCGCGCTGCTGGTGTCGCTTGCGTACGCCGACAGCGCCGCGTAAGTCTCAAAGACTGCAGTGCTGTCCAAGGGAAAGCTACCAAGACGTTGATAGCCTTTTGGTGTTGGAAGCGGCGTACTCATGTGGCGTTCACCGTAAAGAGCAGACGATACGTGGCGGCGCTGCCAAAACCCGAGCCCGTGATGTAGTAGTACACAGTGTAGGCGATCGGCGAGTAATCACTTGCGCCGCCAATCAGCGGTGCCGGATTCAACAACGTAAACGTGTCACCTACAAAACCGTTGAGCTGCACATAGAAGATTGAGTTTGTGTTCAGGGTCAAACCAGCGCTCTGCGGTACGGCAATCACCACGCGTTTGGCGCCTTGGGGAATCGCAATCTCAAGCCCCGAGGCGATAAAAAACACAGGCGTCGCGTGCGCCGCGATAAACTGCGCCCTGGTCGTTGGGATATCCGTGCTAGTGTCAGCCCAGTAAAACACGCGCCGCCGCGGCGTGAGCGTTGCCGTAGCTTCCTTAAAGCCTGCGGCGATACGACCAGTTGGAAAGTCAGCGCCGGTGTTGTCCTGCTTGAGCGGGCCCTGGCCGTAATCAGTGCGCGCGTAGTACTGCGTCGCGGTCGTAAGCTGATACGCCGAGGAGTCGGTGTAGGCCGCCGGGCTTGCCGCGCTGTAGATCGTCGTGCCGCCCGAGCCGCCGCGCTTGAGAGTGTATGCCGTCGCTGTTCCGGCGTCGTTCTGTGTCCAGGTCGGCGTAAGCGTAGGCGAGACCGTCGTGCCGATCTCCGTAATCGCGATATTGCTCCCTAGCGCAAGCGTTGGCGCGGCGTAGTTTGGCGGCACCACAACCTGCAGCATGTTCTTGATGATCGTCTCAATCGCTGTGCCCGCCGAAATAACCATGCCGTCGCTGTACGCGCCCTGCGAAACGGCCAGCACGGTGAAATCAGCGCTAAGCGCGCTTGGCCCGGTGGGACCAGTGGCACCGGTCGCGCCTTGAGGGCCGGTCGGCCCCGTAGCGCCAGTTGCGCCAGTTGCGCCCGGGGTCCCAGTAGCGCCAGTAGCGCCAGTCGGACCGGTCGGACCGGTGGCGCCTTGCGGCCCTTGGATATTGCCAACGTTAGTCCACGTCGCCGTGTTTGAAGACCAAACGTACAAATTGCCAGCAACAAGATATGCGTCGCCTTCGGCACCAGTCGGCTGCGCTGCAATTAACGCGCTCTCGCTGCTGTAGCTGCCCAGAATCGTGACGCTTTTGCCGTCAGCGCCTGACGGCCCTGTTGGTCCCGTGGCACCAACCGAACCGCTAGGTCCCGTCGCGCCTGTCGCGCCTGTCGGCCCCGCGGGGCCTGTGGGGCCTGTAGCGCCTGTCGGGCCTGCGGGTCCCGTGGCGCCCGCTGGGCCTGTTGGTCCCGTAGCGCCGGGCGCGCCGTTCAATCCCGCAGTTCCGCCTGCCGCAAACAGCGCCCAATAATCGGGCCCGTCAGGAATTGTTTCCGGGTCAATCAAACCTGACATGTACTGCAAACAGATGTACGCGCTGCCGTTGAACAGCACAACATCATTGACGTTGTAGGGCCCGTAGACTTCTGGGTTCTGATATTCTCCGCGCCAGTTAAAGCCCACGCCCGATGGGCCAGTAGACCCTGCGGCGCCAGAAGGCCCCGTCGGTCCCGTGGCCCCTGTGGCGCCTGTCGCACCAACACCAGTAGGCCCGGCGGGACCAGTTGGACCGGTCGGTCCCGTGGCCCCTGTGGCGCCTGTCGCACCAACACCAGTAGGCCCGGCGGGACCAGTTGGACCGGTCGGCCCCGTCGAGCCGGGCAGGCCCTGCAAGCCCGTCGGTCCCTGCAAACCCGGTACACCGCTTGGACCAGACGGACCTGTTGCGCCTGTCGCGCCGGTAGCTCCTGTGGGACCACGCGCGCCGGAAGCTCCCGAGGGCCCCGTGGCGCCAGTAACGCCCGTGGCGCCGGTGGCTCCGACAAAACCGCGCGCACCAGACGGTCCTGTGGCACCGGGCGTCCCTGCGGGGCCTGTCGGTCCCGTGGGACCAGTCGGGCCAACAGAGCCGCCCGAGGCGAGAATACCTACTGAGCCATCAGTGCGGCCGATGTAGACCGTGTTCTCGTCCTCGCCGTAAGCGATCTCGCCTGGCAGCAGATCCGTGGGCACGCCAGTCGTTTCGTTCACGGCGCGCCGCCGCGTCGCAAAGAAGCGCAGCAGCCGGAAAACACGGGTCAGGGGAGTCGGCATGGTTTCCGTCCTTGGAAATCAGCAAGAGAATCCAGCACACCAGCCGCTATTGTACTGTCTCGCGCGGCGTCCCCACTTCACGCAGGATTTTGCGGAAGGCCTCGTTGAGCTGCTCTTTCTTGTCGGCCAGGTGCTGCAAAACCTCGTCGCCGGTGCGCTCCCGTCGGCGGCCCAGCACGTACTTGCTAAACAAGCCAGGCTCTTTGCTCGTCGAAAGATATCTTTGCACCGCGACGTTCTTGAGCTCCTCGGGCAGGCCCTCGTGCGAGTCGAAGCGCAAACCTCTGCCGCGGGCCTGCTGCGTGCGCGATTCGTGCCAGTACGGGTCCAGGAGCTGAATGAGACTGGTGCCCTTGGTCGAGATTCCCTCGGCGGCGGCTGGGCCCAGCAGCAAAGCTCTGAGCTTGCCCTCGTTGTAGTCTTTGAGTGCTTGCTGGCGCTGGGCCACAGGGATCCCGCCGTGGAAGATCCCGTAAGGAATCTTGTCCCGCTCGAGCGCCCGGGCGTACGGCTGAATGCCAGAGTCGATGAAGTTTGAGTAGACGATCGCCTTGCGCCGCGGGTCAGCATCCAGGTTCTCGCGCAGGCGCTTCATGGCCTCGCGCAGCTTGCTCGACTGGTCGAACGCCTTGAGCGGATTCTTGTCGGCCCGAAATGGCTGCGTCGAGAGACTCACCTGCCGCAGGCCAGTCAAGAAGCTATTCAGCTTGTTCAGCTCGTCGCGCGAGAGCGGGAACTCCTGGTCGAGCTTCCAGAGAAACCCTGGCGGAATGCGCGTCCGAATGGCGCGCTGGATGCGCTCCTGCTCGCCCGAGAGCGGCACCTGCACGGTCTCTTCGTTGACTGTCACTCCCTGGGGAGTCTTGCTCGGCTGGTAGTCAACTTTTCCGGCGAGCATCTTGCGCAGCTCGCCCTCGTTCTTGACGTATGGTTCCTCGCCTGACTGCGCGCCCTGAAGATACTTAAGCAGGCCAGGGAACTTTTTCTTGTACCCAATGAACTTCTGCTCGAACTCCTGCGGCGACATGTTCTTGTTGTCGAGCAAAGATATCAAACTCGCCAGGTCAGTCGGCGAGTTCGTGATCGGCGTGCCCGAGAGAAGCACGAGTCTCTTGGCCTGGCGGGCGAGCTGCTTGGCGCCCTGGGTCGCCCCCGAGGTCGGATTACGCAAGCGCTGCGCCTCGTCCATGACCACCGTGTCGGCTGGATTCTGAAAGCGCTTGCCCAGCGCCAGGCCCGTGTAGCTCAGGATCTCGGGGCTGGAGTTCCGGGTGAACTTCTTGACTTCCTTCTGGAAGTTGCCGCGCAAACTGGCCGGGACTACCACGCCGTAGTTATCGCCGTGGACTTTCCTGGCAGCCTCGGCCGCAGCCAGCGCCGAGAGAGACTTCCCAGAGCCCAGGCCGTGATAGACGAGCAAGCGGGGGTCGCCTGTGGAGACTCTATCGGCAACGCGCTGCTGGTGCTCCTGGAGCTGAACTTCAGGAACCAGCTCAGCAGCTTTCTCAGTCTGCACGCGCTCCTGGACGAACTTCTGCATCGCCTTGCGCTTACGCTCCTCGAGCATGTCGTTGATCTGCTGCGCCTGCTCGGGCACAAGCTTCGCGGGATCCACAGCCCAGTTGCGCAGCGCCCAGCCCCGGCGCGCTGTGGGGTTCTTTGCGAATGGCCCGCCGTGGCGCGACTTGAAGCTCAGCCAGCGCTTGATCTGGCGCTCGTCTTCGCCCGGGATCCTGCGTCCGGCGGCGTAGCGCTTGTACCACTGGGCCCAGCCCTTGGGGTCATGCTCGCTGATCCACTCGGGCTTCCACTCGCCCAGGCTGGCTAGACGGGGCGCAGCGCCACGGTACAGCGCGTCGTACACGCCCAGGCCCTCGAGCTGCTCGGGCGTGTAGTCGGGCTGAAAGCGCGCGTGCAGGTCGGCTTGTGGAACAGCGGCTGCGGGCATGCGGGCGTCCTTGCCTGCTCTGGCAATAGATATCTATTCCGGGCCAGTTTACCAGAAAGCGCCTGGTTTTAAGCGCGCGGCAGCAGGCTCGCGTCAAACGGCTGGCCGTACCAGCGCTTGTCGTTGTGGTCGAACGCGGCGTCCCGGTCGATCACTAAATCCTGCCTGGCAATGTGCTTCTCGGAGACTTCTTCCCAGGCGACGTTGTCTTGGTTGTTGGCCAGAAAGAACGCCGAGAGCAGCGCGTCCGTGGCCGCCAGGCGCTCGTCGAGCAGCCAGGCGTAGTTCAGGTCGAAGTGGTTTTGCTCGTAGCACAGCAGGAAAGTCTCGCGGTGAAAAACTCCCCCGCCGCTGAGGTTGTAGAAGTACTCCACGCCGGACGTGAGCCGCTTGTTGTTCAGGTACTCGTTGAGCTCACGCGAGAACGGGTTGTTCCGGGGCCCAGCGCTGTGAACTTTCGGATACTTGCGCACCCGACGGTACGTGAGCACGTCTTCTTCCAGGATCAGCACCCAGAGGCTCCTGGCGCGCTGACAGTGCTGGTAGATCCTGCGGAGATACTCCCGGGCGCAGTCAGGGTTGGCCAGCCGGGCGCTCGGCAGCGTGTTCACCGGCGAGTGCTCGTAATAGAGCTGGAAAGGCTGCGCAAACTCAGCGAAGCTTTCTCCGCCGTCGGAGATCAAAGATATCTTTGCCCGCGGGTAGTGCGCCCGAAAGCTCTTCAGGCTCTCGAGCACGGCGCGCTTGTTGCCGTAGACCTGGATGTAGGCCGACAGCTCGGGGTCTTCTGCTTGTTGGGCTGTGTCCATGCGCTCAATATAGCGCAAGTTTTTTTAGCTATCAGATAACTTTCGGCGGCGGAGCTTGCGTTTCACCGCCCAGTCGCGCCCGCAGCATGTTGCCAAAATCCCGCACGTTGTCGCCCCGAAAGTGACCCAAAGCTGCGCCGCCCGCACCACCTGCCAGTGCGCCACCCAGGCCGCCCGCCAGCGCGCTGCTCAGTCGGCTCTTCTGGCGCTTCACGACCCGGCCGTTGTCGTCAACTGTCTCTTCCTCGCCGGGGTTCATCGCGCCCAGCGCGGCGCCTCCCAGACCCATCACCGCTGCGCCGCCCAGGCCGCCCATGAGGCGCGGGTCCATGGCCAGCTTCTCGCCGAACTCGCGGGCTGGCTTTTTCTTCATGTCTTCTTTTTCCCACTTGCGGACATGCTTTTCGTATTTTTTCTGCCAGGCGAGTTCTTTTGGATCATTGCCCGCATATTCGATATAGCCACCAAATTTTTCGCCGAACTCGCGGGCGCTGGCAATCTTCTGATAAGCAGACATAACAAGACTCCGTGTATGAAAAGCACCCAACTAGGCGGTATGACTGATTGTATCAAGCAGCGGTTGCACCACGTCTACGTTCTCGTGCGGCAGCATTTCCTCGCCTGCCACCTGTGGCTGCGGCTCGGTTACAGATTTCGGCAGCCAGCTCTGGATGTAGCCGTCGATCTCGGGCCGGTACTGGTTGGCGAACTGCGAGGTGTAGCTGCCGCCCACGCCCGTCGTCAGGCCAATCAGGCCGCCCAGGCCAGCGCCCCGCAGGCGACTGCGGCGGGTCTTGGAGATAATGTGTCCGCGTCGGTTCGTCTTCTCGTCGTAGCCAGGGTCGTAGGCGCCACGACCAGCACCAAGCGCGCCGGAGACCAGCGCGGCAATAGCGGTCATGCGGGCGGCGTTCACGTCGTCGGGCAGCCGGACGTCCAGGCCGCCCAGCTCGAAAGATATCTTTTCCCAGTCTGGAGTGACGCTCGCCGTCTTGGGCTGCGTTGCCAGGTGTTTGTTGTAGTAGTTCGCGGCAGCTGGGACGCCGTAGTTCAGCGCTTTGAGGCCGCCGTAAGCTCCCAGGCCCGCGCCAGCAACGGCGCCCAGGTCACGCAGGAACTGGTGCAGCCCCTTGCGCTTCTTGAGCCACTTCTTGTTCACGGCTGTAGTTAACAGTTTGTCGACGAGCCAGTCGCCCGCCGTCAGGCCAGCCACGCCGCCGGTCGCCATGCCCGCGCCCTGAGCCAGCATGGACAGGCCCGTCGAACCGAGCATGTCCTTGATACTCTGGTTGCCCTTGGCGCTCATGCCCGGCACGCCTGCTTCTTCGACGACGTCCTGGGTGAGATTGGCCGCATCAGCAACGACTGGCTTGTTTGCGAGCGCCTTCTGGGCGCCACGGGCGGCAGCCTGGGCAGCTCCCGCGGGATCCTGGCCAAAGCGGCCGGTGTCCTGATCCAGCGCAGCGGTGTACTTGTTAATTTTCTCCGGGTTGAGCACCTGCCCAAACAGTGGCGGAACGCTCGTGCCCAGGTTCACCACGCTCGGCGCAGCCGTGGCCATCGCGCCGAGCGTCAGGCCGCGCGTCAGGGGGTTAGCCTTACCAGCGAACGCCTGGCCGCTCAGCATGCCGCGGGCGAGCCTTGCGCCCAGCAGATTTGTGCCGTAGAGCGACCCCATGTAGCTCAGGTCGGTGTTCGGGCCCAGCGGCTTGCCCTGGGCGTCGTAGCCTCCGGGCGGCACGATGTTCGCGGCGTACTGTCCGGCTGTCATGCCGCCAGCCAGCGCCATGTCTTTGCCTAGACCCAGCGCCATTTGGCCGCCGCGTTGCAAACCTGCGCGCGTACCAGTGCGCAGCATGTTGCTCAAAGAACGCATGAGCAGGCCAGAAGTTTGCGGCGGAATCGGCCCTACGGCTTCCTTCACCTCCGACTGCTTGGTCTGCATGGCTGAACCAATCAGCTTGTTGAGATGCGGCGCGGCGTTCATGGCGCCATAGACACCGCCTACGGCGCCAAGATTAGAACCCAGGAACTGCAGCCACCAACGCCGCTGTTCCTGGCGACGGCGTTCTTCGTACTCAGCTTTTGGGTTGTCCTTGAACAGGAAGTTCCCCACGCCGCCGCCCAGAAGATGGCCCAGGTAAGCTCCGCCAGCGCCGCCTGCAACATGGGGCACAGCCGCCATGCCGACGTCGGAGAGCGTAGGCTTCTCACCCGGCGTGCCGCCCAGCGCCGTGATCAGGCTGCCGTAAGTCGCAGGCAACCCAGCTGTTTGCAGCCACTTCGCGGCGCTACCCTTGTTCTTCTCAAGATCAGCTTTGATCTTGTCGTACGCCTTGTCGGTCGCAATTTCGGCGCCGTGCTCGACGGGGCGCGACCACGTGTTCAGCGTTTCTTCGAGCTTTTTCTGGTCTTTGATGTGCGCCACGACCTTGGGCAGCGGCGAGTGGCCTGGATCAAGCAGCTTGCCAAAGCCCAGGCCAATTCTGTTGTGCGCTTCGCCAGAACCAATCGGGCTGTGCTCCATGTCGGGCAGAATCGCGCCATAACGGGCAGCTACGCCCAGGCCGCCCAGGAGCAGCTTCGGGTCGCGCGCCTTTGCAGCCCGGGCCAAGGCAGGCATGGCGCCGCGGCTGGTCAGTGCGCCGCCTAGCACGCCAGAGAAAAGATTAGAGCGCATCCGGCCCAGGTCGGAGACTTCAGGGTTGACCTGGTTGAGATAGGCGTCGTTGGCCAGATAGCCCGCCGTGCCGCCTGCGCCGAAGCGAGCGACATTGCGTGCCGTCGGGCCAGTCAGCGCCCGGCCAACGGAAGAAAGCATCGGTCCCAATGGAAGCGGCATAGAGCTCACGCACCCTGAACGATGTCAAAGATATCTTTCGCGGTGGCCCGCTTGGTCCGTCGACCCCTGGAGCCGCCGGTCATCTTGCCCATCAGGCTGGGGCCGTGCGCCAGGGCCAGACCACCGCCGCCCAGGAGCAGCGCCAGCAGCGCGCCCGAGCTGTCGCTGACTTCTTGCTGGGGCGCATAGTCTGGGTTGTCGCGCTGCTCGGAGTTCTCATTGCGCACGTCTTCGTTGTAGTTCTCGACGCCGCGGGCTGTGCCGCGGGCCAAAGCTGTTCCCAGGCCTGCGCTCTTGTCGCCCAGCAGCTCAGCCACGAGCGGCAGGCTACCCGCCGTGGCTGCACCCAGGCCGCCGCCAATCAGGCCGAGCTTGCCTGCGTTCTCGAAGCCGTGCTGCGCTGCGCCCTGGAGCCGGGTGCGCTTTTGCTTCTGGCCCTTCTCGTCAACGTACTCGCCTGGATTAATGGCGCCGTAGATCCCGCCGCCGGTCAGCCCAGCCAGGCCGCCGTGACGAATACCTGCGCCGCCGCCCAGTGCAGCCATTACAGCCACCTGGGCAGGCAGGCTCAGCTCGAGTTCCTGAGCCAGCTTCTCGCCGAACTCCTGCGCGCTCGAGCACTTGCAGGTCGGCACCGTATCGCCGCAGCCGCAGGAGCACGGCTTGGCGGCGCTCTTGGTGCGCTCGTCTTCGTCGAGGTCCAAGTCATCGGGGTCCGGCAGCCCCGAGAAATCAATGCTCGTGAGAATCTTTAGGCTGGAGGTCTTCAGGCTGTCCGGAGAGTTCTTCTGGCCAAACGCCGCGTTGCCGTTGATCTGGCCCTTGGCACCGAGCGGTCCGAAAGCCTGAATTGGATTGTGCTGGGGATGAGAGCCGCCGCCCACGGGAGTATTTGCAGGCTGCGCCATGGGCTGCATGCCAGCCTGGGCCGGAGCCTGGGGCGCCATGCCCATCGGTGGAGGAACGACGGGACTCGGAATGGAATAACGCCGAACACCGAGGTTTTCCGGCACAAACAGGGGTTCTCGACCCTCGGTCAGCGCTTGTTCCTGCTCCCACATTTCGCGCAACTTCGGCGCCAAAACAACGGCCAGCTTGCCAAAAACAGCGCTTACAGCGTCCTGATCGGCCTTTTCGCCGTCACAGTGCGCAACCTGCTTTTCGCCCTCAGTCTGCTTACCCTTCTCGCGATCTTCCCCTGCGTAAGTTGGCTTGTCCCCTTGCGGAACGTCGATGTAGATCATCCCGGAGTTGGCTTTTTTGGCGTTTGCGCCGTTAATTTCACCATTATTGGGAAATGCGCGCGTCTGGTTAAAGCTCGACACGGCGCGGGCCAGAACATCAAGCGCGGCTTTCTTATCAGTGTCGTCTTTCTTGTCGGCGTACATCGGCAGGCCCTTGTTGGACTCGGGATACTTGTGCGCCCAGCGCTTGGCGATCTCAGGATGCTCGGCCCACAGAAAACGCCGCTGCTTTTCAGACTTAAACGGCATGGCGCGCTCCTTCAGGGAACTGCGTTATCTTCGCAAATACGGGGCGCTGCAGCAACGGGCAAAGATATCTATGGCGCGCTGATAGCTAAGAAAAAGCGGGAGAGCCCCCAGGGCGTGATTGCCCTGGGGGTCGTCGCTTACGCACACTGCGCCAGGCGCCTACGGGCAACCTCGGCGACCGTCGTGGCGCAACACACCACCTTCCACTCAGCCACCGCAGCAGCCTCCTCGCCACGGGCTTCAGCCACCCGCGACAGGACCACCGAGTTCTCGGCGACCAGCTCAGCATGGCTGGCCAGCTGCCGGAACATCTCTGCGGCCGTACGGCACTTTCCGTGCTTGCTGAGCGCGACCGCACACATCGTCTCGAACGCGAAAAGCGATTCGAGAGCGGCCTCAGCGCGGGCCACCTGCGTCGACTGCATCGTCGTCATCGTTGCCTCCCTTCGGGCAAGAGCCAGAAACTGCTGGCGCCCAGGAGCGCACCACGGCCAGTACACACTGACACCTATGGTTTGCTCACTAGATATGCCGGGTTTTGGGTTGTTATTTAGCTGGGCGCTGATAGCTAAGAAAAAGCGGGAGAGCCGGAGCTTGCGCCCCGGGTCCGCGCTTTCTCTGGTCAGAGATCAGTCGTCTCCGAACCCGAGGCGGCGATCAACATGCCCGCCACCTCTGGAGCAAACCGCGCGATGTCCGCCTTAACAGCGGGCATGAACCTGTCAGCCCCAAGGGACTGCCAGTGACGATACGCGATCGCCTTGTAGCGCGGCAGGATCTCGTGCCGTACCACCTCACGCTGACGCAGGGTCAGCCCCGCGCCAGACTGCTCGCGAAAAGAATGCGCGAACGAGGCAACCGCTGAGGCGTCGCTGCCCCAGGCGGCCAGGAAGCGGAGGTCGTACTCGGCGGGCACGACGATCCGCGAAAACTCGCCGGAGCGCTCAGCCCCAGCGAGAATGCCCTCGATCTCAGGGGCGTTCTCCGCCGCGACGATTGGGGGCCGGACGACCGACTCGGGCACCAGCGTGACACAGAACACCGCCGACACGAAACCGACCACGAAAAGCGCGAAGTTGCGCATGGTGAGAACTCTCCTTCATAGGAATGGAAACCAACCAAACAAACAGACACACGGATGGAGGCCCAGCTGGGAGGCAGGGCCGCCGACCGTAGGTCCGCTCAGATGAAGCAGCGCGCCACCTGAAAGGGCAGGCAGGCGATGGTCTTCACGAGAAGCAGCCCACCGCGAACGGACCAGCTGATGAGCCGGGTCACGAGCGCAATGGACAGCAGGAACAGAAGAGCGCGAATCGAAAACATAGAACCTCCCGGGGGTTGATGACAGCTATCGATCTGTTCATCAGATATGCCTGGTTTTTGCCCCAGATTTAGCTGCCCAGGTTTGATATCTAACCGGGCGCGTACTGCGCTGCCAGGAGCAGTCGGACTGCGCTGACCAGGGCAGTTAGATTTGAGAGATTTGACGCAAGTCGTTGTGCAGAAAGGGTTTACGTGCTGCGCGGCATACGTGCGTGACGTAAATGCTTGCGCGCCAACGAGTTACGGCGAACTTAGCTGAAGTTAGTTTTGCGCCTAAACAAAACCGTGTATCCGTAACTGACCCTGAATTTGCGTGTTTCTCGAGAGAAACCGCAAAACTGGCCAAACTACGGATACACGGCTTATGAACTGACTTCCCAAATATTGGGAAATTATGCGCAATAGACTCTCAACCTTCGGCGGGCGCAGGAGCCGGAATATTCCTGATCTCGATCGAGTGAGGCAGCTCGGGATCGAAGTGGGGCACCAAACCATTCTGGATGTCGTTGGTGACCTGGTTGAGGATCTGGTGCGTGTACTCAGCCTCCATGACCTTGTAGAACTGACCCTGAACGTAGACTTCTGCCTGCATGATGAAACTCCTGTGTGTGAGGAAACCAGCCTGTAGTGTAACCGCTGATAGCAAAAAGAAACCGCCTGAGCCCGGGCGCGTAGCCCGGACTGCAGGCGGCGTTCTCTACGCAGATCACGCCGCTTTGGGCTTGTCCGGCGCGTCGAGCTTGACGACCTTCACAAACACCGTGAGTCCGCACTTGTCGGCGAACTCCTCGATGGCCTGCTCGTCGGGCGCGAGGTTGAGCAGCGCGACAAAACAGCCGAACATAAACGGCCCGTAATCATTGGGCGGCGGGTGCCGCTCGAAGACGTCCTTGAGCACCTCAGCGGAGTCTTCCTCGGTCATGCTGAATGCGACCATTTAGCCCTCCACTGGTAGAACTTCAGCAAGTACCAGTTGTACCTGCACTGGTAAACCCACAGCCTGCGCCGCACCCAGCGCTGGAGGCGATGCCAACGCGTGTACAGGCCGTTTTTCTTGCAGTACTGCACATAGCAGTAATGCACCATCTCATCCGACGTACCGTCCAAAACAGTCGTGCCGCAGTTCAGGCACCTTCGGCACGGCACGGAAGAGACGGGCACCTGGTGCAGCGCGCCATCGATCCGCATCTTCCAGGTATCTTTCAGCTTGAACAGGCCCATCTGCCCGCCACACTGGTAGCAGGTATCGGGCTTGTAGGTCGCCGTATCGCGGGGTTCGTCCAAGCAAACCTCCTCAGTTAAAGGCTCCAACACTGGCAGTCTCCTCGGCCTCGGCCTGCGCCCCGACCGGCTCGGGCTCGGTCAGGTTGGCAATGCCCTTCCACTTGCCGCCTTCCTTCTTGAACAGGGCCTGGTACCGAACGGTGTCGTGGTTGGGGCTGATCGCAAACAGATGCGCCAGATCCTTGTCCCGGCACCGGCCGTTCCTGCACTGCTCGAACGCCTGAATGTTCTGGCTGTTAGGCCGAATCGTCTGCTGCGTAATCCAGGCCGTGGCGTAGGGGAACGTGCAGTTCGCGTTGGGCGCGTCGGAGTGCGGAAGCACCTCGACGTCCACCAGGCGCGTGTACGTGTCCTCCGCCGCCCATTCGGCCTTAATGGTCTCCACAAACAGCTCCCGCTGCGGCAGCTCGCGGCTGACCGTGGCGAGCAGCTTGGGGAGGTTCTCCTCGTTGCAGGCGTGGAAGTTGGCCTGCATGTTCTCCCAGATACCCTGCTTGATGGCCTCGGGGCTTTCCCCTCGAGCCTGCGCCACCAGGAAACCGTACACGGCCACGATGGTGGCGACGGCAAGCAAACGAACGTAGTCCTTCATAGAAACACCTCGTTAAAAGGGGGAAACACCGAACCCATCCGCCCCAGAATAAGGGCGGGTTAGATATCTATTCGCAGAAAACAGCCCGGTCAGAATGCCAGCATGTTGTGCCTGGCGCGCTCCCGGACACGGGTCAAAATGCACATCGCCTTGTCGTTCTGGAAGACGAATTGCCCATTGACAGGATCGAACCTGACGAAGTCCTCCGGCGTGAAGTCCAGCGACAGGTACTTTCGGTTTTCCGTGGCCGGGTTGTCATCGTCCTCGTCGTCCTGAGCGCCCGGCGCGCCTTCGCCCCGGAGATAGATCCCGACGTCGACGTCGTTTACCAGCGGATTGCCGGTGAACGTCGAGCCTTCGTCGATGTCCTTGCCCTCGTACACCAAGCCCTCGTGGATGATCTGAACGGCGTACTTGCCGCCGCCGTCCTCTTCGGGTTTGGCGTTGAGCATCTCAAGCGCCGCTATGGGATCTTCGTCAAACCGGTTCATCTCTTCGACCAGGCTCTGCAGCATGTCGAAGTTGAACTGGCCGTACATCTTGGAGATTTGCACGATCTTCTCGATGTACTGGGTATCCAGCAGGTTGTCCTGGCAGTACTCCTCCACGAACTCCTCGCCCAGCCCAGCGAACTTGACGAAGTAGTAGATCCGTCCCGGCCGATTGCGCATATGCGAGTCGATTCGGTACTGATCGTTGCATGTGAGCATGAACAGCTTCTTGCTGGGAAACACGCCGTCCAGGAGCGTCAACAGCTGTTCTTGGACTTCCCGCTTGTAGTTCTTCTCGAACTCATCGAAGAGGATCACAGCGGGCTGCTCGATCGTCTGGATGAACGCGTTGAACTCGTCGCCGTGCCACGGGTGGTTGATCACGATCGTGGGCACGCCGACGCGCTGCAGGTTCATGCAGACGTTCTTGCTGAGCAGGGTCTTGCCAGAACCCTTCTCGCCGACCAGCAGCACGCCGGTACCGGCCGGGCGCTCCGAGAACGACCGGATGATCCGGTTGGTCTGCCGGGCGATATCCCCGTAGATCCGGTCGGGCAACGTGAAGCTGTCGATCGCCTCGAGATAGAACTCTTGAGTCATCTGGTTCTGCTTGACCGTGTAGGTACCCGCGGGCAAACGGTCTTGTAGATTGAGCGCCGCTTCCCGATGCGGGTGCCACACGTTGCCGGACTTTGAAAACAGGGACATAGGTTTCCTTTCGCAAGGGAATGGGACTCCCGGCCAAGATAGGGCCAGGTTAGATATCTATTCGCGAAGAGCAGCGCGCGCCACTCAAAGATACCGCCGGGCGAAACTACTGCGTAGGTCCGGCGCCAAGCGACTTTTTCCAACTCTCCATGAACGCGATGATGTTCAACCGGCCGACTGGATTGGCCGAGTGAACTGCGTATTCTGGAACTGGCGCCGAGCCGTCCCAGACTTCGTTAACCAACCTGCGAAGAAACATCATCGTCGTGTCTTCGCCGCCCAGGTCGTGGTCCAGGCTCATGAACGAGGGCCAGCGCTCTTGGACGAGCACCAGCGCCTCGTCCGTGGACCTGGCCACGACGTACTCCGGGCCGGGGGGCGCCCGGAGATCGTCGAGGAACAGCTTCACGCCGCCAGAACGCGCTTGAGCGGCATCTTCTCCACGACCGCCGCCAGCTCCTGGAGATTGGCGTAAGCCACCTTCTGCGCCTCGGCGGCGGCCTGGTACTTGGCCTCCGCCTCGTCCGCTAGCGCCTTGGCCGCGTCGAGCTCGACCTTGGGCGCCTCGGGGGCGTTGGGGTCGAGCTGGGCCGCGGCGTTGTGCGCCACCTGGAAGGCCTCGTACGCCGCGCGGGCCTTGTCGGCCTCGTCACTCGCCGAGACCTCCTCGACCACCGCGAGCATGTGCGCCTCGCGGGCGGCCTCGTACTCGGGCACCACCCGGAGGCTCGGCAACGCCTGCGCGCGGTGCTCGGGCGCGAAGTCGAAGAGCTGCTGATATTCGTCCCGCGTCAGCTCGGTGTCGCCGTACAGCTTCACCGAGCCCATCATCAGACCGCCGACCTTATCGAGCCAGAAAGCCATGCTGTGCTCCTTTGTGGTTACAGAAACACCAAGGCCCGCCTGCGAAACGTATCGCAAGCGGGCCTTGGCAAGTGGAGGCGCCGGGAATCGAACCCGGGTCCGGTGATGCGCCTGGTAAGGCCGTCTACATGCTTAGCCTGTTGTTGCTCGCACTACAGGCAAAACCAGCCAGAGTTACTGGCGTCAGGTGGGCTACCACCATCTTTGGCCGTCTCTCCAGCCTGTCAGACTTCTTCCAGTCGGCCAGCGTGATGGGCGAAGGTGTCACGCGCACCTCCCGATCACTGCTCAGGCAGCGAGAGCGGGAGCACTGTTGAAAGTGCCAACTAACATTTTGATCGAGTATTAACGTGGCCTCTCGACCAACCACGGCATGCAGTCCAAACTTTCTTCATCCCGTCGATACCTTTCGCCCCCTGAACATTAACTCTGGGCCACCGGCTTCGGCGCCTGGCTGGCGTCGATCCAGTCGAGCGTCTCAGGCGTCTCGACTGACTCGAGGCCATCGTACTCCCGAATCCGATACAGGTTACCCGGGATTTCGACGATCACCAACTCCGCGCAACGTCCGCTGGCTTGCTTGAGCCCCAGCTCCTCAACCACCTGAATGAGTAACGCGTCGTGGCGCGGAATCTCCCAGGAATAAAAAAAGTGCGCGTCGTCGTTGTGCCACTCGGTGAGCACCTCTGGCGACAAACCCCGCACGTAAGGCGAGCCAAGCTGAAAGAGCCTCACCTGGGCCGCTGCAGACAGGTCGAAGCCTCCGTAGCGACGGTTGATCACGATCTTCGTCATATCAGGCCCCTTTCAAAACAGGTGTTGGAAACGAACCGATCGACCATTCTGCCGCTGAACATTCTTTCCCGCACACGAAGCACCTTGTCGCCAGCAGCGCGGCAGGTGCGGATCAGCTCGGCTGTGTGGCGGCGGTTGTCCATTCCGAGCTGCAGGATCTGCTGATACTCCTTGCTGAAGTACGACACGAAGAACCGGACGGAACAGCGATACGGTCCCATGGCCTTTCAGGCTCCTCCATAACGGCAGCCCGCGCTGCCTCGAGATCGAACACCAGCCGCGTGACCTCCGAAACGCTCAGAGTCACGCCCTCCTCGCGCCGCGCGTGCGGCGCAAAGATATCTATCCAGTCCTCAAGTCCCGTCATTTGCAGTCTCCTGGGTTTCACGGAACTGGCGGAACTTCTCCCAGCACACCCGGTCGTGGGCAGCCGCAATGCTTAGATGGTGCTCGGCCTGCTCGAGCAAGCTGCGGGCGATATAGAAATGCTGGAAGGCCGTGTCGGCTTCCAGGCCCCAGGCTGGATCTGGGACAACATCACTGCTCGGGTTGAAGAGCATGTCCCAGCGCAGCTTTGACACGGCCCGCTTGACATCGTGAATCGACTCGCACTTTCGCTGCTCCGCGGGCAGCTCGCCGACGTTGCGGCAGAAGATGGCCGCCACGACAGCTCGCATGCCCTGATCTTCTTGCCAGCCGTCACGACCGAGGCTATCCACCACAAGGCTTTGCGGCATCGACCAGTACTGGCTGCCTTCGCTGCTGTAGCGGGCGACCAGGCTCTTGCCGCACTGGTACACGTCGTGGTCATAGAAATGACCGAGAAACGTGCAGTTTTCGCAGTCGTGCTCGAACTTGGGTTTCATGGTTCCTCCAGGAAAAGAAAAGGGCGGGCGCCACCGAGTTCCCCAGTAGCGCCCGCCCCGAAAACCGGGCCTTGATGCACGTCAGCCTTGCGGCGAGCGGTGCGCCCGGTGTGTTGACCTCAGTCTATCAGCGCCAGCTGCGGACGCGGTACCACCGGCCGTCCGAACCCTGCGCCGAGGCATCGCCCGTCAGGCGCATGCCCGAGCCCGGCGTGCAGGTGTTGCAGTTGGGCGAGCTGCCCATCCCAACACCCTCGAACCGGCCGATGCACGAACCGACGTGCCCGCAGAACCGGCGGGAGGCCATGATGTTGGCCTCCTGCTGGCAGCGGGCCTGGTCGCTGCCCTCGCTGTCCACGACGTAGCTCGGCGTGGGCTGGCTGTACGTCACGTTCGTACGACGCGGAGCCGCCTCGGCGATTCCCACACCGAGGCCGACGAGCACGAGAGCAAAAACAATGCGAACCATTGGAATCCTCCTTGAGACCAGGAAACGAACCAGCACGACCAGCTGCCATAGCCCCTCACCCATCGGTTTGGACCCGTAGAGTGGCTGAAAAGAGGCGGGTTGACTGGTCGCGCACAGGGGGCAGTCGGGGAACGAACCCGAGCTGGCAGGTTGGGTACTGCCAGGCGCTGCGTTGCGCTCTGCCCGTAAAACTATTTCACTGGCCAGCCCTGACTGATCAACCGGGTGTTGTTGAAAACCTCGACTGTGTCGCCAGGCCGCACCGTGGTCGACATGTCTTCGACCTTTTTGAAGTTGACCTCAACCTGCCCCGTGGCGATCAGACGTCGCGCCTGGGACTTGTCGATGTTCTTCACCCGAGCGATCTCGTCAACGAGCCAGCGCTCATCGCCCGGCAACCAAAGCGCGCGCGTCACCGTCGGGTTGTAAGACGCAAGCACCGCCGCGGCACGCTCGGCAGCGGCCTTGGCCATGTCCTGGGGATCGTAGCCCCAGCCCGGAAATTGCTCGCGGTCGCATTCGAGCTCGACCGTGATCTTGACCCGCTGCCGCGCGGGAATCTGCGTCTCCTCCACAGGAAATCTCCTTTTCTAGGTGTGTTAGCTCTGCGCCTTGTACGCGGCCCAGGGCTCCGGATAAAGCTGAAGAAAGGCCTCCGCTCGCTCGAGCCGGGTCAACAATTCCACCCGGATCTCGCCCAGGTTGCGGGCAATATTGATCATGTTTTCCGCGTTCTGCAGAAAAACATTGAGGTCGTCGATCTCATGGGCCGCGATCTCAACCCGCGTCTCGCCGACGTAGTGTTTCGGCAGCGCCTGCATGAGACGCGACACGGCGTACTTGCACCGCGCAAGTTGGTCGTCAATCATTGCCATCTTCATCAACCTCCATAGGCTGGGTCAGGACGTCCGCCACGAGCGCGGCGCTAAACATCCCGACCAGGGCACCCACCAGAGTCCACGCGTCTGTCTCGGCCGACACGTATCCGAACACCCCGCCGAAGAGCCCGGCGGAGGAAACAATTGCATGCTTAACGAACAACATTGACGCCTCCTTGCGCAAGTTGAGAGTTCTGCCGCCACACCAGCCACTGTCCCTGCTCGTACTTCCACCACTCGCCGTTGCGGAAGACAACGTTTGACTGCCCAACCTCTGGCGGCGTGGGCGCGAGCACGGGCTTCATCACCGTTTGGACCTGCCTGCTTTGCCACTGCTGCATGCCCCGGTCCGCAATCGGGATCAACGCTGTCAGAAACGACAAAATCACCAGCACGACATTCATGATGTCCCCCTCCGTGGAAAGATATCTAACCCAGCCATCGCGACGAAACGACGAGTTTCGCCCATAAAAAAACCCGCGAGCATCCAAGCCCGCGGGTTTATTTGTTTTGAAGAACGACAGACGGCGTCACTGCCGCGTATCGTGCCACTCATGCACAGTGACAGGCGCAGAACCGCCATAGCGACTCTCGCTCCAGGTCTTGCGAACCGTCTCGGCAGCCTGCGCGATCTCCTCGACGGTTGGGTCGACCTCGGTCGAGTTTGGTTTCACGTTCTCCGGCTTTTTCCGAAAGCAGCGCTGGCGGTTTTTTGCCTTGCGCCATTCCTTTGGTCCGCAGCAGCTTTCCAGCACGCGCGGCACGTCCCAGAGAAGCGCGCGCGCCGCGTCCTCGGCGCTCACGTCATGCGAGTAGAGATACTCGCACCAGCGCTCCTTGGTGAGCTCCGGCAGGAGCTTCTTGGACGTCGCCATGTTGGCCAGGTCGACTTCGCGAAGATACTCGCGGTTGAAGAGCCAGTCCACGATTTCGTAGACAGCGTGCCGAGGCAGTTTGACCTGCTCGGCGACCAAGCGAGTGCAGTATGAAGCGTTGTAATAATCCACAACGTCGCACGCCTTGGCATAGGACAAGACTTTCATGTCACCTCCTGTTTGCCGCGCAATAGCATACGCAGCAGATAATATGCCCGAAAAACGCGCGCAGTTTAGCCCTGCGTCAGGCGTTCGTGGTCTTGATGGGAATCGTGACGTTCTGCAGCACGGGACCCATCGGCGCCCGGAAGGGCACGTTGGCGTTTTCGTCCCTGGTGATGGGCAGGGTGTACCAGCCCTCCTCGTGCAGGTCATCGATCTGGCGAAACGCCACGTCATACTGCACGCCGCAACTTTGCAGGCTGTACTTTGCCCGCGCTGCCTCGGCGATCTTTTTACGATTGAGTTTTCCAGCTGCCTGAATGGCGCCAAGCCACTGCTTGAGCACGTGGCAGCGGTAGCCGTTGAAACCCTGCTGGACTGTCTCGGTGAAGGCGCCAAAGTCTCGCGCGATTAGAGGCGTCCCGCAGAGCAACCCCTCAACGCCCGAGCCGCCGAAAGGCTCAACAAACTCCGTGGGCATGAGCTGGCAGTAGGCATTGCGAATAAAGTCGCTTCGCTCGCGGCCCTTGAGCGGGCCGACGTACTCCAGATTGGGATGTTGCCAGGCGGACATGTCGCCCTGCCCGGCGACCTTCACGGGGATATCCACGCGCTTGGCAATCTCCAAGATCGTGTCCAGGCCCTTGGCGCTACCGATGCGCCCCATGAAGGCGATGTACTTGCCCGGCTCGAAACTGGGCTGCCAGTCGTCCAGGTCGAAGTAATTGGGGATGACCCACTCGTAGTTGTTGCCCCAGCGGTTCTCCTTGCCCTGGTGGTAGTGCATCCAGGCGTAACTCTCGAAGATCTTCATCGCACCGGGAAGAAGCGTGTTGTAGCCGATCCCCGTCTCGACGTGGACGTTGCCCTGGAACGCGGCGACCACGCTGGCATGGGCGTGGCCGAACGGATGGCAGATGATGTCGCGGCGCTGCACGCGTTCCTTGAGGGCCGGAAGCAGCTTGGCCTCGAAGGCCTTGTGCCAGGGGCTCTGCAGCTGCGCCGTGTCGCCGTGAAACTTGGTGCCGCCGTGCTTGTCGCCGAGCAGCTGGTCATACTCGTCGCGCGAGAGCATGGCCACCTTCTCGCGGGCTTCGCTCTGGCTTCCCTCGTTGGCGTACTCGACGACGTTGTAGCCCTGAGCCTGGAGCATCTTCGCGAAGCGCAGGGCCTTGCCCGTGAATGCGCAGTGCGAGAAGTCCAGGTTGTGGATCGTGTGGAAGATCCCGATCAGGTGGAGCGTGGGCTTGGACATGCTTTACTCCGAGAACGGCAACGGCAGCTGGTTGAGCTTCTGCATGCGCGGATTGGGCGGTGTCGAGAGCGTTACGGTGGCCGCGAGCAGCTGGGTGATCAGGGCGTTGCGCTGTTTCTCGGTTCCGGCGGGCACGTGGAGCGCATATGCGTTCTGCGGGCCAAAGCGCAGCGTGAGCTGGTCGTGCGTGGCGCTGACGTCCGGCGCCGGGGCGGGCTCAGGCTTTCGCACCAGGGTTACGATCAGCTGCGCCAGCTGCACAAGTTCAGCGCTCGCCCACTGGAAGTTGTTCACGCCGGTTTTTGCGACCTGGAGCATCTGCGTGAAAGCCGCCGCCACGGCGCCGACGTCGAGGTTCATTTCTTCGCGCGGCAGGTTGTTCTTCTTGCAGCAGTTAGGCTTGTTGCAGCTCATGGTTCGGGCTCGTTGAGGGGCAGAATCCGACGGCGTCCCGGATTATGAGGCGGAGGTATCGGAGGCGCAATGGGCGCGACTGGGGGTGCGGCAGACTGCTGATCCCGGGATTGCGAAAGCCCCTGATAGTAGTTAGCGGGCACCGCCAAGGTGAGCGCGCCGACTGGAATGGCTGGCTGGATCGGGCCCGTGATGGTCGTGGCGTTGACCCGTACTTCGGGCGGCAGCGTGATGGTTGGCTGAGTATGGCGCTGTGCGGCGTAGACAGCATCAGTGCGCCGCCACTGGGCCTCAAGCTCCAGCTGATGCCGTTTCCAGTACTCTCTACGGCGTTCTCGTTCGCGCTGGTCGAGGTGCTCCTGGATGATCTGCCGACAGGCGTAGGTCGCCAGCCCAATGGCGATCGTGAAGCCGCAGATCCCGGCGATGACGTGCTCAGCCGCCATGGTCCTTCTCGTGCGCCTTGGCGAAGCAGATCGCGCACGCAGGCTGGTATTTCTCCTCGGCGCCTAGCTCGACCGACGGGCCTTCCCGGGTTGGTTTACCGTCGACGAACTTGAGGTTGAAGATCGCCTTGCGGCTGCAGTAGGCGCAAGTGGTCTTGACCTCCTCGATTGTGTCGGCCAGCTCCAGCAGCCTGGCAGCCGCTGGGAAGAGCTTCGTCTTGAAGTCGGTCCGCAGGCCGTAGCAGATCACCGGCACGCCCGGGTTGCGATGGGCGATGTAGGCCAGCTGCTCGATGATGAAAAGCGGCAGGAACTGCGCTTCATCGACCAGGACGCAAGCCACGCCGAGAAGCTGGTCGTAGGTGATCACCGTGTTCTGAGCGCAAACGACGTCGGCCTTCTCGCGCAGGCCTGCCCGGGCCGTGATGAACTCCTGACCCCAGCGGGTGTCGAGCTCTGGTTTGACCAGCAGCGCCCGCTTGCCCTGCTGACGGTAGTTGTGCGCCACAGCCAGGAGGTTGAGCGTCTTGGCGGAGTTGACGGTGCCGTAGCGGAAGTAGAGCTTGGCCATCAGAAAAACTCGCGGCGAGAAAACCTGGGGAGGTGGCCGTAGTAACAACCCAGGCCGCGAATCTGGCGGCGCGCGCGGCCGGAGATTCGAATCAGGTAATCCTGCCGATGGCGCATCGAGTGCTTTCGGCGCCGAAAAGCAGAAGCCCAGCTGGGCCGGAAGTACCAGCGCAGCCAGAAGGCCAGGAAACCAGTGAGAAAACCGGACAAGAACAGCCCGGCAGAAGAAAGCGTCAGCACAGGTTAGCTCCCGGAGACAACGAGATGCCGCATTATCTCCGGGACCGCGCGGTCGTCAAGCTATCGAACGGCGCCGTCGCCGTCGTCGTCGAGCTCGTAGTGCGACGGCTTCGAGCCAGGGCGGGCCTTGCGGCCGTTAGCGCCTTCCAGCTCTTCGGCCGCCCGGACGAGCCATTTAGCCACCTTGCGGGCCTCGGTCGGCGAGATGATCGGCGCCAAGTCGCCGAACACCGAAACGCAGATTCCCGTCACGTCGCCCGTCTTGGTGTTCCAGGTTCCCGACTCAAGCAAAATCGTCGGCTGGTCTTGGCCATTGGCCGCCGGAACGTCGTTCCGCAGCTCAAAGATATCTAACTCGTTGGTTACGATCGGCACGGTTACTTTCCCCTGGTCTCAAACTTTTCCAGGTCTTCCAGGAACAGAATCGCGATGGTGCTTGCCTGTTCATAGGCGTCACACATGCCCCGCTGGTATTCGGCGCTCCCCTTTGAGGGGAGGCGGTCAGCCAGGTCGGCTACGGTGGCGAGCCCGGCCATGGCGCGGCTGCGCAGCAGGCGGTATTCCGGCGCGCTGGTGATGAGCGCGGCCTCCTGACAGGAGACAGCGGCCTGCATCTCCGCGGGAGCTTCCACCGATACGCCCAGTGTCTGCAGCAGCTTTGTGCAGCGTGCCACTAGGTTGAAGTCGTGAAAGTTCGCGGCTGCGACATGCTTCTTCGCGAGTCCGTGCAGTAATACGCACAAATCGCGAAGTTCGTCACCGCATTCTGACGTTTTCGGCGCGTTCTTCAAGTGGCGCGCGATCGGGTTTTTCCGGATGCGCGGTTTGCGGTTTACCGCACTGTGACCCTTATGTTTTTCGTCCCGCGCAAAGTCGAAATAGAGCTGATTCTTCATAGGCTTTCTAACCGGCACTATCGACATGTTTGTGCTCCCTATTTAGACAGCGACTGGTGACGATTTGCGGGACTGATACGCGTTGTAGACGAGCTTATGGACCTCGTCGGGAAGCAGCAGGGCGTCGAGCATGAAAAACCGCTCGCAGATCTCTCGCTTGCCGGAGTGATGAATGTACGCCCGGCGTATGCGTGTTCGGGTCTCAGCGTCGATCCGTTCATACCGGTCGCGCCCCTTCCCGATGCGCAAGGCGGAGTTCTCGCTTGGCATGTCCAAGAGGACGCAGATGTCCGGTATCAGGTGGGAGGTCTCCCGGAAGACGTTCAGGATGAACTCCGGGTCGATGCCGTTGAGCTCGCCCTGGTAGACGAGCGTCGAGAGGAGCCACCTATCACAGATTACTGTGAAATTATCGGCGAGCTTCTCCCGGATGTAGTTCGCCAGCTCGGCCCGGGCGGCGCTGAACAGGAGCATCTGGGCCGCATTGCTGATCGGCGCGTCGTTGTGCAGCAGGATCTGCCGGATGGCCGTGCCGATCTGGGTCGTGCCGGGGTCGGCCACCTGCTCGACCTTCGCGCCCTCGCTCTTGAGGCGCTCGTACAACATGCGGGCCTGGGTGGTTTTCCCAGCCCCGTCGATTCCCTCGAACACGACGAACACAGCGGCTCCTTGTTGGAAGTGAATAGATATCTATCGGCCAGTGATGCCAAAGCTGGGCGAGTCGCCCAAGATCCTGCGCGGGTCTTCCCGGTGCATGGCGTTGATGCCGACCGAGGGCGTGTCGGCCGTGATCGGTGCGCTGTCCGTGTCAATCAGCCCGAGCTGCCGCCCGTCGGCCAATCGCAGAGCCAGGCCCGAGGCCTGCATGCCCATGCCCTGAATACCCTGCTTGGCCAGCCAGTCGATCACGAAGGCGCAGAAGTAGTTGATGCTAAACGTCTGCGCAACCGTGTCCGGATGCGCCTTGATGAAGTCTTCACGGATCTCGTCGACGAGTTCGCTTTTTGGCACTGGGCTTCTCCTTCGCGGGTTTCTCTTCGGCGCTGCGCTTGGCAGCGATGCGGGCCGAGGTGCTGGCAAACTGGCGCGCAGCGCGTGCCTCGGCTTTGCACTCTTTTATCAGTTGGCTGGCATCATGCAAGTGATTTCGGGCCGCGTGCGTGTAAAGCCGCAGCTGGTAGAAGCGCGACGCGGCGGTAATAGCCAGCAGGTCCCCATCCAGCTGCATCAGAATCTTACGGGCCCGGGGCACGGCTGTCACGCCTTCCCCCTTGAGCATTTTGAGCACTTCCATCGTGGTGCAGATGATGTCGGCCGTGGCCACGATCTGCGCCTTGACGCCGCTCTGGCTGAGCCGCCCCCGGTATTCCATGTCGCGCTTTGTCTCGACCAGGCGGAAGTCCCGGCTCAGGTCGGCCACTGTGGCGGCGACCTGCACGGTGGTGCGCTCGGCGATCTGCTCAAAGGCGCAGCGGCTGACGTTGATCAGGTCGTGGAGCACGGCGCTGTGCACGATGACTGCCACGCTTTCTTGGGTCTCGTCAGAAATCAGGTCCTTGCGCACGTCGCTGTAGAGCTTAATTGCGATTTTTTCGGCCATGCGCGCCACGGAAAGAGAATGATCCAGCAGTGTCTTTTCGTAAACTGAGGCTTTGTCCTGGTAATGCTCCCGGGCAAAAGCGACGGTTTCCTGAATTGGCAAATCGACGTTCATGGCACCTCCCTGTGCCTGCTCGTTAAAGACCCAGAAGCTTGCGCCACCCGCCCTCGAACGCCTCCTTGCGCGACGGCAGGTTATACGACACTTTCTTCTGCATCAAATTAATGTGGCGCGGTTCGGCAATCAGCTCCTGGAGCGCCGCGGCAAACTTTTCGTAGTTCGGCACCGCGTGCGGAACGCCATTATCATCGTAATCGACCCGTGTTTTGACTAGGGCCGAGTTGACGTCCTGGTAGAGGTAGTCGGTCTGGGGCGAAAGGGCCAGGCTGAGCACGGGCGTTCCTGCGGCCAGGCTGGAAAGCCCGCATAGGCCGTAGTTGTCGCATTCCCCGGGCCAAATCGTCAAATCAGCGTTTGTGTAGAGGTTAAAGCGCCGCACCAGCGCAATGTTGCGCACTAGAGTCACACGACCCTTCACGCGGTCCCCTAGGCGCTGAAAAAATTTGGCGGCTGATGGACCAAACCGGCTTGAATTAACGGCCACCGTGAGGTGCGGCTCTTCCATGCGCTCAATGATGTAACCAAGCATGCCCAGAAATTGGCCTGACGAACATCGGGCGTTCCGGTCAAACCACGGCAGAAACAGCCTAATCTTGCGGGGATTAACCGACTCGGTCTTACGGGTTATTGGCAACCCGGTGTCAAACGGAATCAGCGAGACATGATTGAGCTTGTGCACATCCATGAACAAATCACGGCACTCGCTCAACATGGCAATCACGTGGTCGGCGTGCTTGAGCGCTTTTTTGTAGGGCGGTTGCATCTCCTGCCACATGGGCACCACGATTGTCTTAATACCGCGACGGGCGGCGTAGTCGATCTGCTCGACCCGCGGCACGTGCGTCCAGATCACCGCGCGGCGCTTCTTGACCCAGTCGGTGTATTTGACAACCCCGCGGTGCTTCACCGAGCGGTCGTAGGGAAGCTTGAGCTTGCCGGGCGAGTTGTCCGAATAGATATCAAAGGGCTCGCCAAGTGTGCGCAACAGCGAGACAAGGCGCACCGCAAGGTAAGCCTGGTCGCAGTGTGCGTAGTGGGTGTAGATCCCAACACACATCAGGAGTTACCCAGGAGGCTGACCCTGCCCAAACTGCTGCGCCATCAGCATGGCGCCGCCCTGGGTCTTCGCCTGCTGGCGGATATCGTCGATGATGCTCGACACCAGCGCGTGCGTCGTCGGGTCGGATCGCTTGAGCTTGATTAGCTCCGAATCCTTCTGAGCTTCCGGAAGTTGGAGGATCTGCTGCGCCAGGAGCTGCGCCTGAGCCTGCATGTCCTCGGGGGTGCGCGGAATGTTCGGCGAATTCTGCCGCTGCAGCATGAACTGGTCGACCGGGCTGCCGCCCATGCCAGGGGCCATGCCGGGAGCCGCGCCAGGGGCTGCACCCGCCGTTGCAGGATCGGCGCCAGGCGGCATGCCGGTGGCGCCCGCGCCGGGATTTCCCGCGCCCTGCAGCATCTCGGCCTGCGTGGCCAGGTCTTGCATGCTCTGGGCCTGCTCCATCTCTTTTTGCATGCGAGACTGCGCCTCGGCGTAGATCCGCTCCTCTTCGAGCTGCTGCTTGATCTCTTCCTCGTAGTCCAGGCCCACGCTCTTGAGGCCCGTGGTCTTGGAGACCATCTGGCCCTGCATAAGCTGGAGCTTGGCCATCTGGCGGTTGAGGTCGTCGGCGTGGGTGACCCGCTGCAACTTGATCGAGACCGGCTCCCATGACTGAACGCGTGAGAGGACCTGGCTTAGGTTGCGCAAGAAAATGTTCAGGTTGTGCGGCAGGTGGCTCCAGTTGGCCTCAAACAGGCGCAGGGCCGCCGGAGCCGCCTGGAAGCTGAGCGTGCCGTTCATGAGCTCCACCGGCATGCCGATGCACTGCATGAGCGTGTCCATCGCCTGCTGGATAAGGTCCTTGGGGGCGAGCTGGCTGGCATCGCCGCCCAGGGCCTGGTACTCGACCGGGAAAGGGAGCACGTTCCAACGGGCCGGGTCGACGCGGCGTGCACGGAGCATCGCCTGGACGCGCGAGGCGAAGCTGGAGAGGTTGATTGTGTGAACCGGGTCGCCGGAAGCTGGGTCGCCGCTACGCTGCCCGGGCGTGATCACGCGAAAAGGCACGACGTAATCCAGCGCGATGGCCTCGTTGTAGCGCTGGAGAATCTGGAAGTACCAGGCCTGACGGAAATTCACAAGAATCCGTGAAATGCCCCAACCCCGGTTGCGCATGCCAGCCAGCGCATACTCGTGGAGATGGAACACGACGTCCTTGTCGAACATCAGGTTCTTGCCGTCCTTGATCGCCTGGATCACCTCCCAGCTTGCATGCTCCAGGTGGTGCAGGTGCCCGGCCTTGATCAGGTTCCGGTAGT